ATACAACTATCCGCTGGAAATACCAGTTGTATTACTAGACGATCCAACGGAGGATCATATTGAGGAGTTCCTCGTCACGCTAGATAAAGCGAAGAAGAGGGAAGAAGCAAGACTGGCGGAAATAAAAGAACAGGAAAATAAGGCTGCTGCCATCAATAACAAAAAGAAACGTTTTGAAACTTACCAAAAGTTGCAGGAAGAATTCTCTAATGATAATTAATGGGAGGGCATCACGGACTCGAACTTGAGCGATGCCGGTTAACAAGGAGAGAGCAATGAGCCAATCAAAAGAGAAAGTGCGCCAGCGATGCCTTGATCTGATGCGGGATATTGAGATGTTCGAGCGCAATGGGGAGTACGGTCACAAGGTGTGGCATAGGGCGAAGGATGCCCTGGGGCGCTCCCTTGCGGCATATCGCCAACTCGGGGCCGCTACGGTGGACATTACGAATCTTGGAGGCACCAAATGACGGATAAACGATTTTCAGAGATGACCTTTCCAGAGCAGTTATCGGCCTATGAATCTGCGCTGTTAGGGGCATCACACCTAAAAGCACAACTCCATGCGTTCGAGGCGCAGGCTATCGAACACGAAACCGATATTGCAGCTTTTCGTCACGATCTTGAGGTTGCAGAACACGAGCGGGAAGAGGCACGCAAAGAGTTGGAAGAGTGGAGACGGGCGCACTCGCAGCCTATCTGCAATCCTCCAGAGGCCACTGGTGAGTACGTGGATGTTATGGGCGAGATGATCGTCCCATTCACCGTTCAGCTTCCCGTTGAGCTTTGCCGCGAACCGATTGCGTGTGACGACCCGGCAATAGAGGCCGCAATGCAGGCCGTCGCTGGGCACATCAGCACGTACATCTGGGGTGAGGACAAAAAGCCTGCCGTCGTCTACTGCGACCTGAACGAGCAAAACGTAGAGATAGAAAGCGACGACAGGAAGCACCTCAAAAAAGATTCAACCCGGTTAACAGACGAAGCGGTTAACACTGAATCGTGCAGTGACGGTGAGTTAGGTGCGAAATGCGATCAGAGTTGAACGGTGAAAAATGCCAGGTTAAAATGAGCTTATGGACACATGTTATCGGCTCCATTCGTATTGATGGACTGCCAAAGATTAATGAAGAGGTATATAATGTAGGTGTGGTCGAAGCTGTTCTAGGACCAATGTCTACTTTTGACGAACCGAACGAGGAGTGCACGTTGCCTATGGGAAGTGAGGGATCTCTTGCCTATCGGGTGATAGAGTACGATACAGGATTACCATGGATCGTCATTCCTATATGGGGAGATCTTCGTGATTTTGGTAAAAAAGAAGATATTAACAGGATTGTTGAATGGTGGCATAAACTGTTAGATACATTTGTTAAAAAACAATTTATGATCAGGGATGTAGTTTTACGTATTGAAGATGAAAATGGTTTCAAGATAGTGCTCAATGGCGATGAAACGGAGTAAGTCATAACAAAAGATGAAAAGTCACTCTTGTTGTATCTGGAAACCTGCGGATTAGTGGATAGTTATCGTGCAATGAATGGGCTTTAAATCATCCCCTATTGCTTGTGTAAAGCCTCCTTGAGCAGGAGCAGTAAAATAATAACAAGGAGTATTCTTTGGCTGTGGAAAACAAATACAATAAACACCCCGAAACCCTCCTCCCATCCTTGAGCGATACACCACCTGATAGTTATTTTCAGGATCTGTAGTAGCAGAACAACTACATAAACTGGATAGGAGGATCAATAAACATAAAATCTTCATCTTTTTCTCCTTTCAACTTCATTATACTAATAATTGACAAAAGCGTGGGGGATGAGTATAATGCAATTATGAGCTACCGAACCAAGTGTGAAGAAGACCTACTGAAAGCAGCCCGCAAATACGCCAGAATGAAACTGTACGGTGCCAGTGTAGCAGATGGCCATGTAATTTTGTGTTGTAGGGAGGAGGAAATGATGCTAAAAAACTCATTGGATAGATTTTCATGGTTTTATCTCTATCTTATCATCCTACTGCTTGTTTCGCCTGCGGCTTTTGCTCAGTCCGAATTGGATCTATCGGCTGGGACAGTGGCTCTCGGCGGGTCTGCAAGCATCACAGGAGTCATCGCTATTCCGGAAGATGGAAACTCGGAATCGGGAGGCATTCTTACCATTTCACCAAGAATTGGTTACTTTCTCCTTGATGGTTTTGCCATTTCTGGTGGGTTTGATATTGCAATTGGTTTGGGGGATCTATATGAGGATTACACGACCAATCTATCCTTCGGATTAAATCTTGACTATTACTTCGATGCTAGTGTACGGCCATACTTGGGAATTGGCTTTGGTATGTCTTTTCTTATCCCGGATGAGGGTGATACACTCAAGACCCTTGACCTGGGATTGCGGATGGGTCTGCTGATTCCTTGCAATCAGCACGTGGCTGTTGATATAGGAGTCAGGGGAATATTCTCTTTTATCCTGAACGATTTTGGTGGAACTCTTGTACAGATACCAGTAGGCTATCTCGGAGTACAAGGATTCTTTTGATAACAATTGTAGGAACTTAATTATGACGAATAAGGAGATCATATAATGAAATACCTGATTAATCAAAGATTCAAGGCCCCCAAGAAACCCCCTGGAGCTTGTCGACTACTTCCCCGGCACCATTGCAAACCAGGTGCCACAAAAACCGCGGCAGAAGCTTTGCTGGGCCTCGGAGTTGCTGGAGGACGAGGGAAACAAGACGTCGTGAGGTTTCATGCCGCCTACCAGCGGTTTTGCGCTACCCTTGTGCCCTTGACCCGAACTTATCAGAAGGCGCTACGAGTCTATCGGAATACTGTCTCGGTCAGTCGCAATACATTGATTGTTCTATAAAATGGAGTCTTGTCAAAATTTCCTATGGAGTTTTTCTAGGTATCCCAAAGGAGGATGTGGAACCCCAGGCTAACTATTTAGGCGAGAAATTACTGGTACACGCGGAACAGCTACTGTTAGCAATGAGCATAGATGAACTTAACGGGAAACTAGAAGCATGACTACTGGAGACTGGTGTTCAGTTAAGGGAGAGTGGGCAGTCATTGGCTCCATGGAAGCTAGATGACTGCGTTGTAGGTTGGCAGAGCGTTGATTCTGGCCAGTCTCCAGTTTTGGTATTAGGAAGGGTACCTGGCTACCAAAAGTAGTGTCTGGATAGCTACAATCGAGTGGGGCTAAAAAATATGGGAAAAATTAAGGCAGTTGGATCTAAACAGCTAAAGTTACTACCAGGTAAAATGACGGTGACTGTTCCAATAACCAAACTTGGCATCTTCTGGGAAAACATAACAAACGCTTTCTTGAAGGAATACGAAAAGGAGAAAGAAAATGAAATCAGAAAAAGAAATTATCTTTGTAACACAGACTGGTGCGACCGGCTGGGTTCTTGACGGTGACAAAGCAAAGGAACTTGAAAAGAGAATTGCAGATCTTACCGGCAAAGAGGTGGTTGTTCTAGGGCCTGGAATGCATGTGGAAATCCTACCCCTGCCTTCCAAAGACTAAACTTTAGTATGTAACATTGTACTGCTAGTGTGACTTCTTCATTAACTTTCTTTTATATCTTTTCTTGAGATTTACTAAGACATACATCATTTCATCTGACGCAATAAGCCACTCTTCCCATATAGTTTGGTCATAAACTTTATCCCATGCAGAATTACGTTCATTGCAAGATTCATAATATGTGGCAATTGGGCAAGGATATTTGATTGGAATGTAGCAACAATCAAACATGGTACACAATGGGCAACTTTCATCGAACCAGCCTTCGCCCAATACCTTAGTCATAATGTACTCACTTACCTCTGACTCTCCATCCTTTATTTCTTCCCTTACCCATTTTCTCATTCGTTTCCAGTGCTCAATGGAAGCTAGGATTGCATTATAAACTTGTCTGGTGGTTGGTTTCCTCATGGTATCTCCTTTCAGTTAAACATTATACTAAGACACTCGAAACAGTCTGTCAAGTTTATCTTTATGGTTGACAAAACCTGCAATGATGCGTACTCTCTTGGTGAGGAGGTTACAAAATGGATGCTTCAGAATTTATTGACAAATCAATACTCGTAGCCACGAAAATTAAAAAGGAATCCTCTTCCAAGGCAGACATCTATTTGCGAATTCGCAGATTTATGCTGGTAAATAAATTCGGATTTGATGCTCGGGATAAATTTACGGAAGCTGTAGACACCGAATTTAATTAAAAACATTCAGAGTCTGTCAAGTTTATCTTTTTTATTAGACTTGGACGCTAGGGTATAATGGTAACATGGAACCTGTTTGGTTGACTAAAAAACAGTTTGACGCACTTGGAGAGTACTCCTGCTCTGTTCCGACTGGTGTGACCATCGGCAAACAGTGGAAATGTAACCGACTTGCTTTTGCGGCCTGTGGTTATGAGGGGGAAGATTGGTATTTGTGTGAGTATATAGAATGTAAAAAACCAGGATACGTAGGTATTAAATATAAAAAGATTCATATGCTCGCCCTCAAAATGAAATGAAGAAATGTCCAGTTAAACTAAAAATAAACATGTGAGATTAACTTGGTAAAAAATTTATTTCCTCATATCAAAACTGACCGGATACTAATCAAAACTATCCGGGAGTTTCTTCGTGCCCTGGCTAAAAGCCCAAATACTGCGATGATGCGGGGGTTGCGATTATTGTTAGCAGATTTCCTGGTCAGTTACGAAATTCCTTACAAAGAAGATATAATTAGTTTTACTGAGTTGCCGCCTACCAGCACGAACTGCCCCGTGTGTGGAAAACCACAGCGAACGTGCCCGAGTGGGGTAGTCTGTGAAAATGGGCATGGTGGTGTAGACCCTCTGTAAAACATATGGAGAAACAATGAAAGCGATTGGTGCTGCGATTGGGTGGTTTATTAGTATATTTGTAATTGCTCGTCTGTTTGGGTATTCCCCAGGAGACGCAGCCGGTTGCGGTGGAATTGGCGCAGGTGTGTCATTTATCGTAGTAATTCTTGCCACGGTACTTTTGGAGTGGGTAAGATCCCGGAAAATAAAACGTAATTTGAAAAAGTTCATGGAGGACGTATGAGTGAACTTACTAGATGTAATTATTGCAGTTTACGAATAATTCGCAAAGAAGCTAAGGAAAAGAAACTGAAAGTTACCCTGTTAGCTGGGTGGCACGGGGGTATAGACGCATACATGCACCCTAAAAATGTTACTAGACAGGAGTTGCAGGCTTGTAGAGAAAAAACATGGGGTGATATCCCAAACAGTGGTCCTGGGAAATACTGGGCTGCTTGGTTTATGGAGATTACTAATCATTGTTGTTGTTGAGAATAAATGCTTAAAAATCTTGTACGGAAGGAGACTAAAAATGTTTATGGCCTTTTCAGAATGTGACCATCCCGCATGCAAGGAAATTACTTATGTAGCAATGGATGCCTTTTTATCCGGCCCAGGAGAAATGGTCCTGGTTAGAGTCAATCGGGGAGAGATTTGTATTCGCAAACGGCAAGGAGAACTGGGCAAATTCAATAAGGGAATAAAGACTGGCAGTGTGGGAATTTTTGCAGATTTGCTCACACGATGTTCTAAACATGCTACTGGCAAACTCCCTGAAAATTGGCTCGATGACAATATTGATGCGCTGCCGGATGGTAACAATGTCAAATAATCGTAGTAGTTCCCCACAGCTTGCCGTAAATGTTAGAATATATAATAATCGGCTGAGAAAATTACGCCTAAGAAAGGGCTGGACTGTAGCTGACTTATGCAGACATCTTTCTGTATCTCAAAGCTTCTATGGATTATTGGAAAAAATGAAGGTGTCTCCAAAAACTAAAAAAGGAAAATGGCGAGGAGCAGTAATAGAGCTTGCACATTTTTGGAAGCTACCCGAAGATTATCTATTTCCCGAGAGCCTGCTAAAGATGTACGGCTACGAAATAGAGTTTGAAGTGCATCCAAATGAGCTTCGAGACATTGGATTGGGCTTGTCACAGTATTCACGGGAGATGTATATGCCAGAAAGCACTTTGTTGCGCAAGGAGCTATGCGAAAAATTGGATAACCTTGTAAGCAAAACGTTATTGAATGAAAAAGAAAACCGCATCTTTAGAATGCGCTTTTTCGAAGGGATGTCTCCGCAAGAGATCGGGAACAGGTTCCACTCGGCTAAAGCAGATATAGAGAAGCGGCTCGATGTGGTAATGAATAAAATGAGGGCAAATTTTGTAAAGATAAAGAGATCTAATGATTCGTATTTTATAAATCTAGAAAGGATGCAATAAATGGGCATGGCAAATCCGGAGCTTATACAAACACCAAAACCACGCTACTCAAATACAATCGTTTGTCAGCATTGTTTTGCTGAGTATGATCCTACCCTAAAATGGATTCGTGGATATTATCCTGCTGGATCAACAGCAAATGATTTTATAAAAACTACTAATATTCCTGAAGGGAAATGTCCTATCTGTCGGAAATAATACTTTACTTATTACTAAACAATCTCTATGATGTCAGCAGGAGGTATGATATGGCCAACCTGTGGATGTTTACTTGGACAGAGTACGAACGTGGTTGGGGGCAACGCCCGGATGGATGCTCACTCCATGCAACCAAGGAAGACGCTCTCCAGTTTGTTAAAGACTATTGGAAGAAGGAACGGGCTTCTGACGGTGGGGTAGTTCCCGATGAGTATTCCAAGCAGGATTCAGACGTTCCAACAGAAATCATTATCGATGCACGCAACAAATTCTACAAGTATGTAATGGCTGCGAAGAAGGAACACAGAAAAGGCATTTTCCTATGGCAAAGGCAATACTATGAGCTTCGGGAAAAAATGGATAAACGTCTTCGTGTTGGGAGATAACCTTAAGGAGGAGCTATTCATGATTAATGCATGGGATATTGAGAAGATAAAAGCAGATAAGATCCAACTTGAAAAAGAAAATGTTAAATTGAAAGACAAATTAGAAAGTACGCAAAAAGCATTGCGCAATCTTGTGAAGAAGCTCGATGAAATAAACGACAACAAGGAATACAGATGTGTTTGGGACCTGGCATTTGCGCATGGGCACAGCTACACGGGACCGCAGTACGATAAGGAGTTGGATGCGGCTCGAAATTTATTGAGGGAAAACAATGAAATTAATTCCAAAGGAAGCTGCTGAAAAAATTTATGATTATCTGATTAAACACGGTGGGGCTTCCTCACATATTATTGATAGCGTTGACGTGGAGAGAGAATCCTTTATTTTCCATGCAGCAGAGAAAGGTATTACTGAATATAGATGTGTTGGAAAATTAGGCTTTGGAGGTAAATTTAGAAACAATGAAGATAGATGGTATGTAACCTGTTACAGGGAAGATGAAACACCAGAAAGAAAAAAGCTTATCGAAAAGATAAATAAGTTTTTGAAAGAATTGAAAGATGCTTACTGAATACGAAAAATTTCGTGAACGTAACCGCGTTGGGGCTACTCCTTTAGGAAATTATATTCTGCGGGCTAAATGTACCAAACTTTTTAGTTTTGCTATCTTGACTGAAGAGGCGATTGAACAATTGAAACCCTTTGCTCCTTTTATTGAAGTTGGAGCAGGTACAGGTTACTGGGCATATGAATTGCAGAAACGAAATGTTGAGATCGTTGCTACGGACAAGATTCATTTTAAATATAGTACGTATAAATTCAAGAAACAATGGACTGAGGTTAAAAAATTGTCTGCAGTGCAGGCAATTAAAAAATATCCGAAACATATTTTAATGTTCATTTGGCCTTGTTATAATGAATCTTGGGCATATGAGGCATTGAAAAAATACAAAGGAAATAAACTTGTTTATTGTGGTGAAGGGCATGGTGGCTGTACTGCAAATGATAACTTTCATGAAGCACTTGAGAAAAAATGGGAACAGTTTGAAGAAATTAGTATACCTCAGTGGTTTGGTATCCACGATTATCTTATGATTTATAAACGAAAGACAAACTGAGGAGAACATAATGTCTGTGGCTATCCAATTTATGCTTTTCTATTGGGCTAATCTTATTTTAGATTATCCTCTTCAGTGTGAATTCCAGAAAAAATATAAAAGCAAATATCACACAGTAATGCTAGTGCACTGCATAATTTGGGGATTCGGCCTTAGTTTGCTTCTTTACCATCTTGGGTTATTTTCCTGGTGGAAGGCGGTCTTCTTGGTGGTTGGACACTTCGCTATGGACACATGGAAGGCCCGAGGATGGTATAAGGGCTGGGATACACAGCAGGTATCAACAGGTTTTAGAATGTCTCAGCACGGAGTTAGCGATGGGACTGCCTATATAATTGACCAATCTTTTCACTTATGCCAGTTAATTCTGGTCTTCTTTGGGTAGGAGGTGCATCATGGGTATATTTAAACTTGGATCGGGTTCTACATACGACCAGCCTAAAGAAGTAATCGAGAAAATTATAGAAAAAACCATTATAGTAAAACCTGGAATGCCCAACCCTATAAAGTTTAGTATAATTGCTCATGAACAAATAGGGAGTTTCTTGGTAATTGATTTGAAATACTCCGGGGTTACTAATTTTGAAGGTAGGAAAGTTCTAGTGTACGAGAATATTACAATCGACGATTTTGAAGCGCAAGAACATGCTGATCCACATTTCTCGAACAACCCAAAATTCCATTCTCCCATAGCCCGTTTTGAACCTACTGGAAGTGGATGGTACAGGGCAAAAAGATTTGCAAAAATGGAGTCTAACAAATGAAAGCTTTATATGCAGGATCCTTCGATCCTATTACAAACGGTCACATGGATATTATCAGCCAAGCTTGCGGTATATTTGATGTAGTAGCAATCGGTATTGCAGTGAACCTAGATAAAAAATGTATGTTTACTGGGATTACTAGAGAACTCTTGGTAGTTGACGCAGTAAAAGATCTAGGATTGGAGATGTCTAAGCAAGTTGAAATTTACCATTACAACGGCATGACCGTGAAATACGCTAAACGGATAGGTGCTAATGTTTTAGTTCGTGGTTTGCGGGCTGTGTCTGACTTTGATTCAGAGTTTCAAATGACACAATTCAATCGTCGGTTGCTCCCTGGATGCAATACAGTTTTTCTGATGCCTGATGAGACGAACTTCTATCTTAGTTCCACTGCTATTAGAGGGATTGCGTTAATGGGAGGGGATGTAACTCCATTCGTTCCAAAGTGTGTAGTGAACCAAATTATGCAGAATTTATTTAAGCCGTAGACGAAAACTGATTGACAAAGTGGTCGTTACTATGGAGAAAAATAATGACTGAATATCATAAAATTCAAACTGTGTATAAACGGGAACCGGAAAAACCAAGGAAAATAATAGAAGGACAATTTTCTCTTCCTGAGTTTGAATATTTGAAAGACTGTAGTTGGGAAGGGACGGAAAAGATCAATGGAATGAACGTTCGTATTGTTTGGCAAGATGGTAAAGTTCTTTTTCAAGGGAAAACAGATAATGCAATGATGCCTCCAAAATTGCTAATACGACTGGCTGAATTATTTCCAGTCGCACATTTCAAACATTTATATTTAGATACTCCAATGTGCTTATATGGAGAAGGGTACGGTACAAAAATTCAGAGTGGTGGAAAATATAAATCTGATGGAGTAGATTTTGTTTTATTTGATATAAAAATTGGTGATTATTGGCTGGAACGAAAGAACATTATGGATATTGCTGGGAGATTAGGAATAGACATTGTTCCTGTTGTTTATCTAGGAAAGCTCTTGGGGGCAATTGAAATGGTCAAATCTGGCTTGACATCTTTATGGGGAGATTTTCCTGCAGAAGGGATGGTTCTACGCCCAACTGTTGAATTATTTTCAAGGAGGGGTGACCGGATTATTACTAAAATTAAACATAAGGATTTTGTAAGATAAAAGTAGAGACTGGTTGACAAACGACCAAACAGGAATTATCTTTCTGGTATGAAAAAGAATGAGCTAAAAACTAAGGAGCCCAGTGAATTTCAAAAATCAATTTTGGATTTACTGTGTAATGGATGGGAACTGGGAATACTGCGGACAGGTGCCTCAGTACGTTGTTGGATGCAGAAGGGGGGTCTAATGGCAGATGGAAAGAGTATAACAGTTCCCTTTTCAACAGTGCAGGCAATGGAAGACCATAAGTTTATAAAAGAAGTACCAAGAAATACAAACGATCAGGGTTGGTTAACAAGATTTGAAATAATTTAATGGAGCACTAATTAAATGGAACAAGCATCTCAAATTAACCCACTATTTTTTCAGTCTGTATAAGTCTTGTTACATTTCTGATGGGACTCGTTATGGGTTATTTAGCTGGTAAAGAAAATGGGCGGATAAAAGAAATAAAAGATAGAATATCCAGGGATATTATTGAATTTATTAGGAGAGGCGCAGTAATACCATCATATTACAATTCTCAGGATATTGAATATGCTCAAAAATACGGAAAAAGGCATGGAGTCTTCTTTATGATAGAAAAGCCAATCAAATTGAACGTTATTCATGGAGGAAAGTCCAATGAATAAAGACGAAATGTGGTCAGTCTTTGTGCAACCACTACTTGGTGGTTGTGGGACGTGTGAGTATGCAGGAAAATTTGGACCATTAGCTGATACTAACGACTGTGATCGAGATGATTATGATGGGGCTAATCCAGTCTGTGTGGATGATTGGTGGAAAGAATCCAAATGTATAAAATGGAAATTAGCTTCCTGTTTAGATGAGGATCCTGAACCTGATAAAAGTAAATATATATCTATCCGGGAAATAACCTGTATGAAGTGCAAAAAAGAAGATCACTGTGAAGTTACTTTTGACTACACAGAGGCAGGTAAGATAAACGCTGCCAATGTTACACGACTACCGGATGGATGGGAATACCGTCCTTACGGTAAAGCAGGGGGAGTAGCACCGTATTGTCTGGAATGCTTGTCAGATAACTTTCCCTAAGTTTGTAAGTATAATGTAACTAATGGTACTTGTAACTAAAGAATCTATGCTAAAGATCATCGATCTTATAGAGAATCCACACCACCAACGGAAGCTTTGAAGGAGATATTTATGGCTAAGAAAAAAATGATAAAGAAACAAAGTTGGGCTACTTTCAGAAACAATGGACTGCTTTGGTGGATCAATAGAACACTACACCTTTTTGGGTGGGCGATTGTATATGAATTTGATAATGGCAAAATAACAGACGTTTATCCTGCTCGTTGCAAATTTCGTGGATTTAATACTGATACGGAATCTAAGAATTTTGTAAAATTATCCAAGTATTTAACTAAAAATGCAGAAAAACTTTTAGAAGAAACGTATGAGTGACCCAAAACAAATAAAAAGAATAGAGGATGCGATACATAATAGAAAATGATGCAGGTCAACTAGTTGAAGCAACGCCACCTGGGGTAGTGTGCCAGATAGATGAAAGATATTTTGACTTGATTAAACAATTACCTGTATTCGATCTACCGGAAGAAAAAAGGGGAAGAGGTAAAATGATGGCTAAGACAATGTACCAGGAAGCTACCGGGGCTGAAGAAACTTGCATGATGTGCCCGCACAGGCTTTGCCCCAATCGTGATCCGGATAGTTTTGAATGTCCTGCAAGAGTAAATGAACGACGTTTAGGTCAAATAATAAAATCTGCCCTGGAAGGACTGACGTCATATCAGCAGGATAGTTCAGACATACTACAAATTTTATCAGAAGCCGAAATAGAATAAGATGCCGACTAATTACATTACGATAAATTGCCCAAAATGTGATGAGTCTCAAATAATAGTATTTAATTCAAACGAGATAAGTTGCGTAGTAAGATGTAAAAATAAGGATTGTAACTGTTCCATTGGAGTTTTTAGTTATGTAGTCGGTGATACTTTAGGATATTCAACCAGTACTGTTTTTGATCCTGAAAATGACGAAGAAGAATAAATTACAGTGGAGAAATGGTGTAGAATACGCTGAGAATAAACTCAGTGCATTTGTTAATGGTATAGAATTTGTTTTTGCTGAAGTATCAAAGGATGATGACTTCTGGCAAATTTATTTTTCAGCAAGTCACTCATTGCTTTTTAAAAATACATCGGGTAAATATTTTGAAACTGCGGAAGAAGCTAAATTGAGAGCACAAGAGATTCTAATTAATATTTTCAGTTCATTTTGACTTAGAAAGTGCCTCAAGTGCGATTCGTTCTGCTGAAGTTTGTAAGGTTGTTCCACTAATTATTCGTTGATGTTTTGCAATGGCTTCTAAGGCATCCCAGGCGCTCAGAAGCTCTTTGCATAAGCTCCGAGTAGTCTTTGTCCAATGCGTCGTATCTGTCCATGCTGGAGTCATTTTCGGATCCAGGCTACAATCTTCTAATAAGCAATCTACTTCATCTCTCGTCATAAGGCACTCCTGTTTGTATCTTTATCAAAAACTTTTTGGTGCAGTTTAACGCAAAGGTCATTCAAAAATTTTATATCTGGTTTATGTGGAACAACATATTGTTTTTCTCTATAAATATTTTCTAATTCTTTATCTTCTTCTTCAGCCCAAGAAATTAATTCATCATAGGTCCAAGAACCATTTCTAATTTCTAGTAGTTCAGCAGCGTCTGCTCGTTTTACCATTACATTACCAGTTAGCATAATTTCCTTGCACATTCTGATTAATCTTACAAGATGATAGGCATGTTTCGAGTCGTAACCACATTGTGCTTCCAGGATTGCCCTAGCTGGATTTCTGTTTCTGATCCATTCCTGATATTGTTTCCATTCTGTATGCGCTGCCTTGTATGCTTTTTCCGCTTGCAAGACTTGTATGAAATTATCTGTCATACCCATTCGTTTCATAGCTAAAAGTCGTGCTGTCTTTCCAAGATCCTCGTGGTTTGATTGCAAAGAGGCAATAAAGTCAGCTAAATTTTGTTGAAGGTTAAAGAGTACCGAACGTTCTATATCAAGTTCCTCTAACAACCATTCTCGTGATAGTTTCTCGACCAACTTTTCCGCTGCACCCCTTTGATCTGCCGGAATAGTTGAAAATTCCGGTAGCCCGAATTCCTCTCGGGTTGGCTTATGGTCAATAGGCTTCAATAGCCATTTTCTATGGGATCTTATACGTTTTAACTGTGCATAGGCATAACCACTATATGTAAATCTTACTTTAGCGGACAGAAATGCATATTTATATTTGCGAAGTTCATCTGCAATGTCATCTGAAAACAAAATATTATCTCTATCGGCAAACAAGATGGACATAATGTTTGGATTACAATCTGATGCCAATTTGAAAAACTTATCCAATGCATAAATACTTTGATCTAATATTTCTTCCGGGTTTGTTTTTATCCCATATTTATTTGTATAATACATTACTTCAACATCAAAAGGATAATCCTTTAATTTGTATTGTTCATCATGTTGTTCAAAATGTTTATATGGAGAGAGCAAGTGATCAATAGGAGGAGTAGCAAATCCTTTTAAATCAATGTCACTAGTCTTTATGGCGGTTCCAAATGCGTGGGAACCTGTCACGCAAAGAAAATGGGTTCTTGCTTTAATGTCAAACTCCACTTGTAACCTCCAGACATTTTATACGCATTAAAATTTGCATTGTCAATGATTTTTTGTTGACATTCCATTAGATCATGCATATCTTCACTGTCGGAGGTTTTGCATGCTAAAAAGAGCGATTAAAATAGCTGAAAAAGCACATGCTGGGCAATTTGAAAAAGATGGTGGCCTCTATTTACGCCACCCAATTCGTCTTTTGTACATACTTAGAAATGAAGATGAGTTAATAAAAACTGTTGCAATGCTTCACGACGTTGTTGAAGATTCATCTGTCTCATTAGATGATTTGCAAAAAGAATTAAAATGGATAAAGCTAGTTTCAAAGAGATGATTAAAAACTATTTGCGATTAAAGCTTGAGCATGAAAATAATCGTATAAAAGTATCTCTTATGTTTGACGGAGATTGCATTGACTTTGATTTTATCGATTATTCAGAAATTGTTCATGTAGTTCACAGATTAAATGATGGAAAATATCAATGAATAATCTTTTTGGTGTGCCGGTAGACATAATCCCGCTTGATTTGTTTAAATTTTCTACCGAAAATGCAAAAAGTGTTTCGCAACAGTTATTTGAACAAACTGTTCAATATATTGTGGGTGATACTGGCTTGAGTCCTACAGTATTTATATTTACAAATGTAGCGTGTCTTATTATCGATGTAACTGATTTTATAAGTAGCTCTAAACGCAGAGATGGCCTAAGCTTCATACTCAGAAAAATCGCTAAAGAACAAGATGTTCAAGGAATTGCAATGGCTTCAGCAGCCGTTTTGCGTAAGGCGTCTGCAACTGAAATGCAAACAGGAGAAATAGATGGAAATACCCCAGTAGCTGAATCTGAAAATAAAGAAGAAGCGCTTATCGTGCAATGCGAATGGTATACTGGAGATCAATATATGATTACAGGAGTATTTACAAAGGAAAAAGATGCACATGGAAAAGAATCTTTAGATATTCAAAAACCAGTAGAAACAAACAATTATGAAGGAAGATTTGCTAATCTATTTCCACCCACTCGTAGGGGTGGATATCTAAACTGAAACAACCTGATCTCGGAGTCAAAATGCGAAAAAGTAAAAAGAAAAAAATAAAAGAAAACAGAAGGAACAAAAGACGTGAACGGATTCAAAAAAGGTTAAATAAAAAGAGTTCTGAAAAGAAACATGTTTAAATCGTACAAAGCAACTGCAGTATCTGTTTTTAATGAAGATGTCCAACGTGGAATAGTATTATTAAATAAAAAAGCAGAAACTGCAGGGGTAAAATTAGAAGAACAAGATGTACAGTATACGATTGTAGAAGTAAATAATGACTGGGTTATCATTTTACTGGTATTCGACCTACATTTAGATTTTCCAAAAGAATTTACTATAACAATTACTAAAAAGGATAAAATGTGAAATGGTTGCTGAAGGGGAAAAGTCTCCGGCAGCCTGTAGTCCGGAAGACGATAGCGCTGGGCAGGCACTGGCATAACTTCAGCAACCATTTTTATTGTTAATAGCTAAGTGATTGTTTATAAAGTAATAACTTTAAGTTTACAAACTAAGAAACAATCCCTATAATAGCATAGTAACATAATGCAGGGAGAGATATTATGGGATGGTTTGATGTAGACAGAAAGGGACTAGCAAAATTACTAGAAAAGCGTGGTAAGTCCTTTATAGTTATTGAGCTTATTCAGAACGGCTGGGACAGTCGTGCAAGCTATGTAGATGTTGTCCTGCAGCCTATCTCGGGGAAGCCTCGTGTCTATATTAAAGTTACTGATGATGATCCTGATGGGTTTAAGGATTTGAGTCATGCGTTTACGTTATTTGCTGAAAGTGAAAAGAAGGATGACCCTACTAAACGTGGTAGGTTCAACCTGGGGGAGAAGTTAGTCCTTTCCCTGTGCCATTGGGCTAAAATCGTCAGCACTACCGGCTCATATGAATTCAATGAACAGGACGGATTAGATACGCGCTCGAAATCTAATCATAGGACAGAGAAAGGATCTTACTTTGAAGGTGAGCTTCGTATGACCAGAGAGGAATACAATGAAGTTATACGCAAAATCGATTTGCTTATTCCTCCTGTAACTATAAAAACAACTATAAATGGTACTGAATTAAAAACTAGAAGCTACCTTACTTCTTTTGAGGCAGCACTGCCAACTGAGATTTCCGATGAAGAAGGAAATCTTAAGAAAACAGTTAGGAAAACCGCTGTTTCTATCTATGCGACTAATAATGGTGAACCGGCATCTGTTTATGAGATGGGAATCCCGGTTGTAGAAACATTTGATAAATATCATGTGGACATTGGGCAAAAAATCCCATTGAACTTCAATAGAGATAATATAACGCCAGCATATCTGCGAACTCTCCGAACTTTAGTGTTCAATGCGATGCATGGATTCATTGATAAAGACGAGGCCAATGATACTTGGATCCGGGAGGCAACGTCGGATGAAAGGTGCACTACAGAGGCTATAAAGACCGCTGTGACGTGCCGATTTGGTACAAAGGCTGTTGCGTATGACCCAAGCGATTCAGAAGCAAATAAGCTGGCTGTGTCGAAGGGCTATACAGTTATTTCCGGGCGTTCAATGAACCAGGGTGAATGGAATAATATTCGAAAAGCTCAACAATCCGGGATTAGCTTAGCATTGCCGTCTGGAAGGGTGACTCCAAGTCCAAAACCATTTGATCCCAATGGTAAACCACTAAAAATACTTCCAGAAGAAAAATATACGGATGGAATACGTGAATTTATCAAATATACACAATGGATTTCCAAGGAATTAATTGAAGCTAATATAAATATTACAATTGCCAATGATCGGAGTTGGAATTTTTCTGCAGCCTATGGTGAGAATAGATTAACTGTCAATGTATCTCGTTTAGGATATAAATGGTTCGAAAATGTAGCTTCTATCAAGATGAATGCGTTGCTTATCCATGAATTTGCCCATGAATACTCAGGCGATCATCTTTCGTCTAAATATCATGACGCATTATGCACTCTTGGTGCCCGATTAGCGGAAGTTGCTGCTAATAATCCTTCCAAATGCAAAGTTTGGGAAGTTCCGTATGGCACGCAGTAGAAAAAGATCGAAACCTGTTCCTACAGGTAAAGTAAATAAGTCTACAGACGATATTTTCTGTGGGAATAGACGCTTTGTAGAAGCAGCGGCTATTGGACCAACTTTCTATGGGTATGCACAATCTGCTGTGTGGGAAAACCGCGTTCAAAAGTATGTTCCTAACGAATGGGAAGCGATTGGAAATGTTCAGCGGTGCTATCATGGCACGTCCCAAAATAGTATTGCATGGATCGCTATACAATCGCTTAAGCCAGGAGGAAGGGGCTGGAGTCTTGGGTTATTTGGTAGGGGTATCTATACAGCACCAAACCCAATAAAAGCGTGGGGGCATGCCAGGACTATTTATAGGGACGGTGCTCATTACAAATATTTACTTGAAGGTAGAATTGCACTAGGAAAACCATATTACCCAGAGAAGTCTGGTAGTCAGGAAGATTATTTGAAAATACATGGATTTGACTCCCTAGTTGCCAAGGGTGGAACAGAGATTAAAGGATTGTACAGAGGACATTTAGCTTATGCAGAATATGTAGTGTATAATCCAGTACAGGTTGTAATAGATTTTGTTTATGAGTATAAAGAAGTGAAAAATACGATGAAGTACGTGGCTCAGACAAAGATAAGCTGGTCAATATGTCCATGTAAAGTAGATGGCCACAGATGTAAAAACTCGTATGGGGAAAGTGGGTGTATCGTACATAAAAAGAAGTATGGAATTAGCAAAAATGATTTTGAATACTGTCAATTTTTTGAAAAATGAACCAAAATCAAATAAAAGTATAAATGACATGAAATTTGAAGTATAATAACATTAGGAATTGCAACAGGAGAAATAAATGCCAATCGTTCCAAATAAAGTATTTTTAACTAAGGGAGTTGGAAAACATAGAGAGAAATTGGCATCATTTGAACTAGCTTTGCGCAAAGCAGGGATAGAAAAATACAATATAGTGAATGTTTCAAGCATACTTCCTCCAAACGCAAAGATTATTTCAAGGAAAAAGGGGTTAAACAGCTTAATTACAGGCCAAATACTCCACTGTGTACTCGCTCGTAACTCAGACAATGAGCCAAACAGGCTTATGAGTGCCTCAATTGGGATTGCACTGCCATCAGATAGTAATTCCTATGGATATATTAGTGAGCACCATGGTTTTGGGCAGTCAGAGAAAGTCTCCGGTGACTATGCAGAGGATTTAGCAGCATCTATGCTGGCATCTACACTTGGAATTGACTTTGAGGCCGATGAAGCGTATGATAAAAGAAGAGATATATTCAAAATGAGTAAGAAAATAGTCAGAACTTCCAATATTACTCAATCTTGCTTGTGTAATAAGGATAAACTGTGGACTACGGTGCTTTCTGTAGCCGTTTTAGTTGATTAAAGCATATTTTAAGAGAAAATATGGCAAATCACAAGAGAAAAAGACCAAAAAACCGTAGATCTGGCTGTTTATTGTGCAAATCATGGAAAATAAACGGGTTTAGTCGCTATAAAGATGGATTTGAACGGTATTCTGACCATTTAAGGCGTATTTTCGCTAAAAAAGAGGTAGAATCAGGTAATTTTAAGTCAAAAGATGCATAAAAGAAGGAAAGTTAGGGATATTCTTAGTAAATAACGCTATAAATACCTATATTATGGGTGTTTTTGAGGTAAAAATGGCCAAAAAACCAGTCGGAAAAGCTAAATTAGCACCGAAAACACACGGAAAAATAGCTATTATTGCTAAAGAACTAAACAAACAGATCATGATCGATGGGTTAAGTCAATATACTTTAGATGGAATCATAGAAGCGAAATGGAAAATTGCTGGGATTGCCACTCTTTTGCTTCGTTTGGGTAACAAAATCGCTGCTATGGAATGCGCAAATGATGCAGGCCGACTGGATGCACTACTAAACAGTGATACTACCCGAGCAGAGGTGTGGCAAAACCTAAAAGATGCAGGGATAGAACCGAAACAAGCAGTAATTCCTGATTCTAAGAAATAATTACTTTACTAAATGACCGATAATCCCTACAATGTAAGGTGAGAGGAGCAGGAACATGGGTAGGGTAGCAAAATTAATCTTCGTGTCGGCGGATAATCATAATAAATTCTACGATATGGTTGAAAACCCCGATGGAAGTATTACATCAACCTGGGGACGGGTCGATGTCACCTCTACTGTAACCCATTATCCAGTCGGAAAGAGGAAATGGGAGACACTAATCAAGTCTAAATTGAAGAAGGGCTATGTAGATATGACCGAATTACGTTCGGTGGAAGCTATTAAGTCCGACTTTTCTGTAATTGGAATGCCTGCGGTCGCAGCTATAGTTACGGAACTCCAAGCGTTTGCAAATAAATCTGTGCAGCAGAACTATACTATCAGTTCTGAAGCCGTTACTCCACAAATGGTTGTTGCTGCTCAGGCTGTTATGGATGATCTAGTGCCTCTTTTAGTCGTTGGAAAAGGGACTGAGGTAATCAATGATAAGCTTCTTGAACTTTACCGGGTCATTCCGCGTAAAATGAAGAAGGTTCAGTATCATCTTATCGATGAACAAAACCCCCAGATGAAAGATATGCCTGTTGATTGCATTACTTCCCGAAATTTGGTAGAAGTTCAGCGTTTGATCGCTAATGAACAGGCTACCCTCGATGTTATGGGCGGGCAAGTGAACGTTGCAACTGCTCAGAAGCAGACTAGTGGGCCTAACAAGCAGGCAACTATCCTGGATGCTATGGGATTGGGTATTGAAATCCCTTCGGATGGGGATATTCAGGTCATTAGGAAGTTCCTGGGGCATAATTCTAATCAATATAAGAAAGCTTTTCGGATTATCAATAAGCGAACCCAAGATAAGTTTAATAAAGCTGTGAATAACTCGAAAAATAAAACGATACAAACCTACTGGCATGGTTCCCGCAATGAAAATTGGTGGAACATTATTGATTCTGGGTTGTTGATTCGCCCTTCGAATGTGGTACTGACCGGCTCGATGTTTGGGACAGGCTGCTACGGAGCAGATAAGGCCCAGAAATCAATTGGTTATTGCTCTTTGTCTGGGAGTTATTGGGCACGGGGTAACTCACGGAAAGGATTTTTAGCATTGTTCGATTTTCATGTGGGAAGTCAGCTACACGTAAAGCGACATGAGTCTTGGATGTATTCTCTCGATTATAATAATTTGAGAAAACGAGGAGAATATGATTCCTTGTTTGCTCATGGGGGTGCAGATCTTAGAAATAATGAATTTATCGTTTATAAGCCTGATCAAACGACAATAAAATATTTAGTGGAGATTGGATAAATGACTAAAAAATTATCACCGCCACAAAAATGGCCTGGTGAATATTCTGTGAAAGGCAGTTTTTGGGATTCTGATGGGCGTCGTCTCGATATAGAGACAGACCTTCCGTACAATCTATGGAAAGAATTTATACAAAAAGTGACAGAACATATGCGAACTGGTGAAATAAAATGATTTTATTTTTAGACATCGATGGTGTTTTAGTTAATTACAGTGTAGTTGCAGATCGTGATAAATTTTATGCACCGGCAGTTGCTGCCTTGAATTATTTACATTCTATGCTTCACTGTGCAATTGTGGTTACATCTTGTTGGAGAATCGGGCGAAGTGTGGAGGATTTAGATAGACTTTTCGCACACAATGGAGTTTCTATAAGAGTTATTGACAAAACAGAAGCAACAAAAATAAATGGGTGCCGTGGGCAGGAAATTTTAGATTGGGTTGCACAAAACGTGTACGCCGGGGATTATATAGTTATTGATGATGAAATAGGTGATATAGCATCGTTTATTTCTAACGGTAAAATAATCTATGTGGAAAATGGGCTAATGAAAGATGGGCTTACAAAAGAGCATATCCAAGAGTTTATATCTCGTAGGGAGTATTTAATAACTGAACCAACGAAAAGGAGAAGTAAAATGTGTGCACCACAAGATTTTAGTGCAATCGAAACCGCTGTTGATGAATTGGTGCATCTGCACAAAACATTCACAGGAGAAGATGTACATAAGCGCATTCACAACAAACATATCCGCCGTAATGTAGATTTATCTGGGTGTCTGGAGTCCCCAAAGGGGGTTAGCAGAGAGGTACGGAAGATGTTTAATGCACGACATCCATCATTCGCAACGTATGGATCAACACTGGTACCTCATAACAAGGGGCCAGTCCTTTATTTCTCCCTTCCGCACCATGCCAAGGCTCAGGCAGACAAGATCGCTAAGAAACTTAATTAATTCCTGCTAACTACAATAAAAATAAGTACTTGACAAATCACTGATTCATGCCTACAATATGGGTATGAAGGATCGAACTAAAATAAGAAAAGCACTTAGGAAGAAAGTAGACAGTCGGTTGCATAAACTAAAATTTGTGCTCAACATAAAGTTCATCCTTGAAGAAAAGGGGATCCCATCAAAGGGTAAATCATTTGATTTTCTTGCGGATTATATACTACATGCCCCCTATGGACTTGAGGAATGCTAATGAAAATTTTCAATTCAAATACTCATCGTGCAGAATTATCAGACAATGGCATATTGGAGGTATTTCTTCTAAAGGGTAAAAAGATTCAAGAGACATCTTTTAATGGTAAAAAAGTAAGTACCACGGAACATACGGCGAAACATGGAGCACTTCTCCTGCGCAATCTACTGGCTGCCATGGATACATTACCGTTGATTCGTGCATCATGCGCCAGCAGCCACACATTTAATGTAGATTATGAGGCAGGAATCCAACGGTGGAAGGGGATTAAGTCAACTGCTGAAATTAGAAAAGCATTAGAAAAATGTAACTTTGATAATAAGGACATAAAGTTCATAATAAAGTTTTGTAAGAAGACTTCACATTTATCTTTACCGAGGGTAGGATAATGTCAAAAGAGATTATAGGTAAATGTTTCATATGTAAGAAGGAAATAACAAAGCATGACCTTACGTACATTGAGGAAGGAACAGATATTCCAGCAGCCAGGTATTATGAAGGGTGGCCTGGAGATGGTGTCCTTTGCACAGAACACCCAGGGGTAGATAAACAATTTGAAGAGGCAATTAAAAAACACGGAATCAAATAGCTATGAATGGTAAACTATTATTAAGTTTGTACTTTACGTTTTCGATGCTTGTGGCTATCTATGCATTCAAGCATTTCAGAAAAATGCAATGTAGCATGACGTTCTCCTTATTTGGCTCTTTTACCCTCTTATTTGTTTGGTGGATTCCCGCAGCACGTTGGATCAAACAAAAGTACTCCAATGCCGATAAGAAAACTAAAAAAGAAAATAAGCTATAAAGATACTCAAAAAACAGTACACTCGTTAGATGTATTAAATTCACGGGCGTTGCTGGCTTTGAATAATTATTTAAAATATAAGATAGATGATAAAACTCATGCCAGTATGGAACGGTTATTTAGAGATTACAAGAAATATAAAAAAGAAGTTTATACTGCATTAGTCGAAGCGTTCAGGTTTATTACTAAAGAACAATTTATTCCTGATCCACATGACCCCCCTAATGTAGCTCTTTTGAACGGAAAACCTCCAAGTAAAAAGAGAATAAAAATTACAAAAAGGTATATAAATCAAATAGCTAGAAAGGTATGGAAAAAATAAGTGTTTTTTTACTTGACAAACGAAGAATCAATCACTACAATGGTGACCTATGGCGGTTGCTTTCTTCCTCCCGGTTGATTGCAACTAGTGTCTTCGTTAGAATTGGTTACGCAGTGAAAGGTGGTCTTACATGTCTTCTTTTGAACATCAGAATTCCTGGTATCAAGAGGATTCAATGTAAGCGATCCGCTCACAATGTGTACCACTTGGACAGCGGATCGCATTGCGACCTGCTGTTTGAGTTTTAGGAGGATTTTTGGAAGGTTGGCCGAGCGGATTAAGGCAACGGTCCTGAAAACCGTAGGCGGTAAAACGTCCGAGGGTTCGAATCCCTCACTTTCCTTGAATGGGTCGGTGCCCGAATGGAGAAGGGGCTTGGCTGTAGACCAAGTGCCACTGGCTAAACATTGGTGGTTCGAATCCATCCCGGCCCATAAAATGGAGTAAAGATATGATACGGGAAATTAAAAAATTAAGAGGTGTAGCAGGCACATCGATTGCCTGCATTGGTTATACAATAGCGGTGTCGCCTAGTGGTTTGGCACGCGGCCCTGGACTGCGTTACGTGGGTTCAATTCCTACCGCCGCTGTGTTAGGCTCGTCGTTCAATGGTAGGACATTGGCCTTTGGAGTCAAGAATTGGGGTTCGAGTCCCTGCGAGCCTGTATAAAAGTAATTGAAAATGGGAGAAGACAATTGAAACACAAAAAATTACAATTTGAAGCGTTTGCAGCACCATTAATAAAAGTAGTAAACTATGTTCCACTACCGGGAGAAACCATTTGGGATGTTGTAGAACGGTACAAAAAAACATCTCAACAATTTGTAAAAGATATGGAAAGTTTACAGGAGAATGTAAGGGGCGATAGCTCAGATGGTAGAGCAGCAGACTGAAAATCTGCGAGTCGGCGGTTCAATTCCACCTCGTCCCATAGGAGACAAAGATGATATGGCCTTGGCAAAATAAGGAGAGTGGGAGCAAGTCTCCCAGTATCTTTAGAAGTCCATTTTGGGCCGATGGTGTAACTGGTAGCATCTTAGTCTCCAAAACTAAGGGTGAGCGTTCAAATCGTTCTCGGCCTGTTTTGGCCTGGTAGCTTAGTGGTTTAAGCGTTCGGCTGTTAACCGAATGACAGGTGTTCGATTCACCTCCAGGCCGTAGGAAGGTAAAAATGGAAAAGCTAATTCAAAAGATAAAGGAAGTGACAGGGGTTGCCGATGTAACCTCGCTTTCGAATTATAATCCTGTAGTTCGAGTACTGGCACAAAATTTGGGAGTATCTATTTCTACCATCCTAAGATGGGCTACAGGAAAAACAGAACCGCATAAAGCAATGCTGCCTATTGTTCTCAGGGAACTTGATAATATTAGGACGCTAAAAGAATTGATAAAAGGTGCCCCATGGAATGACCCATTTATTTGTAGACGAATGTTTACTCTAAAGGAAATAGAGGCAACTAAATAACGGCCCCGTCGTCTAAACGGTCAGGACACAGCCCTTTCAAGGCTGCAAAGTAGGGTTCGAACCCCTCCGGGGTCATACGATTGGAGGTAGCTATGGACACTCCCCATCACCATGTTGATTTTCGAGAACCTGAGTGCGCCTAGCTCAAAGGTAGAGCACTGGGCCGTGGCCCCAGTTATGTGAGTTCAATTCTCACGGTGCACCCCATGGGGAATTGGTGTATCGGCTAGCATATTTGGCTGTCTACTAAAAGAGACGGGTTCGACTCCCGTATTCCCCGTATTAATTACTCATTATTATCCGATTTTTTGTTTAGTCCTTTTTCAATTTCGGCTAATTCTGCTTCATCAAATTCATATGAATTTGGGACTAATATCTCGATAGCTCCATCTAGCGCTCTAAAGAATGAATGGCTGGAATTTGACGCTGGGGGCGCGAACCCGGCTTCCTTGAGCACAGATATCATTCTTTCCCAGCCGAAGTCCTGGGAGCCCTGTACGCCCGTCAGAAGGCAATCTAATACGTCCTTGCGAACCTGTGTAGTTCCCTGTTCAGCCAATTTCCAGGCATCCTGTATTTGGCCGGGGCCTGCTGCCTTGAAAATCCTACTTAGTCTTAGTTTATTAGTAATTCCCTGTGCTTTTAGGAATCTGACTTGTTCCTGAGCAAATTTCTTTCGATCTTCTTTAGTAATAGTTTTTATTTCTTTTTTATCAGTCATTTCCATTCTCCTTATCAGATAAGTGATCTCTTCGGATTATATTAATCGTACTTCCCAATTCAATTCCACGACTCCACAAGAACCATGCATATTCTGGTGAATCTGTTCCCTTGCCTGTGAATGATGGGCGGGGGGTAAGAACAAGTAATTTTCCAGGTGGATTTTCTTGCAGCCATGCGGCTCTTTTATTAGATCCTAACCAATTTAATCGTAACAAAAATGCAGCAATGCCTGTACGACATGTTTTGAGATAATCTATAGTTTTAAACACGATCTGATTTGACATAGAAAATGGCGGATTAGATACGAACAATCGTGGCATTAATTTCTTACGAAATAGTTTGTTTAGATTTATCTTCATGAAGTCTTTTGTTAACCATGTGCAGTCCTTCAGAGGATCTTTTATCTTTACAATATCAACAAATAGACAGTTTAAGTCTATAATAGACAGTAGCTTAGCTTTACAGGTAAGTCCAATCCTTCCATCACCTGCCCCAATGTCACAGAGATAAAATGGATTTATATAAATTCCTGTATTTAATATGGTATACAAAGTATTAGCTAGACCGTCAATGCACCATTGTGGCGTTGCATAATAATCCCGTGCGTTTCTCTTTCCCTGTGTTTTGCTCATCGCACTTCCATTAGAATTACAATTTTTCTCTGTTGCATAGTATAATTCACAGTTGCGGCAGTGCCACCTCGACCTGTGTTTAAATAGTAGGCTATCATTTTATCTGAGTTATCAACCATCCAATAGTTCCTGTTGAATAATTTGTTTATAAACGTATCACCAAGATTACTATATCCTTTTATCTTGTCTACGTATACAGTTTTGTCTGCCTTTTCTAATATTTTGAAATAGTCCCGTACAGCTTTTACCGGCCAAGAATTTGGTTGCTCTTTAGCTGGAATTGCTGCTATAAAGGGTATGCCAAGATACACACAAATACGAGCAGCTAATTGATCAAAACCCAATGCCATCCCGGAAATCGTTTTATCAGGCTTTAGTTTAGTAAGAAACAGTATTAGCTGTTTCGCTATTTTCTTTTCTGGATGTTGAAACTTACGATGGCCTGTAAATCCTACAATCATTTTATTATCTTTACCTTGTTTAGCGCTTCACGCCCATATTTTTTGATAAATTCATCAGGATCTAATTGGTTTGGTAGGATAACTCTCCCACCATAAATATGATTTTTTTTCAATATTATCTTGGCCTTTTTTGCTGCTACTTTTCCTGGATTATCACCATCTAACATTATATAAACTTTTTCTGTATAACGTTTTAGCTGTTTAGCTTGATCTTTTGTAAATGCTGTGCCACATAACCCAACGCAATTGTATATCTTATGATTAACAAGACTCAGCACATCGAAATAACCTTCAACTAGAAATGCGTAGCCTAGTTTTTCAATTGATGCCCTAGCACGCCATAACCCATACAGGACTTCACTCTTATTATACAAGACTGATGCTTTTGAATTAATATATTTAGGATTCTGTTTTGTTTCAGGTCCAAGTGTCCGTCCCCCAAACCCTATTAGTCGTCCTGCATGAATTATGGGGATCATGATTCGGTGAGTAAATCGTGGGTACGCATTGTTGTCATAATCAAATACCACTAGCCCAGAATCAGTAGCATCAGTTTTAGTTACATTGTGTTTGTTCAAATATTCAATAAATCCGCTATTGGGGGCGTACCCAATAAAGTATCTTTTTGTAATTGATTGACTTATTCTAGCATATAGATAATCTTGTGCTCTCTTAGAACGATTTAATTGTTCTATGTAATATTTAAGTGCAAGATTGTTTATCTTTTCAATTCTTTTTGTCTTGAGCATTTTTGAACATATCTATTGTTTTTTCATCAATATATGCTTCGTTATTTATACTGATTATAGTAGTGTCCTGCATATCTAAGTCTTCATTATCATCCACCTTTCCCCATATTTTTTGTTCCGCCAGTTCTTTGGCGTCATCAATATTCTGTGCACAAACTGTAATCTGTTTAGTTTTATAAGTTTCTATAGTTTCTACGATTGTATACTTTACAAGTACTTCATATTCTTTTTCATCGGGACTGGCATCCAGATCTGCCCAATATTTCAAACGTTTATTTTTCCTGATTAATTCAGTATTTCCAAATAATTTTTTCATCAGATGCCGCCTAGCAGTTCACATACCTGATATTATTATACTAAGGAATCAAGAAATTTGTGGATCTTTGTTTTTAAATTCTTCCAATAACGCTAGGATTTCAGCTTCAGAAGTAGGTGAGAAATTATGCATATTTACCACTTCCCGGCAAAGACTTTATCTGGTGCAATAATCACCTGTGAAATCAATTCGTATATTGTCAAAGAAGGTGAATCATCATCTTTAAACGCAAATAGTTTTATCCTAACAGGCATGCCGCCAAGATACTCGGTAGAAGGCACCGCAAAAACTTCATCCTCTGCTATAAGTTTACAAAGGTCAGGATGATTACTAGTAGAAATGATTTGAACGTCATCATCAAAAACACCTAGATGACCAGTATTAAATAACGCTTTACTATCAGTCACTTCAATACGAAACGCATCACGTAAATATCTAGTACCTTTTTCGATGCCGCGTTCTCTACGAATCTCACCAATAAAAGCAACAAACTTATTAAAGTTAACTACCATAAACTTACACGGCACCTTGTCATATTCAACATTTGCTCTCAACTCACGAAACACGTCTGGTAACTTCTTTTCTTTGATTTTATAATTAGCACATTTTTTAAGCATGGCCACAAAAGGAGCGTCTTCTTCGTGTACAATACTAAAAATAATATCGTTAATATAATCAACATCCGCCAAGCGCCCAATGTCTATACTGGGTGTTATTTGGCGCTCCGGTGGGTAGCAATACCTTCCTGCGTCTACTCTTACAACATTACCCTGTTCGCCAACCACATATGCTGTTTTGTCAGCATCTTTATCATATCGTACAACCTCACCCGTCTTCACAGTGCGATATGCCAGTATCTTACGGCACAACGCTTGCTGTTCCACCCCCTTAGTAACGTCCTGCAGAAAACCTTGTATAGGCTGAGGCACGACCGTTTTACGCGGTTTAGCCTCTTTATCCGCTATCTTGTTTAGAGCGTTATAGTGCTCTGCCGCCCAATTACTGAATATTTCCTTACTGTTGTTGTCGGAATCCAAAACTGCCATCAATGCTAACGCTACGTCTGCCTTGCACAGTTCACGATCAGGCTGGTTACCACAAAGGTAAGATAACTTTGGCATCATTTTATCAAGGGAATCACTTACTTCTTCGTAAACATTTTTTGTCATTTCAAATCTCCTAAGTTAGTTTTTTTACAGCAATTAGAACAATACCATTTTCCAATTTACAGCTTCTCTTTATACTCTTCGATAGCATCGATTAACATGATTTATCTCCTTTAGTTGAAAGAATAGAATATCTCCTAACAGAGTTAAAAAGGCGCAGGGTCATGCACAGTATAGTCGTCACCGTTCGTATAGGCGCATGACCCTGCTAAATACAGCGTTACGTGCTGTGTCCGTGCATTCACTAGGAGTTCCTTGAATAGGTAATTTCAGTCTTATATCCCCTTGCTCTACCACTGAGCTACCCGTTCGTAAAATGAACGGGATAGGAATTGAACCTACGCACAGGGGGTTGAACCTTTAGCTCGAAAGCTTTGGGTTCGATAACCTATCAAGTACTACCCCAGTTTCTAGCCTAAGTTTATGAGCAATACACTAAGTTTAGCCCTTTCCCGGATGTCAATCCGGGGAACCTACAATACTGGGCTGTCAATGACTGGCCGTAGTGTAGGCGGTAACATCAACGATGACACTAAGCTTAGCTCACTCAATTCACTTAGAATCGTTTCCTCCTAATAGATAATCAAAGAGCTTTTTGCCTGCTTTGCATTGCACTACTTCCGCCTTATTTGCACGTTGCCGAGCTTTCATGCAACCACGAATAAGCTTATCTACCCGCTCCATGATCGCAGACTTCTGTGCAGGGGAGAACGCACCGCTCCAACGGTCGATACTGAACAATCCTACAACTACATGCTCAACTAATTTATCAACCTGTGCTGGGTGATCCTTAGTCGCTTCATAGAGAACGAAAGGCTTGATGGTTTGCTCAGTTTTTTCCTTAGTTTCTGGAAAAGCTGATCTCCAGATGTCATTCCCACGAGTAGGATCTGCCTCCCATTTTACACCAGGCTGTAGGGTAGGAATGTCATCTAAAACTGACCTGACCTTTTTTAAGCGATCTTCCATACCGAGCAGCCAAGTTGCCGGTGCGTTTTCAACGAGTGTTTCTCCATCAACAATCAAATCTGCTTTTGCAGTTTGGTTAGTTGATTCCTTCTGGAGCAGCACATCGAAGTATTTGACACATGCTTTCGACATGTACTTTAACTTTTGAGAAACAGTCGTTACCATTTCCTTGTGAGTTTCTCCAGCTAACTCTTCTGTTTCTCGCTCCGCATCTTTCATCTTTAGTTTACGATGATGTCCTTGAAAATGATCTGCCTTTTTTGAAAACGTATTTGCTGCTTCAGCAATGATCTTTTCAAATTCACCCTTGGTGGACGCATCCACTGCGAGGATCTCATGTAACTCTGCTCTTCGCTTCTGTTTTTCTGTTTCAGACATAATCTTTCTCCATTTCGTTTCGTGGTTACTTGTTAATATTATACTACTAAGAATTATGTTTTCGTCTGCTAATATCTGAAATACGCATTTAATTTTCCTCTTCAATCTTTATGGGACCGGGGAGAATCGAACTCCCGGTACACGGATTAAAAGTCCGTTGCCATACCACTTGGCTACGATCCCGTATTTTTCGTATCGAACCTACTCCAATCCAGCTTCCTTAAATCATCAATATCAAGATATTTAAATGCTTGGCCGCATCCTATGCACCTATCAAATCCCTGCAATTGTCCAAGTTCGCCACGCCCAATCAAAAGTACCCCATCGGCACATACAGGACACTTAGATTTGAATCGAGATTCATCCGACCATCGGGTCAAATCAGCATGTCGTATTTCTTTAATTGGCTTCGTTGAATTATTCGGACGTTCCATCGAGCACCTCTAGTTTTATCTTTTCCTTCTCTTGCATTTCGAATATTAATTGTACTGTTTTTTCATGTTGTTCTTTTGTATCTTTCTCATGCAGGGTTGTTTCTTCCTCTGCAATTTTGTCGAGCATAGCATAGTGATCATTAGTCCAATTGTCAAGTACTTTTTCTTGCCCTGCAGCTAAAACTGCTGCCAAGCCTAATGCAAGATCAGCCTTGCATAAATGACAATCGGGTGGGTGCCCGCAAAGCTTAGAAAATTCGAGCATTACTTTATTTAATAAATTATTTACTTCTTTATGGAGTACGTCTTCAAGCATTAGGATAATCGTTCTTTTAGGGGTCCTGTAAACATTATACTAACCATCTTAATTTCTCCTTATGTATGCAGATGGAGGGATTTGAACCCTCACGCCCTTTCGGGCACCAGATTTTAAGTCTGACGTGTATGCATTCCACCACACCTGCTTATTTCTTGTCTTTTCGTTTCAATGCATTTCTAAGAGACCGCCACGGAATTTTTTGAACTATACTACCTACTTTTTTGTTATAAAAAACTACTGCCAGCCCTTGTGCGTCTTCGTACCACCAGAAGTTTGTATTTATATCGTGAGGTTTTAGCCACAAATCTTTATTAGACATTATTTATACCTTTTCTAAAAAATCATGGACTCAGTAGGATTTGAACCTACAACCTACCCGTTATGAGCGGGCAGCCCTACCGTTGGGCCATGAGTCCGTAGTGAGCATTATACGCATGATTCATTATTTTGACAAGCCTTTTTTTATTAGCACCCTCGGCAGGACTCGAACCTGCATACCTTTCGGCGGAAGCTTAGAAGGCTTCTGGCGTATCCAATTCGCCAACGAGGGTATTATTTGTAAAATCCTGGCAAAGCTGGTCGGTTAGCTAAAAATGCATCAGCATCTTTTTTCCTTCTGCTAACGCTTCATCTATTTCTTTAGTAGTAAGTTCTTTTGCTACACATTTTATACCTCGCACATATATATGATCAGACTCGGATAAAAATAATAATTCATTTGGTTTCATATAATACGTTTCATCTTTTGATCTAACAAAGGTAACCTTTGTCCCCATATAAATATGTGTATCTTCGTATAACGCCTCCCCTAAACTCTCCGGGAAACGTTTTAAAAACTCATCGTGAAGATCATGTCCAACTCTTATTTCTTGTAATAGTAATCTATATTGCTCTACTTGAGATCTGCCAGTTTCAAGTACCTCTGAACTTATTTTTTCAAAATTAAATACATGAGGATTAATGTCTATCGTTTTTTCTTCAGTCATGATTTTATTCCTCCAATTTATATTATTCGAATTTTATTCCTGATTCTTGTATTAAATCCCAAGCTAAATTTGTAACTGGATAATTTCCACCATGGACAACTTGAATAATACCAGTATTTAAAATCATCTTTAGGCAAACTAAGCACGGTGTATGGGTACAATACAAAGTACCTGCAGCAAGTTTATCTCTATCTTCTGCTTGAATCAAGGCGTTTTGCTCAGCGTGTACACCACGGCAATATTCTTGTCTTTCTCCAGACGGAATCTTTTTTTCATTGCGAATACATCCGACATCTAAACAATGCGCTAATCCTTTTGGTGCTCCATTATAACCAGTGGATATAACATGATTGGAACTATCAATAATTATACAACCTACGTTATGGCGCAGACAAGTAGCCCTACGGCTAATGCCTTGTGCAAGAGTCATAAAATAATTGTCTTTATCTGGGCGCATAGCTTTTCTCTTTTTATTTTATTCTATGGGATTCTACAATCGGAGGGATATCCTTAACATCAGGTTCCCAACCTCTTCCGCCGTGCCTACGCCGCGAGCGTAGCACGCTGCCGACCACTGCACCAATAGCAGCTTCAATGGTCTTTTCCGAACACGTCATACCCCTCAAACCATCCATCCCACAATCCCATGAATTCTCACCTTTTCCAGGAAATGGAATTAATTGATTATCTTTGATATCTATACTTGCTCGTATCATTTTTCGTGGAAACCACCGTGGACGTTTCCATGTAGACTCAAATATTTTGGCCTTGGCTGGATAAGTTCCTTCTGGCATAGGTATCTTTACTTCTTGTTCTTCAACGATACGCTCGGTATATTTCCATCTTCCAAGAATAAGATCCAAGAGATTTAAACTCAAACTATGTTGTTCCCAAAATGTTTTACGATTGGACCATTCCCAGCTATTATTCCAAAGCTCTATCCATACAGTCCAATCATGGAAACTTAGATATGTATCACGCCTATCTGTATTGCCAAGTAGATAACTAAAATATTTATTATATTTATATGGCAATGTATAATTTGTATATAATGCTATCGGCGGAAAACAGACGTGAAGTGCAATTTGGTTCTCGTCAGAGGCAAGCGTCATACCAATCCCACATGAACTACTTGTAAGATTCCACTCGTAACCAATACGGAAATCACTTGGATGCTGTAACCAGGCACGCCCCTGTAGCCACATAGAACCGTGTAAACCATGCGCATCATTTAGATTTTGGGAATGCCACCATAATCCAGTTTTGTCTTCTATAATGTCTCTTATTTTTTTCATGCTATATTGCCCCTTTTCTGAGTTTATTAGTATAAAAAAACTTGATTAATCTTAGCTTTTTACACTTTATGCAATATTTGCGTTGCATTCCACTGACATTATACTAAAAGCCCCAGACAGGAATCGAACCGGGAAAAGCTGGCGGCAGGGATCGAACCCGCGACCTGCTGATTACAAATCAGCTACTCTACCAACTGAGTTACGCCAGCATTATTTTCTTCCCAATTATGCCATGTTCCGTCTGGATATTCAATTCCGAATGATGCTTGTCCTTTCATTTTTTCTACTTCTGCGAGTGCCTCTTCTAATGTTTCAAATTCACATTGAGGTTTTTCACCTGGGCCTTGTCCTTGTGTAACCCATACTCTGTACATGCTTATCTCCTATTAACATTATACCGGGAGTCGGATTCGAACCGACAAAATCTGCTTTTTGAGAGCAGCACGTATACCTTTCCGTCACCCCGGCAAAAGACAGCGGAGGGATTTGAACCCATCACATACTGGTTTTGCAGACCAGTGCCTTACCATTTGGCTACACTGTCATAAGCGGGCAACACGAATCGAACGTGCTTAGCAGGGTTGGAGGCCCTGAGCCTATCCAGTCGGCCATACCCGCGTAAAATTCCCGGTGCTCTAACCACTGAGCTACAGGATATATCCCGTATTAATCTTGTTCAATGAACTCTTCGACAGCCGCGAACTGAAGATCGGTTCAAGGGAATTTTACATGTTAGCTAGACTTTGTAAAATTCAGATTAGCCGTGGTGTTACCCTGACCGGATTCGAACCGGCGATCTCCGGGATTCGTAATTTACAATAAACTGCTGCATCCGACAACCCGTTTTGCTCTGGCCGGATTCCGCCACCCGGCTCCATTGCTTCCCTACATGCCTTTCCTTTTGTCGGCAGACGCAGATTGGCTTTGTATGTAGAAGCTCCACAACCGCAACCCAGGCGCTGCCGCGCCTCAGAGCAACCGTGTAGGTTCAGACAAGACCGGGAGGCAGAGACTTGAACTCTGCGTGGCGGACGGGCACTCCGGAGAAACCCGCTATCCCCACTGTCCACTCTGGTGATATCGGCACTCATCCACTCCCGGCATAAAAGTTACTCTACAATGATGGAAAGCTGCCCACAAGCTGCACCTGCATCGATTTCTGCTTGTGTTGCAATGGCAATTGCGTAATCGTAACCAGCCTCATCCAATTGCTCCATAATTTCCGCCATGATAAGCTCCTTTCAGACTAAGTTAACTGCTTCGATTACACTGTCTAATCCATGTGCTTCCGAAACTGTATTAGGATTGATAGGGCTTAGCTTGATGAAGAAATACTTTGGAGGGAAATATTTTTTCAAAATTTCTATGTCAAAATCATCTTTATTTACAAGAGTAAGATTCAATGTTGTCTTCAATTTGCTTTTGGTTCGAATTGCCCCTAACTCTTCTATAGTCATTTTATTGCGAAATGGGATTAATTCATCTCTACGCTGGTCAGAACATGCATGCAATGATATTTGTAATGTTATATTTTCTTGAATCCAGGAAAAATCGGATCCTTTGATTCCAATAGTAGAAACATAATGATGAGTATTTGGGTATATTTTTTCAATCTCTCCGATTGCTTTTCTCACGGAATCAATACATAAAAACGGTTCACCTATTCTAGTGTAATTTATTTTGTGTTCTTTAGCTTTGCTGAATTCTAATGTTGGGTGTTGCTGAAGGACAAATCGAACTTGATCAACAATTTCATCACTTGTAAGATTTCGGTACCTTGGAAGTTGCCCCGTTGCACAAAATTGACATTTCACAGGGCAACCTGACATTACAGAAACACCGATCATCCAACGTTCCGAACGATCCCCAAGCTGATAATTGTCTAGTTTGTTTTGGTGCTTTCCGATGGCATCTTTTGTGTAAAAGGGAAGAAAAGTATCTGTTGTTTCAATTGGGTAGCCATCATCTGTGTGCAGTGCGTAAACAGTGCCATTAGCGAATTTGCATTTTTTGATTTGTTCCATGTGGATATAATACTCATGAATGTAAAGTTTGTAAAGTTAAAATACCATAACTTACTAAACCTTGAAAAAACGGCCTGGTATTCTCTCCTTTAAACTATCCCGTAATTGCCACGGGAGCAGGATTCAAACCTACATCTCCAGGCGTTCGTATTATGGGCTGGACAGGAATTGAACCGTGTGTCAGCTATGCGCATACGCTCGCTCTAGCATTGAGCTACCAACCCAAAAAAATATGTGGTGAGGGGATTGAACTCTTGAATAGTTACTTGACATTACTATCTGTCTGTTATATATATGGCCTCTAGTGGAGTCGAACCACATGGTTTTGCCCACACTCCGGGTAGCAACCGGGACTTATCCCACGACAAGTTTAGCTTCCAAAATAGGGCTTGGCCAGGTTGGAACACCGGATAGAAGGCCGTGGTAACCTTGAACGCCCGGATGCCATTGGTTATCCAACTTACCTGTACCATTCAACCTTACGGTTTAGCCCCAAATAATAATGAGATACCCAGGAAGGGATTCGAACCCCCAAATTGCAGTTCCTAAGACTGCCGCCTATTCCATTCGGCTACCTGGGCAAAACATGGACACGGCCAGATTCGAACTGGCAACCGTAAGCTTGCAGGGCTTCTGCTCTCCCGTTAGAGCTACGTGCCCAAATTCGGGGTGGGCGTTACCAAAACCATCTCTATGGTTGACTACTGTGAGTACCCTCAAGACCTACCCTCTGGCCTATCTTTAATGCGCTGCAATTTAAAACTATTTATTGTCCCTGTTTTTACCAATATGGTAACCATCACAGAATATACATTTGTAAACACTGTAATAGTTCCCATACTTCTTTTGCATATTGTCTGCAGCTCTCCTTGCGGATTCCTTTGATCCATATTCAATTTTATGTTTACCGCTTTTAGTACTTAGATGTGAATTTTTATGAAACATTCCCCAGGCATTTTTTGTTACGAAGAAATTTATGAACGCTCTTTTAATGGGAAGTTGTTCTATAAGACCTAAGATAATATTTTTTAGTTTCATTATATCCTCCAAAAATAAGCCCTAAAAAGATCCAGAATATAGTATTTCCCCAAGCAAGAATTCGCTATACTCCAGAAGCTTCCTAACCGTCTTAGTCCTACCGGGCTTGCGTAGGCGGTTTGGAGCGTGCTCCGAAGACCCGATCAAGCTTTTGGCTGTCAGGGGCCATAGTATGCCCTCCAAGAGTCGTTATTTGGTATCAGCTACCAGAAGATCAATCAGTGTGCTCTTTGTAAGCGATTTCATAGATAAATCAATATCTGCTTTCTCAGGAGTATCTACTATTTTAGCCCCTGCCCATTCTACGAGTGTTTCCAAGTCAAGAAGAGAATCCAGATATTTGTCATAGTAGCTAATCGTGTTCATACTTTTTTCATTGTTTCGGGAAGTGATACTTTTACCAGTCTTGAACTCGAAGGCATGGAATGTTTTGGTACCATCCTTGATTTTCAAAACACCGATAGTCTTCTGGTTGTACTTGCTGTCTATGCTAGAGTCAGCCCAGAATACCATATTATCCTGAGACATTACAGCGCGCCGTTCAATACGCTCGAATCCTTTCTCCTCGGTTACGAACAGAGTGAATGGGACTATTCCTCCATTAATATCAGCGTTATAGTAATTAGCGTTATAGTAATTCAAGTTAAGGAGATAAATCCCATCCTCCGAATCGGCACGAATCAAATGTGCTTCAGTAGCTCCCTTGGGGGCCGCTGTAATATCTCCTGAAAAGAGGCAGCTTGGATCTCTGTAATAACCATCCCAACCGATCTTTCCATCCACTGAGATAATAGAAAGATCCAGATCAACACGGACATCTTCTAGATCTCGCCAAGATACTCCTAGCACTAGTGAATCATCAGTAGAAAAATACGACCCAAATGGTACATCACCCATGAACATCTTGCCTGATGTAGGAACAACCAACCCTGCATCCATAAAGATTTTCTTTCCTTTTACATGGGAAAGGTCTGCGCCCAAACTATCCATTACTACTGATAGTGATCTTTTGACGCTCTTACCAAGTGGATTGATAGTACCGGCAAATGATTTACCATTGCGAATAGAGTACACGATACCAGATGCATCCTGGTTATCATAGAGACGCAGTGCTTGTGCGAGCCGTACCTTTCTGAATATATTTGCTTTAGTAAGGCTCTTATTGAGCTTGGCTGCACTGAATGTGCCGTTGCGCAAATGCTTGGTGACTGAAGCAATGTAATCTTCTGGCATGGGCTGGTGATACTTTACTGCTAGCCGCCGAATACTATTTACTGTCGCTGCTGATTTCTTATTTTTGAATGCCAAGAACAACGGCTTGAACCTGTAGAAAATGGACGCTAAACCCTCAAGCCCAAACTTTTTCTTGTATTCGCTGAACGCATTGATTTTTTTCCCAAGCGCAGAACTATAAGAACTAGAAATAGCTTCAATAGCTTCCTTGTTCTTAATTAGCAGCGTACTTTCAGTTGCACCGTATACTTTCATTCGCAAGTATTCAACTGGGTCTTTGGGAGTAATATCAAGCAAGTTGTACAACCTGACAGCCATCTCCCTATTGCTTGATTTAGCTGGATCAATTTTTAATTTTTGATCCTTAATGACTTTGACCAAATCAGTAAGATCTTGGTCAGATAGGGCAATCCCTGAAGAAATGAGCTTGTGTACCACATCAATCAGTTCATCCCGTGTGATGCCACGCAGAACATAAAAAGTGATGCCGCCTTTCGCTTCTAGCTCCAACTTTTCATTCGGGATGTAAACAGTCTCTTTACTGTAGAAGCCCAATGCTTCAAAGCTGTAGGTTGTAAAATAGTGAATGATCTGCTCTATAACTAGCTGCTCAATAGATGCGTCCCTGACTTTCTTCCATGATTTGTGGAAGGTCTTGTTCATCTGGGAATCTGTAGGAACGAGACTTCGAACCAGTTTAGCAACTTTGGCAGTTCCGTGTGCCTCAATTACAGAATCCTCGACCAGCACGCCCTTGTCCAAGTACTTTGTTGAGAAGGACTTAGTGCGCTTTCCTACAGGCAATGCTTTGAACAGATTCACGTATGCTTTCATAGTGTCCCTCACAAATATAGGCGGGAAGTAATAGAGGCTGGGCTGGCCATTGGCCAGTACCCAGTTTGGCTATTTTAGGAACTTCCTATGCCTATAAAGTTAATATGTGGCGGAAAGTAAGTCTTTTAAAAGTTTTTTAGGAACTTTCTATGCCACACAAGTGTATTGGGCGGAAGGTAATTTTTTCCAATAAAAAGTTTTTAGGAACCTTCTATGCCCAAACTAATATTTTATCTTTCATAATCCTGTGGAAGCAAGTTAATGAGCCCTATGGCCCTAAAAAATCGGGACAAGAGGATTCGAACCTCTGACCTGAGCGCCCCAAACGCCCTGCGCTGCCCAGACTGCGCTATGTCCCGTTATTAAAAACGCCCGGCTCATCCTAGCAGCGTCCCGCTAGTAGACCACGTTTAGCCAGGATAAAATATCCCTTGACCTGGGTAGGTATGCACACCTAACGCAGTCCCAAGTGTTGGGAGAGTAAAATTACACGAGGCACCAAAAAGACGTAATTTGGTAGGTACAAATAAGCGTACTTTCCAGTAAACCTCTATTAATTAGCCGAGAACTTATTTACCTACATCCTCCACGGCTCTTTGCTACTTGGAGGAAAATGATGTGGTTCGCATCGCATCCATCGTTATCAATGGGCGTGGGGCTTTCCACCTACCACATCTTAGCCTCCGGTTACCCAATATAGCCGGTTTACTTACTTGCTCTTGGGGTGCAAGCCCTGGATTCCTCCAGGAACGCTGAAGGAGGTGCGAAGCATCTCCAGCACAAGCCGCAACGCGCCTTGTGCAGCTTTTTCAACCAGGATAGAAGTGGATAAAACCACTCCTAACACAGGATTTTCATCGTTACTGAACTTCACCCGGTTGTCAAAGAACATTGCTACTTATGATTATACTAAGTTGTTTACTCTATATTGCGGGTGCTGGATTTGAACCAGCGACTTTCTGGTTATGAGCCAGACACGCTAACCAGGCTGCGCTAACCCGCATCAATTATCGGCCCGGTTGGACTCGAACCAACGACTTCTCGCTTATCGAGCGAGGGCTCTTCCAAACTGAGCTACGCGCCGAAAGATGTGACCCGTGTTTCTAATGTTACAGCGGGGGGGAAACCATAACGATCAGATTCACGGGTCACTAAACATTTTTCAAAGAACCGATTATGTATTGCCATACTGCAAATAATCAAGAAAATTTGGAAACCAAGCCATGAAGTTACATTTTGTAAAGTCTCCATGGTACTCTTTAATCTTTAGTTTCTCTGTCAATTCTTTCATGCGTAATCCAGTCAAATGTACCAAATACTGAAAAACGGCATCTGTTACTTTCAGCTTTCCTTTTTCATTGATTCCCACATTTTCCAAAAGAATTGGATCACTCAGTAACTTCTTTTTTGCCAATCCTTTTCCACGAACCAAGAATTGCGAATCAGTTGGATTCAGAAATGAAAACCCAACTTTGATTTGCTTGGATTCGGAATCAACTTCACAGCAAGCTGTGATTGCCCCACGCATATCATAAATGAATGTCCCATTTGTCAGGTTATCCTTGGAACGGAATGTCCGATACGTCACATATTTTTCTGCAAACTTGTCCATTAACCCTCTCCATGTGTTTACCACGTTACACGGAGATTATCTGCATTAAATTTAGTTTTGTCAACTATTTTTTTTATGAATTGTTATTTTTTTCGTAAAGCTCTGATTTTACATCATTAATTATAGTATCAATTTTGTCCAGAAGCCCATTAACTGACTTACTGACATACTCATGGTTATTTTTTCCATTGTTTAGATGTAAACTCGGGGAGTATAGAGTGAGGACTATCTTACCATCGGTCATCCACATTAAATGTATAACGGGTTCATCGAATTTACTTCTAGCTATAATTGATGCTTCCTTAGCAAGCGCTCTAAGCTCTTCTATTTTATTTATCATATTTTGTTCAATTCCTTTTCAATCCATCGTTGCGTTTCAGCACCTAAATGCATTTTATGTTTATATTTATCATACCAGGCAAATACGCTAGGATTGCCCTGGGCTTTAGCTGCACCTTTCCAATCTGCTACCATTTCTTTTCTAAATCTGATTGGCATTTCTACTGATTTTATTTTTCCGTTTTCATCAGCTAAAAGCCAATATTGCCAGTGGTGCTTATTTCTCTTTATGTGTTTGAACCATGCTGCATCAAAAGCTTTATCACCTGAATCTACTTTTTTGAAGTATCCAGACTTGCTTTCAATTCTTTTATTATATCCATAAAAGTGACTCGCGTAGGGAAAGAACTCATCTGGAATTAGCTTACTTAAATCATGGGTAATTCCCTGGCGAGGAATACCTAACTTGTAGCACTCTAAAAAGACGTACCACTTATGCTTTATTACGTATGAAGAATACAATTTGAATTTGTTTAGTAATTTAAATGTGCGATACATTCATAATTTCCTGTGTGAGTATGTTTATACCAACTGAATGTAAGCTTCATGTTCTCAAGCCTTTCACCATTGTATTCTAAATCTAAAAAACGCTGTCCTTCATTATCGGCAATTAGGGGATAATCATCAATACCTGTAACTGGTTTTAAGCCATATGTTTCTAGTATTTCTAGGGCGGCATGATATCCCATATGTGCTTGGTGGAATGAAGTGTTTCCATCTAAGCCAGTATTGCTTAATTCTTGATTGATTTGTTGGGCTACTTTTTTGTCTAGTCGTGTTCCCATGTGGGGCATCCCGCGTTGTTGCTGCGTTTGCTCCTGTAATTCCACTAAATTATACTTATTCTGTTCTTTATATTCTGCATATTTAGCTGGATCACTATTTTCTAACGAATCTAGCCACCCCCTACTGCAAAAAGGGCATTGAATTCCTTCACCCTCAATGGGTGCCTTTTGGATTGTCTTACAGGTTGGGCACAGTGTCATATATGCCGCAGCAGTTTTCCCAGGAAATCCATCACTAAATCCGCCCACAGTTCCTCCTGATTCTGTTTCATCTGATTCTGTTTCTTCCGAGTCTGTTTCTTCTGATTCCCCGGTATCTGGTGTGTCCTTTGTATGTTCCTTTGCGGCATCTTCCATTTGTTTGAGACGATCATAGTAGTCATCTATTTCTTTTAGATGTGCCCAAGCTATTTTTGCTGTTTCGATTAAATCATCATTTGTTACATTTGTTTCGGGGTTTTTAGTTCCATGTTCTAGTTCTACATTTAGGCCCATGAGAAATTGTTCTGGATCAAATGGAGAATCTTCCCAGTCAATTCCAATTTCTTCACCAATAGCTTCTGCCATTTCTACATCTAACTCTTCGACCCCCTCCATGCTATCAGCATCTGGTGCATCTTCAGTATCATCTTCTTCTGCGTGATCTGTTGCAAGTTCATAAATTATTTCTTCCAATTCGTCTGATTCCATACCAACTTCATCAGCAAGGGCATGTACATCATCGTCATCTGGATTTGGGTTGCTTTCTAACCATTCAAGTATAAGCTCTTTCATTTCGTTATCAGCAGCATTATACTTCGTTGGGTATGAATCAAACCAATCAATGCCTACAGCCTCCCCCGTTTCCTCTATCTTTTTTCTAAATTTACCTCTTCCTCTTCCTTCTCCGTCACCCTTTCCAGGACCACCCACGGGGCATTCTTCTGTATTCTTATTTCTACGTAGACCGCTCGGACGACCTTTTCCCCTGCCGGTACCATCTTCCAGTGGGCCAATCTTCCTTTTCCGTGGTCGTTGGTGGGGCTCGGTGTCATAATCAGGATTTACGGGAGCGCTATACTGCCCACTCCCTTCTGGGGGTTCTGTTACTAAGCCTACAATTCTATCTATCTTTGTGCTAGCTTCTCCAAATAATGGGAAAGCAGCTAATAGTTCTTCTAGTAATTCATCATCTTCTAGAAATGGGGCAATATCGATCCCATCTAGCACCGTAACAATTTCCCAAATCATGTCATCATCTATTTCTCTCTTTTTCTTTTTTTTCTTATCCTCTTCTGGTTCACCTTCTGTTCCATATTCAGCTAAAGCACCTCCACCGGAAGAATAGGGATCGTCGCCTGGATTTTTACCGGGGGGCTCACCAAAAACACCACCAGTTCCTCCAGTAGAGTCAGCATTAATTTTATCCAATTTTCTAATCAAATTTTTCATGATAGTTACTCCAGAAAGTAAATGTCCTGTTTTTATATCATCTATCTGACCATAAAGAGCAAAGTCGGATTCATAAGCATAGGGATTAGTTTGCGGAGGGGTGCTTACTCCTGTACCTAGTGAAAACCCATCTTTAGCTTCAAATTTCTTGCCACACCCTTCACAGGTTATTTCATCTGATTCATTAGCCGTCATGGGGTTTACGTGCCCACAGTGAGGACATGTGGAGCCATGTACTTGATTGAGCATACCACCTTCGTCAATACGTCCTACATCAATAGAGCTAGGTGCAGCAGGCCCTGTCTGCATTGTAGGAGGTGCTTCTAACGTTTCAGGTGGGCCAGGTTGTCTGTATGGAAGGGCCGCTTGTTTTTTGTCTTTCGTGTCTTTGCAAAAGTCACATTCAGTATTGGTGTTTTTCCACTCCTCGCTAAATTCAGGGTAACCCCAATCTAATCCATATTCATAGGCAAGTGCATTCATACAACGTGAACATGCATTTCCTGCAATTAGAATTGCTTCCGACAATGTAAAATCATTACTATTTGCTAAGGCTAATACTAAATCTTCGGACCAAGAAGAATGCCCACATCCTACATCTCTTGATCCATAAGCATCCCATTCTTTTGGCCAATCTTCATCTATTTTTTTTGTTTGTGTCCCATTACATAATGTGCATTCACGACCTTCAATTCCATCAATCCAGCCATAGGTTGCTTTGATAGCTTCTTCAGGATGCTGGCAGTTTTCTACTTTATCGGATTCCACAAGGTATAGCATATTAAGTGTAAGTTCATTTGGAAATTGTGAAAATTGATAAACGAACTCTTCAGGTGGGTCATCTATCGCACCTTCCAAATCGGGAATGAATTTGTCACCTGCTTCATTTTCATACCAAAGAGTGTGTAAATCTTTTTTATTAATATTTACTGCTTGAATTTTTATGCCCCATTGCATTTTTCCAGCTATATTTAATGTTTTAGCTACATCTTCTACCTCAGATGTATCAATTCCACCTTTAAATAATCTTTTGAGTTTTTTCAACATATCTATGTACCGATATTTTTCGAGGAATTTTTCACGTATATTCCCAGGAGCTTTATGTCTATTGTCCACTGGAGCTTCTTTATAGGACCTTCCACGTTCCTCTTTAATACTGTTATATTCACTTACCATCTTTTGAATGGTAGTATTTAAACTCTTTAGTCTTTCTTCAATCTTTTTTATAAGCTGATCGGAGTTAGATACCTGTCCAACTGCGTCTTCCAGGACTTCTATATCAATTGCCTTCGTTTTTGCGTCTTGTACAAGATTATCAAGTTTTGTCATTATTTCTGTTACTTCAACACGCTCTTTTGTAAACTCTTTATCGGGATCAAATGATTCATCATATCCAAGACCTTCGTGTATTACTTTTTCTTTCTTGATACTATAAACCGGGTCACGATCACTAATCCCTAAAGGGGCTTGGCCTAATTCAGTCTTTTCACCCTCGACTACAATCGTTGCATTGAATGGATGCTTAGTATTGCCCAGTAATACCCCATGTACAGTATCCATGGTTACATCATATAGCTGATCTCCCGTCATTCCTGGATAATATTGGCTGATTATCTTAGGGTCTAACAGGATCCTTGCATCTACATCTGTCTGTGAATTGTACTGGTTTGTAAGTATCGACCCATAAATTAAAACATCTATGATAGATTCCTCTGGGAGATCCAGGTCATCCAGGAATGACCCGACTATATCGGCAATATCATCCTTAATATTTGGTTGTAACGCTAGCTCCTCATCATCTATTTTCCAGATGGATTTATCCAGTTCCCTGCGTGGATAATCAATAATTGATGCTTTTTTTACCATTGCTTTTTCACAATAATTAATAATATTTAATTACTCTTCAAGGTACACCAACTTTAGCAATAAACTTAAATTACTGTTCTAAAAATGGTTCGCAAAAACAGCAGCTAAGTGCTTGCAAATTATGTTATGTAATTCAGGATCACGTATATGTGGGTAGGGAACCCCTTCTGGAAAAAGTGCTGTATCCCGCTGTTCAAGATTGTATTCTGTGCCATACCAACGGAAAAAGGGACAGGAACAATCTATAGATACATCCATATTGACTAATTCAGGAAACTTAGCTAAAACATCTGGCCAAGACTCAGTTCCAACTATAGTTGTTTCCTCTTCTGTCCGTTCTCTTTCTATACGGTCCTCATCGGTTTCCGGCATTAATGGTCCCCATGGCATCCGTGTAGTTACTATAGACTGCCAATCGTTGAATACTATGGTTTGCATCCATGAGTTTCTTGATCCAGCACAGGCTGTTTGAAATTGTAAAAACCCTGCAAGTGCATCAAAATGTACTAAACTAGGAGCACACAGCACAGAGCGATCATCCACCCAACTTGGAGCGCTCATGCGTAAGGTTAAAATGCTGTCTGCAGTAGTTACAATCATACTAATCTCGGAAGCCTTTTGTGGCGTTGTATCCTGGCTGATCTAGTTGTTGCATAAGTTTTTCAGGTAAATATCGCCCCTCAATCTTTTGCTTTAGTTTTTTTGCGTCTGCCTTAGCTGCCTGCATTCCACTGCTGTAACCTAAATCCATATAAAATATACGTTTTACAGCTATTTTTGCCCACGCAAACCCAGCAGTTATTCCTAATTGGCGATCTGCCTGCTTATCATCATTCAAACACTGCGGATACAGTAAGTGTGATGCAAAAGGTGCTTCTCCTCGTTGCAGACAATCAAGCATGCACAAACGTGCATATCTAATATTCTTCGGAAAGTCACCTGATAATGGTGACTCAATAATTACCAGTTGCATTAAATTAATTTCTCCAAATCTTGTAAAGCAGATAATGCATCTGCCATTTTTTGTCGTTTTAGATTTACCATACGATCCCTATAGTCCAAGGCCATTTTTTTGAATATATTAGCATATGTTACATCGCTCAACAGATCGGGGTGTCCTGCATCTAGTAGTTCCGCACTGATATCATGCTTCAATTCACCGGCCAAGTTACTTATTAGTATACTCAGTTCTTTTATTACAGCATCAATAAATGATTCCAGGAACTGTGCTACCATTACTTTTGGTGCACGGAGTATAGATACTTCTTTTATAAATTCTCTTGCTTCCTTATTTAATCTTGATTGTTTTTCCAATAGTTCTAATACAGGAACTCCATCAATTTCATCATCTAAATCTCTGCCCTCTATGGTAAGCGCTATTTTATTTTGGACGGTAAACACTTTATCAGTAAATGTTTGCGCCATTTTGACAAGCTGTTCATATGCTTTTTCTAACGCACCACTAGTCGTTATCTTTACATCAGTACTAATAGGTTCGAGCGCTTTCATTAGCTCAGGATATGCCACATCTTTTTGTCTTGTAGCTAATTTTTGTACTGCTAGTTGAGCATTTTTCAAATGTTTATTAAAATGCCTGCTTATTCTTGTAAAGTCTTCCCCCATGTTGAATGTTTTTCTAATATATTTAAGCATCTGTGCATAGGTCAACTTTTCTTCAAATTTTTGTCTGTGCAATTCTACAATTTGCTCCGGTCTGAGTTGACACAACCTGCAGCGGGGATCTCCATTTGGGCATAGGGCTAATTGGGCATCTGTAAGTGGCGGATAGACTGTCCGGTGTTTTCCGGGTTTTTTCTTAACGATGGTTGATCGCATATCGCTTAGTAGCGTTCTGTGATGAGAAGGCTCCAACCAGTAGGATCGTCTGGAGCGCTGAATAGGGGTTTTTCGATATTTTCTATATGCTGGAATTCCACATTTGGCGTGAACTCATTTTTTAGTTTAGGTCTAGTTGTTTCGATAGAACTTATGATATCATTTAATAAATCCTGTGAAAATACTCGTTTCTTATCTTGATAATATACAATAGATGGTTTTTGAAACTCCCCTTTATGTACAGGAATTGCTAACCCTAATCTAATTCTATGCCCACTAAGAGTATTGAAATTTGCATTTACAACGATAACTCCAACTACCTGCTTGAATGGTTTTCTAAGGTTTTCGAATCCCTTCATATTGCCAACATGCATATAAGGTGTCGATGGAAGATCGAAGTCTAACAGAAATGCATTGGCGAACTCTACTGCTTCTGCCTCAATGTCAGCTAGGCGTGTTGCACGACCGTAAGCACCTCCTACAGGCTCTCCAATAGAGTCATCAATAATGGGTGCCCTGTTACGGTCGTACTGCGCTAGGACTTCTGTAGCTTCTATTCTCATTGTGTGTAATTGCCCTATGCAACCTTCTCTATTAAGAGGATCAGTGCCTTCTTGGTCTTCAGCTATAAATTCATCTACAAAATGTTGATTATCTGTTATAAAATAGCGCCCTTGATCGTCGTAAATATTGTATTTTTGAACTCTATTTGGGCTATCTTTTGGATACGCCCAAAGAGTTTCACCTTTCCATTTTAGCTTAATCGCCATTTTTTATTAATTTTCAAATTCTTCGGGATACATTTCTTTGAGATGTGCCCATGCTTCTTCTTCTGTATCAAAAACTGTATTTTCAGTTCTGTCCATATACCCAGGAGCAGAAAGATATGCACTATATCCTGTCTCTACTTCTATACTGTATATTTCAGAATTTTCACAAAAATCTCGTAAGGAAGTCCCTTCAAGAGATGCTGTTCCATTCACCTCAATTTCATTCTTTAGTTTTTCTATATCTTCTGAACCTACATAATCTGCAGGGATACTCTCACCACCTTGGGGGCCATCAATAGTAATCCAAGTTCCTTCCTCTACCATAGGTTGCATGAATCCTGCTTGTTTAGACCTTTGTGCATTAATCTTATGGCTCGCCACTGTTTCTATCTGATTACTCTTATAGACCATTATTTGAAATGGGTCTAAGACAACTATATATTCTTTTGAGTCTGGATTATAATCAGCAATCGAACCGTATCTTCCTGATTCTTTGCAACGGACGTGCTGCCCAATATCCAAGGCTTCCTTGGCTGCGCTTAATCGATGTACCTCTTCTACATGATCTTCCCATGTGGCTTCGTTGCTGCGTAGCCGTGCCAATTTTCCGTTTTTTGAAACTACGATCAGTGATTTCAGCCATTGAGCAGCTTTTTTATCACCAGAATAGGTACAGGCTTGGATATACTGATCAATGTCAGCCCGTGTAAGAACCCCTGTTGGAGCTTGGTCACAGCGTTGTTTTGCAATTGTCCTCAATCTAGGAGATTGATCTGTAACTAGCTTTTCGAATTCTACGTTAGAAAGAATGGTCATTGGTTCCTACCTCGCTAGATTAAAGAATTTTTACTTATCTATCTGCTGCTAAGACAATCGGACCAATCATATTTCCATGATCTGATATTTTCCATACATTGGGATACCACTGATTTTCTTCCATCCACGATTTTATAGCTAGTTCTGCTTCGTCCTCAGTAGAAAACTCTCCCAAGAACGTTCCACCAGCACTAACACTTGTTCTACTACCCAATGGCCCAGAATCGTTCATAAATATGTCATCATCTTGCGGCTGAAATTCCTCTTCTTCGTTAGCTTCCTCTGACTGGAATTCTTCTTCATCTTCTAAACCTGCTTTTTTTGAATACCAAACCCCATCTTTATCTGCTAACCCTTCTTGTACTAATCTATCTAGGATATGTTCGGCTGTTAATGGTTCTATGCCTGCCTCACGCCCCATATCCCACGCATTTATTGATTCAGCATCAGTCATTTTACTAAGCACTCTTTCTACTCTTTCTTTATGATCGTAAATTGGATCAATCAGATCACTTAAATACTCAACTGCTTTTCTTTTATGTAAACTTGAAGTCAGCAGCTTAGTCGGCTCAATCCAATCAGCCTGTGCTGCAGTATCGGGGTCCAGTAAACCACGCCCAACGATGTAATCTTTGACCCACTCAGCTAAGGTTTCTACTGATTCTGCTTGGTCTTCTAACTCGTCCAAATGAGCTAAAAATGTAGGATCAAGTTTGACTAAGGATAAAGATTGCTCTGCTGGATTAGCTGCTTTTTCAAAAGCTATTCTAAGCTTATGAGGCATTAGCGCTTTTCTGGATGCAGCAATGGGTGCCTCTACAGGTTCTTCTGCTGGGGCCTCATTCATTTCCATGGGGATTTGTGGAGCGCCTGCAGGATTTGTTAATTCCTCTTCAAATTGTGTTGTCTCCGTGACAATATCATTAAGAATATCTTCTTTTTCTGCTTCAATGATTTTAGTCACTTCCTCGGATACTGCAGCAGTTATTTCTGTAATAACCTGTTTGGCTGCATCATTCACAAATGCAATTGCTTGTGCCGGGCTGGAAATTGGCCCCATGTTTGCAGCAAGATTCCTAGTTTGTAATTTTATCCATTTGGACGTATCGGAACTGAACAAATTGGGGAATTGGGAAGCCTTGACCTCAGTCGCATACACTCTTTCACCTATAATCCGTTCTCCCGAGACACGTAGGCTGTTTTCATGTTTCTTTGTAAGTTTATTTTTTCTGTACTGTGAAAGTTCATTATACCAAATGTTCCCGACTGTTTTTTTAACTTGGTCATCGGAATAATCTGGGTTTCCTTCCTGAACTTCCTTTTCCATCTTATTAAACCATGCTTTCGGAGGCCGCCCCGGAGCTTTTACACGAATACTGGCTTGTTTCGGCATAACTTTATCTCCACTGATTGTAACGTTACAGCCAGTTCTGTTTATTTATGAACCATATTCATTTTGTTGATGTCAGCGGGAGCACCTTTTGGGTTTTTGCCATTTGCTGGTCCGCTTTTATTTTTCTTGCGAGTGTCATAGTTCTCTGTCAGGGCTTTCGCAAAGGCAGGATCTCCATAAGCTTCACTATAGTAATCGGTAAGCTTCTTCTTTTCCTTCTCGATGCTATATATCCCTAGTTCCTTTGCAGCGACCATGCGTTTGTTATTACCAATTTGCACAAAGGCATTTCCCATTTCATCGAAACGAAGAATGCGGCCAGGGCCATACGGGGTATTTGCAATGTCGCCTGCTTTGAACCCATCTGCTTTAGCTTCAATTTCTACATCATCATTATTGCGGTATAGAACCAGACCATCATCCCCACGCTTCAATGTCCAAATCTCACGGACATTACCTGAAGCATCCGCTGCGCGTTTGTAAATACCGCTTCCTATAGACTTGAACTCAGGAGGTATCTCACTGATGCTTTTCACGGGAACCATTTCAGTTGAGGGCTGCAGATCAAGAAGAACAAGACCCAAATCTGAATCGACTTCAACCAATCCCCAATCGATTTCATGATTAGGGTAGGATTGAGCAACCAATGTCATCAAGTCCTCTTCAGACGGATGTCCCAATTGCACGTCAAATGGAACAGATGCTCTAAACCGCCCCATTGTGGACCTTGCGTTAGTTGAAAGGGTCAGGTCAGCCCTGTAGCCACGTTTTGCTAATGTAGCCTTTAATCCTGTGATGAATTCGCTTGCTACAGATGACCTGTCTTGGTGTAATCTGTGGCTGATTGCTTGCAATTGTTTCATTCTTGTACGGTTCATTGATTCTCTCCTTGTAAGACAAAGGTACTATACGAGGGGGTTTCCCTGAGTATATCTGATCTACCATGTTTGGAAATAAAAGAAAGAGGATTATACGGCGGCCAATTCGGGAATTTTAATCTTGAACCCAGATAACACGTTAGGGGGATCCACAATTTTTGCAAGCTTTTTAGCATATGTTTCTTTTCGTTTCCCAGTTGCATATTTTGCCATAAACGATACAAAATGTTCACCACAGTATTTATCTATTATCGAATAAAAATATGGGATTGAAATTCCCAATGCCCCACATTGTGCCTTGATATTCCCATATAAGCGCGTCGTCTCTTTCAGAATGTCCAAAATGTCTAGCGTGAAATCGTGTTCCAATGAAATTATTTTTCTCGGCTTCTTTTGAAAACATTCTCTACAGTCCCATAGATATGGCCGAAGCATCCGTTGAATACTAATGTTGTTGATGGGCTTGCCACAAACTACGCAAGTCCGTACTTCCTGGCCTGATTTAATCCATCCTTTTAAAAGAGCATTTTCAAATTGCAGTCTTGCTAGTTCAGACCCAATATGTTTTTCGACAACATCGCTATTACATAGCATAATTTGCCTCAAATTGTTTAACTCACGTTGCCGAAATTATCACTTTTCAGTATATTTCTGGAGTCTTTACGTAATTTATTAATAGCAGTTTCGTATGCTATAACTATTTCATCAACTGTAACTCCTTCTAATACTGCGATTTCTTCAAATGATAATTTAGTTCCAGGTTGATTTTCAAATATATATGCTAAGGCCCAAAAACAATTATTATAGGTAGCTTCATGAATATACCATTCACATGCGGAACAATCACATGGTAATACTGGTAAAGTTTCTCTTCTAAGTGCACATTTGTGTACAAACATAGCCCTAGCCGCATCTGCTAAATCCACAATAGCAATAGTTACAACCACCAGATTGGTATAGTACTTCTCCACAATCAGGACATAGCTCACCCGATATTTCCCCGGAGAGTTGGGGTGTAGTAACTGGAGTTGCGTTTTCCTTGTCCAGGTATTCTGAGAAGCCTTCATAACGGTCTAGATACTCTCGCATTACAATAGCTACGGCATCTGGTACGCTTTTTACAGATCTGCCGCTATCGAAAATTGGGTTAGATTTGTGTCCCGCCAAATGGCCGATAATAGTTTTTGCTGGTATCCAATGTTTTAACGAATGTGAAATTAATCTGCCCTCTGCTTCTACGTGCGTCGTAATTTCTGAGCCTGCCTTGCTAATATGTACAAAAACCTCTCTAAGACCGTAATCGTCCTCATTTATCGTAATATATGCCTTACCCCCAGGAGTATTTATTTTGAATGTAGCTCCAAACAACACTGGCCCACGGAATCTAGGCGCTGTTGATTTTTGTTGTTTAGTAGTTTCCTCGTCAGATTCATTAGAGTCCTTAGTTATTTCCTGCTCTTTAATGAGTACCTCAGTCTTTCTACTACCACTCCTATAAATGGTTGTAGACTTGCATTTGGTTTTATACGCTAATCTGAATATATTGTCAACCTGTTCTCTAGTTGTACTGTTTGGTGCATTGACTGTATTATGGGAGAGTAATCCGTTGACTATATATGAATGCGTATTTTCTACCTCTAGATCATACACAGGTACTCGTGATTTTTCAATTTTTGAAACTTTTACATAGTATTCATCATAAGGATATGTCTGATTAAGCGCCTTAAGAGTTGATTGTTTTGCTATTTTTTGTTTTCTCTGCCAGATACTTCGCATAGCACTATATTTAGGATGGTCCGCAGGTAATTTAAGATAATTTATGGCGTGCCATTTATTTGGAATTTTTACTAATCTATCTTTATCCTGGCGTGTTGATATCTTGTGTGTCTCAATTCCTTTAAAATTAAATATGCGTACATTATATGTATAATAGTTATGCGATTTAACTAATTTTTTACCTAAGTACGGGGCTCTTCCAATAAAATGAGTTAAAGCACATAATTCTCTCGCAAGTTGTTCAGATTTGCCATCGTAAAGTATCAATGCTCCTTGTGCGATATATCCATCAAGAGTTACCCCTTTAGCAAATCCTAATATTTCTGTTTCACTCCCGCGTAAAATTTGTACTGGAATATGCTTATCTGCTGCTCTTTTTCCAATTAAACTTTCTATCCAACGACAAAATACTCTGCTTGTAATAGCATGTATAATTACTCCTGTACGTTTATCTTTAGTTATTTTTGGGGATTGTTTAAATAATTTTTTAGTTAAATCATCAAATAATTTCCCAACCTTTTTATTCTTTTCATAAAGGCCAACTAATCCTGTTGTTTCTTCTGTATGACCATCTGCCGCAAGCATTCCTAAGAATGTTGCTAAATTTTTTGACATATAACGCGGAACAGAAATTTTATTTGCATTTGCATTAAATTTTCCAAGTTTAGGAAGTTTATTTTTTCCTTTTAATTTATTAAAATTTCGACTTATAGTCAATGTATACGCACCAATTTTTAGTTCATTTAGTTTTTTCCACCCATCAACTGTCATTATCTTATGGTTTTCTGTTCCTTCTAAAATTACCCCATTATTTAGTGTAATTTTTATTGTATTTTGTATCCCACCAAAATAAAATGAGTTAACTTTGTGCCAATTTTTATCCTCGCTAAATACTTCTAAATCCTTTAATGGTTTTCCGAAAGTCCTTGGAATATTATTTATACCCAGATTTTCAATTGGTATAATTCCCTTGTTAGTTGGTATTAACGTACCTTTAGCTAGGCACTTGGAGATCCCACTGTCTATATATTTTTGGATCTGGGCTTGAACTAGTACATGTTCTCTAGGGGGGATATCCAACGCTGTAACTGCATAACTAGGTAATTCATTTGGAAATTTTTCCAGTATAAAGTGTTTCATTTGATGTGTTCCATAACTATCTTTTCGGGTAAAACTCCACTGAAATACAGGTTCAATTCCTGGGGACGTTTGATTACATATTATAGAAACTGTTCCCGTTGGTTGCACTGTTAATAATCCTGCGTTCCTTACATTAAATTCTTTTAGCGCATCAGGAACTCCTCGAATTGATCCTAATTGGGTAGATGTATTTCGCGCAGTTTTTTCTATAAAAGAATAAATATTGTCAATTAAACTTAAACTTTCTTTAGATCCATACCTTATTTCCTTGCGTAGCATGAGATCATGCAGCCCCATGGTGCCTAGCCCAATGCGGCGTATCTTTAACGTCTGCTCTTCAATCTCCGGTAGTGGAAAAGAATTTATGTCCAAGGTGTTATCTAAAAATTGAACTCCCAATTTAATAAGAGCTTCTAATCTGTCATAATCAACACGAACTCGTTTATCTCTTTCTGAATAGTACCAGCATACGCCAAGATTGATAGCTGCCAATGAACAAGAATCTTTTTCTACAAGAAATTGTTCACTGCAATTGTGTAGGTAAAACCCATTGCCATCAAACGCATGGATGAGCGGTACTGTTGTATCGTACACGTTCTCTGCTGGAAGTAATTCAATATGTTCAACTGTGGCAATAAACTTCATTTTATTAATATTGCGTTTATAATTGCATACCTTATTAGTCAATAGTTCTCTTTTTTGCGTATGGTAGAATGATATTTTATTAAGAAATATTTCTAAGCCTTCTCCACTAATAATTAATTCAAAAGAGGCTTTTACCGGGTAGGGTGCCAAGTTCCTGTTTGAGTCGGGTAAGTAGTGAATACCTGCCTCTCGTCGTTTATAAATTTTTGAATAGATACCAATCCGTAGGAGCATGCGCTGCACTATACGTAAATCATCTATTGAACTTTGCCCTACTCTTACTGATACACCCTTTTCCTGTGTTCCCTGCACAGATCCATCTGCATCAAAAAATCCTCGCAGGAAACCAACGTGAAAAGCATATGATGTCTTTTCAATTTTTTCAGTAAGATGCTTATTTCCCTGTACAGCACCATAATGCTTAGCTAGCTTATGTAGTGCAGCTAATGTTAACGTATGCTTTTTTGTTTTTTCTGCATAATTAAATCCCTTGAAATCAGATCGCTTATGCAGTGTTTTTACAAATTCTAATACTTTGTCTATCATTTCTTGTGATCCTGCATCATCCCATATTTCTATTTTTCCTACATTGGTTTTTGTTAAGTAGCCATCACCAATTAGTAATCCTAATAAATAACCGTCAGAATACGTGCCAGGGCCTTTCCATACGGGAAGATTTTTATGATGATGCATGCGGACTGTATCACCTGGGTTTAACTCTCCTGCAGGAACCCAGTCCTCATAGTAGTCTGTTAATCGTGTTCCGTTGTAATTATTAGGATCTCTGACATGTCTTTTTCCGATTACTTTTCTAAACAAGTGATTTAATGTAGTTTTTACTTGAAATCCCTCTTTTGTGGTTATTCTTACTAACTGTTTACTCCCTGTTTTAATGAATTTTCTAGCAGGAAAATTTTCACCATCTATCGCTGCAGAAAAATCCTTAGTAAGTAAATCAGCTACTTGTCTTGGCCCCTTAAGGGTCATAATCCAAGTGTCTTTTGGTACACACGGATTTAACCCTAATTTACCGAACTTCCCTTTGAATATATCTTTACGATTAACTTCATCCCAAAAGACAATTCCAGGCTCCCCATTATGCCATGCCTTATCTACAATGATTTCCCAAATATCTTTAACACGATAGTATTCTTCAATATCGATAGGCTGGTTAGCATCATATAACTCAGGAATATCTGTTTCTTTATTTATTATATATTGTGTATTTTTCCATTCACAAATCCAAATATTTTCGGGATGTACCTCGATTGCTTCCATAAAGGTATCGGGAATTAATACCGATATGTTGAAATTTGATAGAACCCCCTCTTCCTCTTTACATTTTATAAATTCAAGTATATCTGGGTGATTAATAACCATGACTGCAATCATTGCGGCACGCCGTACTCCGCCTTGTTGGACCTGCATTCCCGTCTCATTGAATATGCGTAAAAAACTAACTGGCCCGCTCGATACTCCTTTTGAAGTTGTACCTACTGGAGAGCCTTTAGGACGTAGCTCAGAGATATCTAACCCAACTCCACCTCCCATTTTTGCAATTATAGCGGTCTGCTTATTTGTCTCCATGATCCCTTCCAGTGAATCTGGAACCCGCAAAAAGAAACAACTGGAAAGCATTCCAATGGATCGTCCTGCATTTATTAGAGTTGGTGTTGCTGGCATAAACTCCAAATTACACATAGCATCATAATATTTTTTGGTTTCCTCTCCCCAATACTCGCTTGCAATTTCTTTTGCTCCTAGGGCTGCATCAATGGTATATCCTCTGCGTGCAATAACCCGGTTAAATATATCTGTATATGGTTTAAAATAATCACCCAAATTACTCGCAATTGTGCCATCTTTTTGTACAAAGCGATCTATAACGTCAGGAATGGCCGCAACTTTTGCGACTCTCATGAATAGTTGTTCTGGGGTAGTTTCTTCGTCCGTGTAATATTTTGCTGCTAATATTTGTTGAGCCAATTCATTTAGGATTGTCATGTAGTACTCCTAACAGTGGTTATTCCATCTATTCTTTTCAAATCCCAAAAGTAGTCAAATAAACGAGAATCTAGATCTCTATGAGATATTACCTTTATTGAAGTTGCACCCAGTTCCTTAGCGATTTCAATGACTGTATCAAATATTCTATGTATAATTTCCTCGTTTAATGGCCCGAAGACTTCATCCAACCACAACGAGGACACGCCTTTCTGCGATATAGAGTTTGCGGTCTTCCATGTACTTAATAATACTGCTAAACCCACTTCTGTGGCTTGCCCCTCAGAACAAAGTTCAATCGGTATTACTTTATAGCTATCATAGACTAAAATACCTATTTTATCTAATTTTTTCTTTTTGTTAGATCCGGTACGTTGAGAGACGAACTCAGCCTTGTACTCCTCATTGGAGATTTTTTCGAGCACATCTTTAAGATGTACGTTGAGTAATTGCAGAACTAAGTCAATTTTGTACATCTTCATTTTCTTGAAAATAGACAATGCACCAGCAAGGTACTGTGCTTCAACACTCTTCGCATTTACTTGAGTTTTTAGATCTATTACTGCTTTCTCTTTTTCAGCTAAGGCTACATTTATCTTTTCTTGTATTGATCGCCTCTCCTGGGTAACAGCTAATGTGGTTTTTAACTCAGTGCGTGCATTCATTAACTCGTTTAGCTTTTTGTTGCCATGGTCGATAGTATCTTTATATTTCTGGAATTTATTCTTCTCATCGTTGATATTTATTTTCTCCAATTCTACATTCTGAGCTTGTCTTATAGAATCTTTCTTTTCCTCTATAGCTGCTTCTATCGTTTCACATGTTTTTATAAGTTGGATAGTCCTTTTAGCTTTGCTTATTTCCTTATCAATGATCTGCCCTTCTTCCTGCGCCTTTTTTGCATGACTGGTAAACTTTTTTATTACCGCTTCCTTATTTTCCAAAGGAACATTAACTGGGCATCGTTCTGCATTAATGGGGCACAAGTTTGTCATAGCCTTAGCATTTTTTATTTCATTCGTGGCATGCGTAAGCTTGTGTTTTATACTTGCATATTCTTGTTGTAGCTCGTCTAGTGCATCTTCTATTTCGGTAATATCTGAATCTGGTTTGTTGTATCTAGCACGTTCCTCTTTTAATTTCTTTATTTCAATAGACAGCTTACGGGCATGTTGCCGTTGTTCGTCTAGCATACTTACTTTGGTTATTATATTCTGGACTTGCTCTGCCATACGTCTAATTTTAGATATTTTTTTGACCACAGTATCAATTTTATCTTCTAGTATGGGTAAATCTCTTGGATCGACATCCTCCAAGGTGACATCATCTAGTAGGGAATTCTCTAGATTCTCCAGTTCCTGTGCATATCGTTCAGAATCTGCTGCTAAATTTTTCTTTTCCTGTACAGCCTCTTTTAGATCTACATCACAACCCGTAATAAGTTCATCATATTTATTTAAAGAAAATATATCTATAATAGCATGTGCCCGTTCTGCAGGCTTACCTTCTACTAGAAGCTGTGTTTGTCGTTGCCCCAAAAATGCAATCGATCTAAAGTCGTCAGCACTCATTCCCAAAGTCTCTAGAATTATTTTTCGTGTCTCCGGATCAGACTTTCCGCGTAAATCTTTACTATATTTGTAGAAGTATAACCCGTGGTTCGCTCGTCCCCGTATCTCACGTACTGCATATGGGATAGTGTCTAGTGTATACCATAGCGCTATATCGTAGCCCTGCTGCAAAATTTTATTTACGAGATTATCTACGCTTTCCTTACCCCTGAGTGTTTTTCCGAATAATAGGTAAAATATGGCCTCTAATATAGCTGATTTTCCTGATCCGATCTCTCCATGGATTCTAGTTATACCTGGATTGTTGAGTTTGAAAGTTGCCTTATCGTAACTCAGCCATCCGTCTAACGTTAATTTTTGTAATTCTATCATAGATATTTTCTACATGTTTTTCTAAGTTTATCTTTATCTAGTCCATAGTTTTCTTCGTCTAAAACTATATCTATCTCTTGTTGAAGCGATTTTGCTTTTGAAACTTTTTCTATAGATTTACGAATGTGAGCATCTGGAATAGGATCATTCTCCAATTTTATTTCTAAACAATGATCCTTTAGTGTCTCTTGGATGTAACTTCGGTTAAGCGCCCCCCACACTTTTAGTGGTAACTCAAACTTCAACTTCAGAAAATTATTGGCAGGAACTTTGTTTGTTATAAATTCTATAATAGTCTCTTCAGAATCAACCCCTTCTTCAAATGCAACTTCTAATGTAATTTTTTTTGGTAGTGGAAGTTGGTACTTTTTTACCGTGATTTTTTGCATGTTCATTGTAACCAATAATACACCGTCTTTGTCTGAATATGCCTTTTGAACAGGTGGACCTGGGTACCAGCAGCGTTGGTGTAGTTCTATGGGCTGATGAATATCTCCCAATGCAATGTATTGTGCATTCGTGCTTGATAAAATTTTTTTTATAGAGTTAGTTGTTTCCTTGGGGACATGCACAATATTTGAAAATTGTAACCCAGGCACGAGCCCATGCCATGCAATTATCAGTGGCTTAGTTCCATTATTTTCCTTTGCAGCTATGTCTACATTTCCCCATTCCTGCATAACAAAAACGCTTAGATTTTTGAATGTGCTATACTCTCCAGGTTCTACTACCTGTATATTTACTTTGTAGTTACTGGCCTCTCGCAGATATAATAGATAGTTTAGTGAATGATACTCCAATGCTTTAGTCGTGTAGTCATGGTTTCCAGGTACAAAAATAAAGTTGATTTGTTGTTTTGCATCCAGTAGCTGTCTAACTAAATAATCTTTTACTGTTTGGTCTGGCTTAGCTTTATCGAAAATATCACCGACGACAAGTATGTACTCGCACTGTTTTCTTATAGCTAAATTCACTAACTCGGGGATAACCCGAGTATTATAAATGGGGTGCGCAGAATGCGCACCCCTGTGCAGATCTGCCGTATGTAAAATCCCTACCATCAATCATCGTCTTCAAAGTTGAAAAGTGCCTCGTCTTCTTCCTCTTCTTCCCCTTCTTCCCCTTCTTCTTCGTCTTCCGTCTCTTTTTTCTTCTTAGTTTTTTTTGTACTCTTTTTCTTTGGTTTCTCTTCTTCTTCCTCTTCCTCTTCCTCTTCCTCTTCCTCTTCCTCTTCCTCTTCCTCTTCCTCTACAGGCTTAGCCTTCTTTGCCCCCTTTTTCGGAGCTTTCCTTGTACCTTTTTTCTTTGGTTTCTCTTCCTCTTCCTCTTCCTCTTCCTCTTCCTCTTCCTCTTCCTCTACAGGCGCAGCTTTCTTCTTAGATTTCTTTGTAGCTTTCTTTGTACTCTTTTTCTTTGGTTTCTCTTCTTCTTCTTCCTCTTCCTCTTCCTCTTCCTCTTCCTCTACCTTTTTTCCTTTTCTAAATTTCTTTACTTTTGTGACCCTTGAGAAAATCCTTCCGTCTTTTGAGCTTTCCTCATCCTCGATGTAAACTTTTACTATAGCCTTTTTTGCCTCATCTAAATCGATCTCATCATCATCTACATCGATCCCTGCTGCCCCAGCCCATTTGCACAGTTTAGACCCACTTGAAAAAATTTCTGAGGTTATCCCTGTTACTTTAGCTGGTCCCTCGATTTCCTCTCCTTCATCTGTCGCCCCTTTAACAATGAAAGTCCAGATGTAGTAGTTCCCCCAATTTCCTTTTTGTTCTTTGATGTCAGAAACTATTGCTTTATAATCTCCCTCATCTACGTGCACCTGCTCTGTTCGTTTTATCTTCAGTGCCATTTTTCTTTCTCCTTGTTTACTGGATTGATTTTTCGAGAGACAATGCTTTCACTTGCTTACCAAGAGTTGTTAAGACTGAGGTTAAATCCTTTTTCTTAGTCGTAATCATACGATAAAAACTTTCAGCTTCTGTCATCTTGTTCTTCAGTCCATGTAGAGTCTTGTGCTCTTTCTTTAGTAGGGTATGCGCCTTAGCTTCTGCCTTTTGAACTGTGTAGTCCTCAAATTCTTCAGATACTAGTAACTCACTGCGTTTATCTTCTATATATGCTTCCAACAAATCTACCAAACGTTTCCATCTGGCATGATTGTCAATTGCGAGTACCTCGATAGCAGTTACTCTAGATGAATATGATTGTGCAAGTGCATATAATGTATTTATTTCTGAAAGGTCTACATAATCTGGATGTGTCGGTAATTGCACAATGTATTTTTGAATTTCTGCTTTTGCTCTGGCATAGTCAATAACTGTGTCCTTTGCTACTTTATACTCCTGTTTCAAAAAGGAAAGTTTATCCTTTTCGTTCAATTCATCAAGATCCCCGGTTACAACCGTTGCTGCATAGTTCTTTTTTATTTTTTTAGTCATCGTTTTCTTCGAGGATGCGCATGGCCTCTTTTTCAGTGTCTACAATTTGCATGCCCTCCTGCACTCCAACACATACTGCTTTCACAAGAGGGTCTTCTTTTGAGAAACGTTTAATATCCTTCATTGTTAGTTTATATGTCCGTTTTGACAGCTTCGCACTGAATTTATCAATATCAGAATCAGATGCGGTGTCTAGGACAGTATCCACCTCTATGAGTGTTCCTAACCGGACTGTGGCAATATCTCCATTAGGAAACTTATGTGAAAGCGTTGTATCATAATGTTTAGCTATTTTCATCTGCTTGCGCCTTGTGAATGTCCGCTACAATAGCCCTTAGTAACTTAGGTGTCTTTCTTAATACTTTACATGCATTGGGCTTACCCTGTCCTATTCTTTCGTCCTTATAATTATACCAAGCTCCCTGCATTTCTAAGACATCTAAATCATACCCGAGATCAAGAATTTCTCCTTCTTTATTAAATCCATGCCCAAAGATAAGATCTGTTTCTATTGTTTTGAAGGGTGGAGCTAATTTGTTCTTAATAATTTTTATTCTTACTTTGTTACCTATAATTTTAACCTCTGCTTTTTCATCTTTATCTTTTTTCTTGCCTTTTTCCTTGATGGATCCAATTCTACGAATGTCCATGCGGATACTTGCATAGAACTTGAGGGCATTTCCACCACTGGTCGTTTCAGGATTTCCGAATACTACCCCAATTTTTTGTCTTAGTTGATTGATAAATATAACTAAAGTGTTGGTTTTAGAGACAAAACCATTGATTTTGCGCATTGCCTTGCCCATTAGACGCGCCTGGAGGCCCATCTGTTGCGCAGCCATGTCTCCATCTATCTCAGCCTGTGGGACGAGTGCAGAGACAGAATCTACGACTGCTATGGCCAGTTTACCAGACGCTACGCCCATCTCAAGAACGTCCAAGCCTTGCTCTCCAGAGTCAGGCTGACAGATCGAAAGTAATTCAGGGTTTACCCCGATCTTTTGAGCTAAAGTCGGATCAAACGCATGTTCAGCGTCTATAAATAGTGCCTCTCCTCCTAATTTTTGCGCCTCTGCGATACAATGCAGTGATAACGTGGTGTTGTGCGTAACGATAAAGTCGTTAGTTACGTACAGGTGGTCTGGGTGATCTACATAAATACATTTGGCTTCTTTTTTACCAATGTAATTTATGCCTGCTATCCACCTGCTTCGATAGTCTAATTGTTTACAAATTTTAGATTTGTGTAATTTACGTGTTAGTCTAAATAACGCTATGTTTCTTGGTGCTAGTATGGACATTCTATATGCAGGTTTTCCTGATAATGTATTTCCTGCGTAGGTATAATGTGTCTGTTTAGTCGATATGCCCGTTTTACCCCCTAGACTTTGTACCAAATGTTGCACACCTTCAGCAAGTAATCTACTTGTTGTAACAAACTCTACCATACGGTGTCCGTTACTAATAGACCCGTCAGTGTCCAATAATCCTTGGAGTATCGCCATTCTATCTTGGATTGACGCATATAAGTATTCTATAGGGATAAACTTTTCGTGAGATCGTAGCCCATGCAACCCAAGCTTTTCTAGTGTTTTTGTTAGCCACGATTTATTATGGCCCCTTTTAATTTTACTAATTGTGTAATCATATTTACTCTTACCTATTTTCTTTACTTTCAATTTAGTTTGTTTAGCAAATGTTTGTAATGAAGTTACCAGTTCAGCATCCGCTGTAGAAAATTTTATAGTACTTCCTTGCGAAAAACTCCCGTCACCGAGGAGCATTCCTAAAATGTATGGATCTAATGGTAATTCTTTTTCCTGCTTACTAAACGTTACGGGATCTACTAATGGAATCATATACTTTAATCTGTCGCTTAGTTTGAAGTCCTTCACTATTTCGCATAACGGCAAAATTCTCCATAAATTGTTTTGTTTGTCCTCCCAAGTTTGTACCGTCCATAGGTGGTCTTTACAACATTCAGTTTTACTTCCATCTGAAAAAACTATTTCAAATATGTCTTTTTTACCTTGTGGAAATGTCACGCTGACAACAGCCGAATTGCCATCTGCCGCAATTATAAGATCGCCTGGGCGAATGTCGCCCATAGTTTTCCACCCAATAGGCGTTAGGATTTTTGCATCTAGTGGCTGTGCTTTTCCAGATCCTTCAGGTCCGAATACCTCTACGAGCCTTCCACGGGGGAATCCCCCTATTCCCAAGGCTTCATCAACCAGTATGGACCCAGTAGAAATTGTATCTACCTTTATAATTGATTTATCGTTCATTCGGCGTATAGCTGTCCTTCCGTACTCTTTCTGGATGTTTACTATTAGTTGATCTACAGAGTCAACCTTAGTTTTATCTTTCTTTTTTTGCTTTGCCATAATTATACCCCTTTCAATGTTCCGAGAGTCTTTCCCACTTCAAAATCTAATGCCATTTTGCACCTAAAACCTGGAAAAGAGCTATTTACTACTTTGGTCATTACTTCAATTAGCCTATCTACATCTGATTCCCTTACTTGTATATAATTAGCATCATGGATTGTACCCATAGGATAACAGTAAATATTTTTCTTTTTAGCAAACTTTAGATTCATAACCATAAAGTGATTATTCATATCTGAAGCTAGTCCTTGGATCGGGCTGTTCTTTGTCTGTCTCTCAGCTTCTGCTTTTACCATATGGTCGTCACTGTGTATTTCTGGTAGTCTACGTACTCGGCCCAACCATGTTTTTACGAATCCGTAGGTTTGGACAAAGGCAACTTGTTTATCCAGCCATAGTGCAGCCATGGGGTAGGTTTTGAAAAATAGATCTCTAATAGCATCTGCATCATCTCTAGAAATCCCGTATTGTTCTGATATAGATTTTGTCCCACGCCCAAACATAAGTCCAAAAACACAGTCAAGTGAAAAGAATCCATTAGCTATCATCGTCTTATCACCTGTTGTTACAAAATCATACACGGTATCTTTTTTGAGTTTTTTTATTGAATTTATTCGTACTGAGTAGATCCCGTGGTCAATCAGTTTATCTACAGTTTTATTTACTCCAGGACAACGCTTTTTTAAGAAAAGATGTGTAAGATGCTTCCGTATTTTTATATTGTAGCGAGTGTCAGCATCAGGATGTCTTAGTTTATAGAGGTCATTAATGTTATGCAGAAACTTTCTACCATTGTTTTGTTTTGGATAGGTCCAGTTTTTAGGTACGCTTACTTTAATCGTGTTTATCAATATTTTTAATTCTTCCTGTGTGGTAATATGTATATTGTAAAAATCAGATCCTTTTTTTGGATGTTCTATAAATACTTTTGGATAAATACCAAAACTACGAAGTAGTAAGCATACGCCATCTCGAAGTTCTTTGGAGACAGTACCAACACATGCTATATGATTTTTAAATGTGCCATCCCCCAAAAAATAGCCCTGCAAAAATGCTTTTTGTACACATGGTGGTGATTCCATCATTTTATCTGGAAAAGATTTAAACCCCTTTTTATTATCAGTACACATCCCTACATACTTCAGAAATTCAACAAACTCTAAGGAACTTACCTTCCAAGTAACTACTCTAGTGCGTTTATCTGTATATCTTTTTACCCTGTCCCCAAAGATTTCGGTACTTACCTTATCAATTACCTCTACAAATCTTCCTTTTTGTACCCAACTGACATTTTTATGCCCTAGTTTGCTGCTTATTGAACCCTCCGCGATTATAAATCCAATTAAATACCCTAATTTAGAATTTAATTTCCATTTCTTAAAAATAGGTTTAAATGATGTTCTTTTTTCACCTGTATATTTCCAAGTAACATATTTTTTTTGCAGATTTTTAGGTGTGCATGATAGTATGTAATCCCCAGTGGAAAGAGTACTTAACGTTTTTGTAATCAAATTTGCGTTTTGATCAAGTATATAAAATGGGTGATCTTTTGTACATTTGAGACTTCCACATTCAGTATTAATTACATACATAGTATCTTTTTTGTTAATTGTTTTCTTTACTTTTTGTGGTCGATTGTAATGATCTAAAACGATATCACCTTTCTTGATAGTAGCTATTTTCCTAAAACCAGTTATAGTCGGTATCCATGTGTCTCCTGCAACACAATTCTTGGCAGCCTCCCGCTGTTCTTTAGTTACTTCGTCTTCTGGTACTCCGAATATCTCAGATGCTGTCTTACGGTGGATATCCATTCCAGATTCGATATCATGAATCATTTTTTGATCATTAGAGTAATGTGCCCAGCATCTAAATTCCGCCTGTGCTAAATCTGCTCGTAAAATGACCATTCCAGGATCAGCTAAGAAGCATTTCTTAAATTCTATCGCGTCCCGTTTTATGTTTTGGAAGTTGGGGTTCTCACTACTTAATCTTCCGGTTACGGCCCGATGCTGCATGTAACTAGGATGTACTCTTCCATCAATCTTCGATTTGTTATACACGGATACTAGGTATGTGGATAAAAATTTTGTAAGTTTTCTATTCGTTATAATTTTTTGTGCAATCTCAACTTGGTTGCTATTTGCTAATATAGTTAATACGGATGCGTCAGTGCATGCCTGTTTTGTCTTTGTTAGTTTAGTTACAGGAAGTTTTAGCATATCGAAAAGGAGTTCTCGAAGTTGCTTTGAGGATTTTGGATTGAACTTCCAATCCTTCTTCTTAACTCTAGCTTTTAGATATTCAATCTGTGAAGATCTGCTTCTTAATGTTTTAGACTTCTCCCATTTTTCCTTAAATTGTTTGCTTACATGTGCAAATCTTATTTTTTGATATTTTTTAACCTCTGTGGTAGTTTTTATATCTTTTTCTGATATGACTACTTTTCCTTGATATTCTTTAATGATTTTTTTCAATTTTTTTCTATTTATTTTTATTCCTTTACGCTCTATCCGCATCAGAATTTTTAGAGTAGGCAAAGTGTATTTTTTATAAAAATCCATCAGATTTTGTTTGATTAACTCCTTCTTGAATATTACATATAGACGATAAGTGGCGTCAGCATCCCCCTGTGCATATGTACATAAAATATTATAAGGAATCATACCATAGTTGAAGTCTTCCTTTTTTATTTTATGCTCTTTCATATATTTAGCTTTAAATTCGTCTAAGGGTGCCCAATACTCCCCCAGATCTAAATAGCGCAATGTCAGCACTTCAAGTGTCTTCTTTGGTATATTTTCATCAATAAGGGCTATTGCTGGGAGGGTATCGAAGTATGGCCCCTTTACCCGGAAGTTATTGACCCATAGGACTTGAACATCATACTTTAAGTTTTGCCCTATCTTTTCCTTCTTAGAAATAAATATTTTCTGGAGTCTATCTTTCTGTTCTTGGGATAGCCTATCCCATTTAATTGTTACCCCCAATCCAATCTGCCAGGACAGCGCCATTAGAAGTATTTTAGCTATTAGTGGATCCAATGATGTAGTTTCTACGTCGAATGCGAATGCATCTACATTTTCTAATTGCTCAAGTACTTTATCTATTTTTTTTGGAGTATCTGCGTCTATCCATTTTGTTTTTGTTTTAGCTAATACTACTCTTTCTCTTGCTCTAGATTCCTGTTTAATGAGCAGCATCCCTTTTAACAGGTTGTCGTACTCTCCAGGATTGCGCAGGATGTACGCTGGATGCAGAACAGGAACTACCTTTGTTTGTAGCTCCTCACTTTGAAACACGTTATTTTGTAGTTTAGTTATTCCTTTGCGTTTAAGCACTGCTTCGAGAGCAATCGCTCCCAAGCAACCTATCACGTTAGGCTTTATTACTTCTATTTCCTTTAGGAGATACCTCCTACATGCTGTAATTTCTTTTTTTCCTGGTTTTTTATTTTCAACTGGTGTGGCACATTTTACAGCATTAGTGATGTAAATATCTTTACGATTAATATCTAATTCTGTGAGAACATCGTCTAATAGCTCCCCGGAACTCCCTACAAATGGAGTTCCATCTATATCTTCAGATTGTCCAGGGGCTTCCCCCACAAGTAGTATTTTTGCTTTGCGTGATCCTTTACCCCTAAGTCGAGGAGATCCAATGTCTAAATTTAATCGTGGACATTTTATAGAGCAGTGCTTACGGGGGTCACCCATAGACGTTCCTAACAAATACAGAATTTATAATAATTAGTGCTACAGATATAATACTAGGGAAGCAGTTACTTCTTAATGCGGTAAACTCCGCGTTTTCCAGTATCCAACTTAGTTCCTTCTCTCTTCAAATTGGATAGCATCACACTTACATAATTCTTAACTTTTTCTGCAGTTTTGTTCGCTGTAAGCTTACTTTCTATGATCGCTTCTGCAAGTGAGTCCCGAGTTTGCGATTTCTGGTTCAACAATTTTATTACTAGTTCTTTTGCAGTTCCTTTTCGCGCTTTTCTTTGCGTCTTATCTTTAATAGGTTTCTGTGTGTCCTTTTTTGCTACCTTTTGATTTTTGGAAATTTTTTCCTTAGCAACCTTGGCCTTCTTTACAGACTTACTCTTCTTAGTTTTTTTCATTGATTTTTCCTTTCGTTTGTGCTTTTTTGGGGGGGTATCTTCGTCGTCTCCGTCTCCGTCTTCATCGTCGGAGTTGAGTGCCGCCAAATCGTCTTCATCGGTGCTTTTAGGTGTAGGCATAGCTACGGCTTCCTCTTCCTCTTCCTCTTCCTCTTCCTCTTCCTCTTCCTCTTCCTCTTCCTCTTCTTCCTCTTCTTCTTCTTCCTCTTCTTCCTCTTCTTCTTCTTCCTCTTCTTCCTCTTCTTCCTCTTCTTCCTCTTCTTCCTCTTCTTCTTCTTCCTCTTCTTCCTCATCCGGTGCTTTTGATTCTCTTAGAGAAGCCTCGATAGGATCAACATCTGCGGCATCCTCGGAGGTAGGAACTGGAAGAGCCATGTAATTTACCTCAAGATCCATTTCTTCCTCAGATGCTAAAATAAGAACTTTAACCCTTTTAGCAGTTTTTCCAACGATCTGAATTTTTTTGTCAAACGGTGTCATAAAATACTGTCCAACTTGCCCTGTGCCAAGCTCAACATACCCTGCAGTTTTTGAAACTTTTGCCATTGCCTGCTCCTTTTCTTGGTTACGTATATCAGTAAATTCAACCCTTAGTTTAGTAGTTGCGACGTTATCTTTACTATGATCATTATACTCAGTTGGCAGTTTTTTAGTACATTTATTAGAAGTTAATATTAAGTCAGCAAATGGTGACATAATTTTTTTGAGATTACGAGGACTTACCTTAGAAACTATCGCTAATAATTCAATGCAAAGTTTACCTTTTTCATCATTAGGTAATCTGCGTACATAATACATAATCTCTTCTGTAGTTAGTTTCTGTGGCATTATCTCTCCAGTTTCAGTAGCTATACGTGACATTTTTTTAAATTTTTTGTATTGGATACTAGAAAACTTTTCTTTTACCTCGCAAATATCTACAGGTGCTACCGTTGGCATATGCTTTACACCAAGCATACCCCCTTCTATATCTTCAGATATTATACCTTCTAATGATACAACTCTAGGAATTAATTTTTTCTTTTTAGTAGTTATTCTTTGTTCTGGGTAATTCAGTACACTTTTATCTGATATGCGTTTATTGAACCTATTCGTTAAAACATTGTTTACTTTAGTTCTAAAAAGATTAAAAAATGGCTCATTGCGATATCTAGGCCCATAGCGTTGTAGTGCTTGCCAAACATTTGTCATTACATCCTGGGCTGCATCATCAGTATCATAGCGGTCAGATTTTTGTGCAGACCGCCAAACGTAGCCTTTTATGTAATTATAAAATTCAGTAGCATGATCATGTTTTAGCTCCCATTGTCCATCTGGAAGTTGCCGAACGGCAATAGCCTCTGCCAAATGCTGCAAGTGCGCTTGGTCCACTGAAGTTTTCCTTTTTTGGGGATGTATGAGGCACCTGTGCATCATAGGCATAAACTCCAAAAAGTCAAGTTAAAAGTTACTGTCTGCAGTGATTTTCGGCTACTATTTTTTCGATGTCTGTAAACCCTCTTTTTGTAAAGGCAATTAAATCCAACAAGCTTATTTCAAGACAATCTGTTAATGCTTTTGTATCGATCATGAGTGCATCAAACATGTCATAAGCCTTGAATCTTATATCATTATCCAAGTCAATTACAAGTAAATTTAATTCGTCGTCCATCTTTGATTTAAATTGAATAAAATTAGTTATTATTGGATCTTTAGTTGCACACAAATCTGGAAAAGGTCGATAATCTACATTGAATCTTTCTTGAATATCTTTAGCGGTACCATGTGCTCTGCAGCCAAAGCAATGGTAACTTGCATCCTCATAAACAACAAATGAAGGGGTTTTCTCATTGTGAAAGGGGCACCGTGCACGCCAACGTCCCCCGAATGGCTCTAGGACTATTCCAGCTTCTCTGTAGAAGGATTCAATGTTCAAGCAGCATCTTCCTTACTATCTTGGTACGAGTAGCGCTTTTTGAGCTTATAGACTTTCATCCCGGTAATTACTCTATCCCCAACGTAATTCTTTTCCCATATAGCCATTAATGGAATTTCTTTCCCGTGTGTTCCATATCTATTTTTATCAATAATTGACCACAGCCTATTTTGTAGTAAATCTTTACTGTCCTGTTTTAGTCTAACCACACTTTCGCAGTGCGGGGCCATAAAATTAGACAGCCCGATATTATGGACGCCTTGTTCCACTTCCTGTTTCTTATACTTAGCATCGATGTCTGCTTTAGATGCATCCCTACTTTCTTGTGTAGCAGTAAGGATTGCTACGTTACAATATTTTGCTATCTCATGATACTCCTTGAAAAGAAAATCGTATTTTTCAGACCTCCCATTGTACCGCTTCATCGGTTCCATAAGATTAGCGTAGTCAATAACGACTAAATCTGGGTTTACCCCATTTGCGGCACGATATACTTCGATCTCTTCTAAAATCATAGAAGATGATGCCCCCATTGCAATATCAACTATCCACACGTTTAATTTTTCCTTCAATTGTTTTTTCAGGGCATGTGCATATCTTCGTTTATTTATTTTGTCTAGTTTTCCAAATATTATTTTATCTCCGTCTACCCAGGCCATTCTTGAATCAAAGCAACTGGCCAGTAAGTTAAATGCCATTTCTAACGAAAAATACATTACATTATACCCAGCTATTGCTGCATTGTATGCCACATTTACGGCTGTGCGGGTTTTTCCACCCCCAGTCTTAGAATAGATTAATGTTACAAAAGATTTGTGCATACCACCTAAATTATCATCAAAAGGTTTAATCCCAAAAGGAATAATACTACCTACATCTCCCCGTTCAGCAGATTCATATTCTTCAAATCTTTCTTTTATCCTGTCATATATCTTTCCACGAACGATTGCGTCGTTACCATTTCCAAATGCTAATAATTCAGAAATCATTTTTTTACGCATATCTATGTAGTCCGTGTCACCTTCTTCAAATTTATTTTTAATATGCTCCACTACATCGAGTAGCACTCGGCCAGTTCTGTAATTTTCTGCTTGCTCAAACTCGAATTCAGCATCGGTCTGAACAACTTTTGGAAGTTTATCTAGTACATTTAACGCATCTACAATGTCTTCTGCCTCTTTTATGCTTGGTTTTACTACTTTACTTGAAAATCTTTTAAGTGCATTTTTACTTGGTGGAGACTTGTATCTCTTTACATATTTTTTTATAAGTTCAGCAGCTTTTCTATATTTCGGATTCACAAAAATATCTAAATTCAGGCGGATTGCCCGCATATGCGTGGGGGACTGTAGGAGGAGCGCAAGAAGCCTGCGCTCATTAGCTTTTGAACTGAGACTTGGCATTTATTTTTTCTTCAAATTTTTCCGTCCTGATTCACCAAATATCGGAATATCTTCTAGATACCGGAATCTATCTCGAATGAACGTTGGAAATTTTGGTTCACATTCATTCCGTATAACGTTTGAACTTACCAACAATGCTATTCTAGCATCATACAAATCTGATAATAGTTCATAAAAAAGTTCTCGTCCGAAGGAATTCGGCTTAGTAGTCAAATATACCTTATCTAATTCCTCTATTGCTAATATATCTACTGAATTGAAAATATGCTGTAAGAGGGCCTTAGCATCAGGATCATTTCTTGCAATTTGAAATTTTAATGAAATAAAATGTGATGCCCTCCCAAAGTAGGGCTTGAATCCTCTATCTATTGCTTTCCTCAAGATATTACATATCAGCGAACTCTTGGCCAATCCGGGGGGAGCATGAAACCACAACCCTTTCCCGTTAATTATATTGTCCTTGAGATTTTCAATATAGTCCTTTATTTTTTCAATTGATTTTTTATTGTCCTTAATTATTTTTTTATCTAACTGTTTGAATGTCCAATGTCTATATTGTGTTGGAATATTTGCCTCTATCATTTTTAATTCGTAGCTTATATTCTGAACACAGATACAATCTGTCAGATTAATCTTACCATCTAATTTCCGTGTTTCAGAATAGCCCAATCCCCCACAAACAGGACAATTTTCTCGTATTCTCTGTAGTCGGTTAAACTCTTTTTGATCTATTTGATACATAGTTACCTTAGCTATCAAACTGCTGCACATAGCTCTCGAACTTTTCATTCTCTTCTGCTAGCACTTGATCCAGTCTATGATAATCTGCTGGTGTTGCAAACTGGGCATCTTCCTTCATTAAGTAATTATACAAAGTAGGCGTACAAATGTGTGCGATTGTCGGTTTACTAATGTTTGTAAAGTATCTCTCAAAAGCGCGGTCGATGAACTGTTTATATTCCTTCTTGTCAATATGATTACCTAGTTGAAATGAATCTATCCTTTGGTACGCTCGTACAATATTGCCTACTTGGCGATACTCACTACGGTATTTTTCATGATACTTAGTACAAAAATAGTGGTAAAAATCAAACGGCTTCCAAAGAACTACTTCTTTTAAATGTGCCCATGCACCTGTCTTTTCAATGTGATCCCGCAAACGCTTATTTTGATGCTTCAATCGTATTAACTTTTTGATAATGCTTCTTTCCACTGGATCTCTTTGTGCTTTCCCAGCCAGTGCACTATTAATCATTAGATCTTCTACGCTTACTGTGTCCATGAAGGAGACTCCTCTTTATAAAGATCAACCGGAACCTGTTTTACTTTTAATTTTATAGCTCCCATTCGTTTATACAATGCTGCACGCCGCTTGCTATGAGCACTCAAAAATTTACCTCGATCCATAAAGTCTACAATAATGCCATATTTTTTATCCTTGGTTGCTGTAAGTGACCTTAGTTTTTGCATCGTCGTAACCGAGGACTTGTATCCTTCTGCGTTTATCATTGCATCCAGTCCACGGATGTTCAAGCCTTCCTTTCCGACAGTAGCAATAATACATTGAATTGTTTTATCATTAAGGGCTTTGTATAATCCTTCTCTAATTTCACTAGAAATTTTTCCCTTAACAAAGACACTTCCAGGGATGAGTGCCCGTAAGATTGGGCCATGAAGTAAGTTCCTTATCATTACAAACGCAGTCTTATTTGATTTGTACAAGTTTTTAACTATGTCAGCAATAAATTTATTCCTATACATGTTCTGTACTATATTGGTAGCATAAATGTCTGGAAACTCTTTAAGTCCAGTAGTGTACCATCGATATGGAAGTTGATACAGGACAATCATAGGCCGAGCAATCCGTCCATGGTTAATTAGTGTTTTGTATTGCACCTTAAAAATGATAGCACCAATTGCTGCTTCTAGTTCCAGATAATGTGTATTGTCTGGCTTGGGTGTTCCTGACAATCCGATAACATAACCCGCAGAGAGTAATTCATTTAATAAGATATTATTTTTTGGGGCAAGTGCATGATGACATTCATCAAATATAACAACCTTTACATTACGAACCAATCTTAATAATGCTAGATTTCTTTGCTGAGTTTCTTCCTTTAATGTTACGTTCTCTTCTTTGCCTTTTACTGCGGAAAGCGCACGGGTAATTGCTTGATAGCTTGTTACCATTACTTTACCCTGCACGTATACACCTTCAGAGAATATCCCGACTGGTATTTGTAAATGGTATTCTAAATCTTTTTTTGTTTGACGCACTAAATCTTTTCCGTATGTAACTACCCAAGCAGAATAATGTCCAATATTTTTAATTGCTGCTGCTGCAATTGCAGTCTTTCCCGATCTGACTGGAGCACTTATTATTCCACGGCGGTATTTCAGAATCCGTTTGACAGCTTGTTTTTGAAATGTTTCTAATTTGAACCCATAAATATCGCTAGTTCCGCAAGGTTCGTAATTATTCTTATAAATAACTTCTACATTATAGTGCAGTTTTTCCTCTAGGAAAGTACGTATTCTGTAAAGACACCCTGCAGGTGCAGTTTGATCTTTATATATTAGTGTTTTTCTGCCATCCCAACCATAAAGTTTATACTGGGTAGTATACTGATAATTATTTACTGTATATGTAAGGTGCTTACGCAGCAATCGTGTGTCCTCAAGGGGTAGCCGTGTTGTGACTTTAAGCCGCACTGGACCTACTTCGATTTGTACATCCATACGAGTATTATACTCTACTGAAAACTATGTTCTGGTGGATTTTTACGTAATTCTCGTTCTTTCTTTTTGAATATGCACATATTGTACCTCTGGAGAGACTCCACTCCCAGGTTGAGTGCTTTGAAGGTTGTTCGGTGATTATGGTAAACAAATGTTCCTAGACTTAGCCATTGTTTATATCCATGAGCCCTCATGCGCATGCAGAACTCGTCATCGTCTCCTAAACCTATGCTCATTTCTTCACAGAGCGCTCCTATTTTATCAAATAGTGATCGGTGCATCGCAGCACAGAAAAATGAAATGGGCATTCCCGTGACATCTAAGTATTTATCTTTGTGCATTTTTTTTAATTTCATCCAGTAATGCAATTTGATAGAATCATTGTACGGGGGAATTCCAACTTCCCAACGATAATTCAAATATTTGTTTGTTTGCCACGATAGCTTGCTTTGGGTAATAGGTCCAACTACACCAACATTAGCATGATGATACAGAGGTTTGATCAGATTGCTTTCCCAATCAGGAAATACCTCTGTATCATTATTTAGCAGAATGATATATTCACCGCGAGCAGCTTGAATTCCTTGATTGGTTGCTTTGATAAATCCTTTATTCTCATCGTTTTTTATCAGGATACATTTACCCTTGAATAAATCAGCCTGCCTAGCTATTATTTTCCGACTGTCTTTTATGGATGCATTGTCTATCCAGATGACCTCGAAAGGCAGTTTAGTAACTGTACGAATAGAATGAAAACATTTTACAGTCATATCCGGCTGATCTAGGACCGGAACTACAATGCTTATGACTGGATTACCCATTTACTTCTCGCATGACCGCTTTCTTTTTTTCTCTGAGTACCCGTATGTTCTTTCTTCTAATAGAATCTACAGGTAATTTTAGCGCTTTGAAAGTTGTTCTGTGGTGGTGGTATACAAATGTTTCCAAACTTAAAACCAACGTTAGATTATGCGCACGTAACCTAAAACAATATTCATCATCATCCCCCAGTCCAATACCAAAATCTTCATCTAACAATCCAATTTGATCAAATGTTTCTTTCCTTAGTGCAACACAAAAGAATGACAAAGGTAATGCACCAATATCCATATATTTATCTTTGAATTTACGGGATATTATCTCGTTATATTTGTGGATATTTTTTGTGTTATCCCCACCTTTTGTAAACTTTGGAATCTTCAAATCCCATCTTCGGTTGAGATTGGTGGCTTCTTGCCAAGATATGCTACTCTGAGTAATTGGTCCTACTGCACCAACAGTTGCGTCTTTTCGCAGTGGTGTTACTAATTTTGTAGCCCAATATCTACTCACTTCAGTATCATTGTTCAAAAGAATAATGTACTTACTGCTCGATTCTGCCTCTTTTATTCCAATATTTGTTGCTTTTACAAAACCTACATTTTGTTTCAATTTTATCAGTTTTGTATGTACATTAGGTCTAGTGGCCTGCCTTCTTATCAATCCAAAATTATCATCATTGGAGTTATTATCTACCCAGACTATTTCGTATGGAAGTTTAGTATTAGCACGAATACTTGCCAAACAGCGAACTGTCTTTGCTGACTCATTGTGAACAGGGATAATAATACTCACTTTTGGTTTATATCCGTCTCTATGCATTTTATACATCTTTAGGGCTATTCACCCTGCGTAGTTCATTGTCTTTCATTGCCCTATACTCGGGTTTGTCATCTGCCCCTCGATGATACACTAGATCCTGAGAAGATAAGTACCCAATCCAATAGCCATGTGCTGCAGCACGGGCACTTATATGTTTATCGACACCATATATTATCCCCTTTGGGTGACCACCAATTTCTAAAAATCTGTTTCTTGGGGACAATCTACATACTCCGTTTATCATGAATTCTGAAGCGTCATAATGAATAAGAACTGAGTCTTTATCATTTACTTTGACAATTTTACCACGGGTGCCTCGATATAAATTCATTCCTGACCGTGTTGCGAAGGTATCACCCCCTGATTTAGGCCCCCTGGCCCAAGGCATATCCCAACCCAAAAAAAGCAATTGTTCTTCACCTACCCACTCGTATGCCCCCACAAGGCGTTCTGCGTAGCATAGCGGTACATCGATATCATCGTCTACCTTGATGATGTACTCCCCTTTTGCCTCTTTTGCAAGGTAATTAAACGCTTCCATGCCAATATTTCTGGCATGCCCAACTACCTTGGATACCCTGCAATCTGCTCGTCCAAATGCAGACGCCCAATCATAGGATCCATCGTCTGATCCATTGTCCCAAATAAGCATTTCTAGTGGGACATTACCCGCATGTGCGAGCAATAATGGAATATATCGACTAGATAGGTCAACACGATTATACGTGAGAACTAGTATGGAAACTTTAGGTTTCATTCATTATCCAAATATTCTACTTCGTAGATTATAATGTCTGGTGTTTCGATTGCTGTTTTCATTAACTGTATAGGTTGTTGCCATAATCCTTCATTAATTGATTTACGTTCTACGTTTGAGTAGTTTATAGATTTAGTTCTAGGATCATGCTTATTTATATCTTTCTTTTGTCTTTTTGGGTGAGATTGTACTTTCTTTTTCTTATTCCCACGTTTAGTTTTTGAGTTTTTCCATTGTAAATTTAGTATGCGAGCGCGTGGACCTAAATTATTATTTTCATGGAGTCTCTTCATAGTATGGTTCTTAGAGTACTAATTATTCTACTACCAGCCTTGCCATCCCAAATAAGTTCTGCCAGTTTTACACATTCGTTAGCCATAATATTATTAACTGCACGCAATAAGGCAGGATAATCTTGTCCAACTAGTGTATTTGTTCCTCTTTCAATAGTAATAGGTCTTTCCGTATTATTTCTTAATGTCAAGCAGGGAATACCGAGTGCGCTTGTTTCCTCCTGCAATCCCCCTGAATCCGTTATTACAAATTTGCAATCTAATACTAACGATAAAAACTCAAAATAACCCAAAGGCGATATCAATTTAACATTTTTCAAGTTCAAATGCGCTAAGTTACTCCCAATCTTTGGATGAACCGGAAAAATTATCGGAAGATCACAGCCTATTTTGTTAATGTTCTTGAGAATGTCTATTAAATTACTCCCAACATTACTTGGTCTGTGAATAGTCATAACAACGTATTCATCTTCTTTTAAATGTAATTCTCTGCAGTATTTTCTATGGTTTATTGCAGCTAGGTTAGCATATAGCGTATCAATCATTGTGTTACCAACAAGGTATACATTATGCTCTTTGCCCTCTTTTTTCAGATTTTCAACTCCAGCAGGCTCTGTGACAAAGAAAAAATCGCTTACAGAATCTATTAGTATTCTGTTAAGTTCTTCCGGCATCGTATAATCAAATGACCTTAAACCAGCTTCAACATGAATTAACGTCGTTTTAGTGATATTTGCGGCCAATGCTGCAGCTAACGAACTTATGACATCACCAACTACTATTACAATCTTCGGTTTATATACTGAAAACAGTTCTATAAATCTCGTTTTACACTTGTATAAAAATTCCCCATAAGTAGCTAAAGTAGCGATCCCTAAGTTAACCAATGGCGGGTCAATATGTAACTCCTGAAAGAAGATATCACTCATAGTAGCGTCATAATGTTGGCCTGTATGAATTAGGTCAATGACCACGTTCTGCTTTTTTGCCGCTACAAGTATTGCCGCAGCTTTTATAAAGTTAGGACGTGCTCCAACAATCAGAAAAATGTTATTCATTTAATTACCCTACTACAGTTACACACTTCCAACAATATTTTTAACAGTCTTTATTACATACAGCGTTTCTTTATTTTTTAGTTTTGGATATAACGGCAAAGAAATCGTTGATGCACCAATTTCTTCAGCGTTTGGAAAATCTCCACAATCATATCCATATACTTCTCTAAATTTTTTTAATAAATGCACTGGTCTGTAATTAACTGTTGTGTTAATCCCAACACTCTGCAACTTTTTAACAATCAAATCCCGCTTGTCCGGTGCGACAAGTACAGTAAATAAATGACACCCATGCTTCGCATTCGGTACTTTACTGAGTATGCGAACGCCCCCTATGCCCTGTAGTTCCTGCACATATATATTAAAGCATTTTTCTCTTTTTTTCCAATAATTTTCTACGTTTTTCAATTGTGGAATAAGTAAGCTGGCTTGAATATTGCTCATATTATATTTCCAACCAAAATCTACAATATCCCAATGCTTAAATTTTTCATACCTATTTGCAGCATCTTGTGATAATCCATGCGTTCTAAGTAATCTAATCTTCTTTGCAAGACTATCTGAATTTGTAACAATTGCACCACCCTCACCACATGTTATGCTCTTAGTAGTATAAAAACTGAAACATGCAGTAGTTGATACTTGCCCAGGCTTAATAAAGTCCCGATAACTTTCTAATGCGTGCGCCGCATCTTCTATAATAAACAAGTTGTGCTTGTCTGCTATTCTTTTTATTTCTAGCATGTTGCACATTTGGCCATATAAATGTACTGGAACTATTGCTTTTGTTTTATCTGTGATCGCTTTTTTTATTAAATTAGTATCCATATTGCCAGTTGTTTTTTCAACATCAACAAAAACAGGGGTTGCACCGCATTGTATAATTGCTAATGCAGTTGCTGCAAATGTCATTGGTGTGGTAATAACTTCATCTCCAGAACCAATACCTAAAGCTAATAGGGACAAATGTAACGCAGCAGTGCAACTTGTTACTCCAATGCCCTGTTGCACAGTTAAGTACCTTGCAAGATCCCTTTCAAACTTGACAACATGTTCTCCTGTAGTTAAAAAAGTAGAATTTAAGCATTTCCATATGCTTATCTTTTCTCTAAGTCCAATGTTATGTTTGTAGAATTCAATCTTCATGAATTATTCCAATATCTGCAGATAAAATACGCGAAGAAGGTGGAATGTCTTGTACGATATTTAAATAAAACTGATTCTAAGCATATCAAGAAAAAATTCTTACTACCTTGTCTGATGTGATAAGTTTCTTTATATCGAGATAAATCACTAAGTATTAGTCTCAATAAAGATTTTAATGCCATGCTTTTACTCCCTCGGCAGTAACAATGGGGATATCACGCAACCATAGTTGTTTCTCCCAAAGACGCTTATTAGCATTATACCAGGCAATTGTTTTATTGAGGCCGTCAACCCACGATGTTTCAGGTTTCCATCCTAAAACGTTTTGTATTTTATTAATATTTGCCGTATGTCTAATAACTTGTCCTGGTCTATCCACTATAGTTGTGCTACTACTGCTCTGCATTACCCTTGTTATAGTCTTAGCAATATCTCCAATAGAAATATCTTTTCCGCTTCCAACATTAAATACCTCTCCGATAACTTTGTTAAGATCAGCGTGCATAACAACATCAAGTGCACTACATACATCTTCAACATAAACAAAGTCTCTTTTCGCAGATCCATCTCCATGAATACGCATAGGTTCTTTTAGTATACTACTGGTAATAAAACGAGGAATAACTTTTTCAAGATGCTGTCTTGGTCCATAATTGTTAAATGGTCGAATAATAATTGCAGGAATTTTATATGTATTCCAATAAGAATAAACCAACCTATCTGCTCCAACTTTTGCTGCTGCATATGGGCTGCTCGGGTTCAATGGGTGATTTTCATCCATTGATTCTGTTAGTGCTGTTCCATAAACTTCCGATGTAGAAATATGGATAAAACGCTCAATAGTGTTTTTGTGCTTACATACGGCATTAGCAATGGTTTGAGTACCTAAGACATCTGTATGAAAGAATAAAGTATTATCGTAAATAGATCTTGTTACATGTGTCTCCGCTGCAAAATGAACAATAATAGTAGATCTACGTACTAAGGTGTCTACTAAATTAGCGTTTGTAATGTTACCATACCAAAATTCACCACGATCAGACGCATTTCCTATAAGTAGCTGTGGAAGATTATCTACTGAACCAGCATAAGTTAATGCATCCAATATCAAAATTTTGTATTTTGGATACTTATTCATAATATATTTTACAAAATTGGAACCAATGAAGCCTGCGCCACCTGTGATCAAAATAGTTTTCATATTATCTCCCTTTTAGCATCGTACTATATGCTGTAAGTAAATTTTTCCAAGTAACGTCTGCATCCCAACCTTTAAGGAAAGCGTTATTTTTCTTAAACATAGGGCAAAGAGTTTTCAAATTTTTTATTGCATAAATAAGTTTATTTTGAATATCTTCTACAGTTAAATCACATTCAATAATATTAACATTATTTTTTAGGTAAGACCAAGAACTTTTATGTGACAAAACAACCGCCCCAGAGTAGGCGGCTTGAATAGTTGTACTAGATGTTCCATGATCTGGTGCCATAGATCTAACAATATTGTGGTTTTGTACCGTTTTAGCAAAGTCCTCCTGAGTAAGCATACTTGGTAAAAACGTTATTTTATTATATATACCTAATTTTTTTGACAACTGAACTATATTTCCTGGAGATAAAGAAGTTATTTCTATGTTAGGAAACATTTTTATTATTTTAGGAAGTATACTAAAGAATGCAGCTTGATAATGTGTACGTGTAATTAGCAATCGGGGTACATGCGTATTAGGTACAGCGTTCTTATATAGGTATAACCGCACAGGGGGAAACGAAAATATTCCCTTGGATCTACTTTGACTATATGCATCTAATAGTACATTCAAAAATTTTGTATTGTTGCACATTACGTAAGAACAAGCATTTAGACATGCTTTAATTCTACTAAACATATGTGAGTTCTGTGCTATATCCCATATAGACCAAGGAACAACTATTCCTGGCTTGTTGCTGTACACTATTGCGTAGTACATAGGCATAGCACACTTGGATAAGTAGTGTCCATGAATTATATCTGGATGTTCCGCTGCGATAACCTTAGCAATAAATTTCTCTAGTTTTTTACTTTCTACTGCATTAATTGGTTTATTTTTGAAAAATAATGGATAGTTATAGTAATATGTTGAAATACCCATAAAAAGTTTTTTATCATAATCTTTTATTGTAGTTGGATAACTTATTACACACTGCTCAAAGTTAGTATATTGTTTAATTTGTTCCAAAATCCCAGTTACGTGGGGGGAGTTCACACCACCTATGTGCAAAATCTTTGTCAAATTTCACCATTTCTATATAGGATAAATATGCGCTGTATACCATAGTCCCCAAAATTAGGAAGCAACATTGCGACTCTGTTTATTTCATTTAGATATTCTACATTACTATTGGTTATCTTAGCAATCCAAGGGTAAACTACCCTAGACAAAACATAATACGAACTAGAATAGTCGTCGTCATGTGACACACAAAAATCTAAAGATAGTTTATTAACGACCGATTTACTAAGATATCGATTGTGCCAAGGCTGTACCAGATCTGGTAAATCAAACGCTGCCCGTAACTTGTTTAGTCTCTGCAAATTTTCCTCAACAGCTTCCATTATAATTACGTTCCCGCCACACCATACCATAGAAAACAAGTTATGTACGGCTTGTAGTTGTGCCTCATCACTTATTAGATTTATTAGAGTACGCTTTACAATAATGGTATCAAATTTATCTGCTGGGTAACTGTTTACATCTAAAATATTTCCTACTAAAAAGGTACAGCGTTCCTTGTAAGGACTATCGTCACGGATTTTATTTGCCTGTTCTATTGCTTTCTCTGAGAAATCAATTCCAGTAATACGTAGTTTGTCATGTCTTTTTAAAAGCTCGAAATCACAATAGCCATTGTTACAGCCCATATCACAAATAGAAGCCGTACACTGTATGTTATTACTTATTTCAGCTATTTCTTTCTGCAACATATAATAATCATCCCAGGATGCCTTATAAGAATGTTCCGCTGCTGCAGCTAATTCATTCCAATGATTTTTTATTTTTTGAATTTTCATGGTTTGTATCCTTGTGTTAAGCGCCAAGCAATTTATTTACCAAAATAGATAAGAGGTTTCCCACACCAACAGTTAGCAAATACTTCTAGTGCAGCACATATCTATTTAACTACTTCCTTATCGTATAATTTGGTTAAAATCGGGAGCATATACTCATTACTTGCCAGACGTAACGTTCTGCTGTTGTCAAAAAATTTACCACATAACTCTTTAACATGATCAGCAGCGTATAGTAACACCTTTTGCACTGCTTCCTTAGTTAAATCAGTCACGAGGGAATTCTTATTTGGAACTAGTGGCAGGTACCCGTATGAAGAAGTTTTTACTATAGTAATAGCACCTGCGTACATAGATTGATATGTAGTTTGAGATCCTCCCATATCACTCTCTGATACGGAATATACAATATTGTGTTCTTTAATCAGCTTAGAGAATTCTACTTGGGAAAGTGCTCTGTTTATAAAATGACATCTATTGAAAATGCCTAATTTTTTAGCTAAAGCAACCATCAAATTAAAATACTTGTTTCCTTGTGCAGCAGACTGCCCAATCATAAGTGTAGCAGTAGCATCAGGATGTTTCTCAAATATAATTGGAAGTGCCTGAACAAACAATTCCTGATGATTTCTATCCTGCATTACTCTAGCAGATAACAACTTTGGCCTAGATGTATCCTTTTGTTCTTTGGTAAAATCATGGTGTGTAGATAGGTACAGTGGCATCCTCCAAGGTACATGCATACTGTCTTTTAACGTATGCTTATAGTAACTCTTGAATATATCAAATACCCACCGCTGGTCTAACAGAAAATATTTTGCACGAGATATTCCATAATTGATCCTACTAAACAGCACCTTATCCTTAATCCAAGCTCTAGAAGACCAAGGTGTCAAATACAGTGGAAGTCCAGATAAACCACTCGCCAGATTAATCGCTACGCAACTAAATGCCAAAAAGTGTCCATGGATTATATTTGGTTTCTCTTTCTGCAAAATACTCGAAATATAACGCTTTAGATACTCTTCATCTTTAGGAAGTGTGTTATTGGGATAGAATTTATTATATGGATAAAAGTATGTGGGAACCCGCTTAGGAAGTAAGTTCCCGCGCTTATAGCTTAGTACACACTGAGGATAGCCTTGTGCGTGTAACTCTGAAACCAAATCTGCAACGTGAACAGAGTGTGATCCTCCAATATGAAGTATTTTTGGTTTTTTTATAGTCATTATACAGTAACCATTGGAGTAATCCTACCTTTCTTTCCTTCTAAACAATTTAGAATTGCTTTATGCAGATTCTTCCATGTATTTTCTCTGTCAAACCTAATTAAATGTCTGCTATTTTCTCTAAATCTTTGACATAATTTAGGCATATTTTGCACACTATAGAATAACTTTTGCATTACATCGGGTACATTTAAACGACACATTACCGCATTTATTCCGTCCTCAATCATCCATTTGCTTGATTGACACTGCCGCATCAGATTTACACACCCCGCGTATGTTGCCTGAACTGCCGTCCCTCCTGTTCCTGGGTCTGGTGTAATTGTGTGAACAATGTTAACATATTTTATCATATTGGCAAAATTTTCTTGAGTTTGTGGGTAATTATGAAAACGTACTTGGTTATGCACACCAACTTTCTTAGCGAGGACAATGCTTTTAGGAACTCGGAAGGCATGAACCTCTAGTTTAGGAAATTGTTTAAATGCGGCGGGCAAACACGCGTATATGTACTTTTCACACCGTGGCTTGGCTAAAAATAACCTTGGTTTGGATGTATCTGGTATATGATTTGTATACTGTGCCAGATTAACTGGAGGACCAGCTTCAACGAAATCATCTAATGTAATGCCATAGCTATTAACTGCCTGTAAATTTAACCATCTATTTGTGCATACTAAGTAATTTATTTTTTTCAAAACGGTTAAATTATTATAGTATATCCTTGTAAATATTGCATTCTTAAAGCTTTTTACACAATCAGAAGATCCCCAAATAAAAGACATAGCTGGAACGTTGGTTACACTCAACACATAGTTCATAATCACAGCCACTTGTGAAAACGAGTGCCCAATAATCAAGTCAGGTTTTTCTGCTTTCAAGACGTTATCAACAGCAGACCGCATTGCTGGTGTATCTACGAAATCTAAATAGTTATAGACATATACAGGTATACGTTTAAAAAGTTCATAAGGTACAAACTCTTCAGTTTGACAGCTTAGAAGCGCGTTTTGAAAATCTGTATGTTCATCAATTTGCTGAATTACATCATGAACATGCGGTGTGTTAGTATGTCCTATATGAAGAATCTTTACCATAGGTGTTACCTATTGTTTTGTCCAGCACACATACTTACCAAGCTTCGGAATAGTAACATTAACCTTGTAATCCTTTATATACTCATCTACTGCTAATTTCGCTCCATCATAGTAATAATAGTCATCAATAATTATTATACCTCCAGGAACTAGCTTTTTATACAAATGTTCCAAGCAAATCTTGATAGAAACGTACAAATCACAATCCAACATCAACAAAGCTATTTTATCAATTCGCTTACTATACGGAGCGAGTGTATGTTGAAACCATCCTTTGTATATTTTTACTCTGTTTTTCGGATAACCAACTACCTTAGTCATAAGATTATATACATATTTGGCATTTCCGGGACCAGATAACTTACGTTTTCTATAAAAGCCCTTAACTGGCTGCAACCGCCCCTGTGCGTTTTTAGAACCACCAACCTGCTTTATTAAGCGTGCTCCGTCAAGCGGTAGTGGCTCACAGATATCATCAAAAGAATCAAATAACCGAATTACTCTGTCGTCCTTGTATTCCAATAACATTTGTGCGATTTTAGCTGAGGTGCCCCCCATCCAAACACCACATTCTACTATATCACCTTGCACTTTTTTGTTCACTAACTCAATTACCTTACTTTGAATAAACGCTAAGCCTGTTTGATTCATTGTACTCTTTTTTATTACAGCATCTATTTCTTGTTTTATCATACTATCTCCTTTATTTTTCCCAATAGACACACCCAGTATTAGCAACTTGTATTGGCACTATGTTACTTTCTACCGTTTCAGTTATTGCTGCATGACACCCATCAAGTGTTAAATAATCATCTACAATGACCACTCCATTTTTGGCTACTTTCGTGTACAAATACCGCATACAAAGTTTGGTTGGTGCATACAAATCACAATCCAACATCAACAAAGCTATTTTATCAATTCGCTTACTATACGGAGCGAGTGTATGTTGAAACCATCCTTTGTATATTTTTATCTTATCTTTAGGGTAGGCAATAACATTTGCAAGTAGATTATAAACATGCTTACTATTTCCTGGACCTATTCCCCTTGTTACCCTTTTATAGTACCCATCTATTGTTTGTAGTCGGCCCTTAGCCCGTTGCTTTCCCCCTAATTCCTTTACTAGATATTTGCCATCAATTGGCAATGGCTCATGGGGATCGGCAAACGAATCAAACAAACGCAGGGTTCTAGTAGATCCTAAATTCTGCATTGTTTTTGCCATTAATACTGCACTACCTCCCATCCATACACCACATTGAACTACATCTCCTTCTATATTATTTGAGATTATATATTTTATTTGATTTACTAAATGGTCTAATTTTCTAGCATTTAGCATCGTGTTTCTTTTTATTAAGGTGTTTAACATCGACGTATATTACTTTCTTTTAATAGAGTAATTACCAGTACGATTCAGATTTTTTGAGTCGTTAATTCCAGAAATCCCAATAAACTGTCTTTGAGAAACAAAAGCAACATTTTCTACCCTTTGAAGCACCCCTACTACCAAATTCTTAGGATGGCGATAAAAACCAGAGTTAAGCACCTTTAAATCAATTATTCTGTACCCACATTTAATAGACAATCCCTCAAAAAATTGTTTAGAATAGTAATATCTACAGTGTTTAACCCAATTACCAATCAATGGCACTCCATGCAACATAATGCCATTAAGTTTGCACATCAAATGGACATTCTTGAACACAGAATATTGATTATTTACGTGGTCAGATGTACCATAATTGGTTACTACATCAAACTTATTTTCCATGTTACTAGGAATAGGAGAATCTAAATCGATAGGTACTGCTCCTCCAAGCCCATTTATGTCAATGGAAGTGTGCTTTACTCCCTTTAATTCATACATTCCCTTGGCAGGTTTCCCACAATAACGTTGGTTGCCTAACTCACACCATATAAGTCCACAATATTCAAGTCTAAGTTTAGACAAGATTTGCTCTTCATATTTTTTAAACGCTTCTACTATCATAGTTATTTTTCAGTTATACCAATAGTTTCACAGATAGTTTTTAATCTATGAGCATATGTATGCCCACTTTTCACTCTAGCTATCCCCGCCGTAGAAATCTGTTTCCAATACTTATCGTCATTCAAAAGTCTCTGCAAGTGTTGTTCAGTTTCTTTTTTATTATGAGAAATCAGTACCTCTGGCAACATTTTCTCAATTCCAGTGGATGGAGAACTGATCACAGGAGTACCACAGGCGAGCAGTTCAAATACTCTACGCGAAAACATTGTTGGAGAAGTATCAATCGAGTTTACATTTAAAAATACTTTATACTGTGTATACTTTTCTAACATTTGAGTATATGGAACTCCACCCTGTACGCAATCTTTATAAATAGCCGGAAAATCTTCCCCGCTACTACCTACTTTGTGCCTATCATAGATGTGTAAACCGTATTTTATCGCCGGTTTTAGCACGAAATCCATTGCAGCGGCTCTATTTGGGTATTGTTTATTTCTACAAGCCCCAGCAAAACAAGCCAGCGAAATCCTTCCCTCTATGCCTTTAGGAATGTGTATGGCAGTTTGGGCAGCGAAGGGCAGAGCAAATACCCGATTATGCCCAAATTTATTTTTATACTGTTGCATACAATTCACATCTGTTGTAGCAATCCAATCAAACACACCGGCTGATATTATGAAATGCTTAAAATGAACAGGGTCCTCTTTGGCCCAAAACAATGTAGGTATCTGCAGTCTTTTACATTCTTTAATTAATTTCATTAAAATGGGCAGACCAGAAGGGACTGGGTGCTTTCTATTATTAACTAAGTAGTGACTCCAACTATTTCCGGGACCACGCCACACTGATTCAACTAGCAATAAATCTATCTTTCCAGATTTTCTCAATCTCGATAAGTAATCAGTACTCCTAACAGGAATGAGGTGGCATTCATGAGAAAAACAAGTCTCTGAAAATTCATCTAAAATAGCGGCAACAGTTAATATCATATCGATTCCAAAATCTGTTGTAACTGGTTAGCACGTACCTCAAAACTGTGCTGTTCAAAAACGAGCTTTTTACCAGCGGCAGCAATTGCTTCTCTTTTTTCCGGGTACTTTAACAAATTTTGAATAGCGTTTAACCCTTCTTTAATTGAACGAAACCAAACCAAATGTTTTCCGTTTTCGAAATGCTTCTCCATACCAGGAACATATCTAGTTATATGCGCTCTGCCAGAAGCCATACATTCAAATAAGCGTCTATCATAGTACCGCAAAACGTCATAATGATTTGATCCTAGATTTACATTGGCTCTACGTAGAACTCTTGCATATTGCTGTCGGGGAACCCGCTTTTCAGTACCAAAGGGCCAACCATTCCCATAAACAACTGTCTTGAACAATCCATGTACTCGCATAATCAAATCATACCTAAATTTTCCTAGAGGAAATTTTTTATGGTTAAAGTTGTTTCCCCCAAAAAATACATCATGGGTAATGGGAACGTCAAAATCTTTAAATTCATTTGTGGGAACACAGTGGTGCAATGTAAACACTTTAGGTATACCAATCTTTTTGTACATCTTAAATTGTGTAGGGTCTTCATTATTTATAAACAATACGTCTAATAGGCCACGTCTCTCTGCGATTAGTGGAGGAACACCCCCGCGTTGGTCTGCATAATACATTACAAATTTTGTGTGTGGACTCGCTGCTTTTAATTTTATAAGGATATCCCTAGTAAGCTGCTCATCTTTCCAAAAATAGAAAAAATCAGGTTGTTCAGCAACAAAATGGTCAGTAAACTCAACTAAGTGGTGTTTGAATTGAATTGGCCGCGCCAATCCGTGCGATACAACGTGTACATTAGACGTTGCTGCCATCTCAATAAAAAAATATTTCCTTAAACAAAATATTTTCACAGTTTTCCCCACTCCTTATTGTGGTTAGCGACAAGGATCGCTTTCGTTGGCATTTTTGTTTTTTGTTTGTACTTGGCTTTGTTATAAACCTTTATATCACCTTCGTAATATGCACCCTGACGTAAATGCGGTAAATGAATCATACTAGTCTTACCATGAATCCATACTTTAGTAAGACCTCCTCGCACAGCTCGTAGAGCAAAATCAGAATCTTGTGCTCTGTATCTAACATATGTTTCGTCATAGCCGTGAACATTTATTGCCCATTGTGTAGAAACGCCATTACAACATCCATCTCCGTGAAGGATTATACCACTTTGTTTTGCTCTTTCTAAAAATTTATAATACTCTTTTCCATTGCAAGAAAACGGAATAAGTGCTGGTGTCGTTGTCAAAAAATAAGACTTGCACATTACAAAAGCGTTTGTATTTTTTTGTAGCGTCTGCTTTACGACACCAAAAAAATTAGGTTGGAAAATTTGATCTGCATCAGTAATACACAAAAAGCGTGTAGTAACATTCCTAATTCCAATATTTATTGCACGCGCTTTATGAAACATTTTTGTAGATCTATCCACTCGTATGATACGAACCCAGCTTTTGTACTCCGGAAATGCCAACGGCTGATTACTCCCAAAATCCACTACTATTGTTCTTGGTCTTGGACCACATGCACGGATAGAAGCAAGGCAAAACTTTAAATTTTCTAGTCTATCTTTGCATGTTATTATTACTGAAAGATTCACTATTAACCTCTCGTACCAATTGTAGTTATTTATATACTGAGAATATTTTTCTTTTATTTAATAAAGTCTGTCTTCTATTTTTATCAACATTTTTGTTAAGCCAAATAAACACATTAAATGATCTAAAAACGCCATCACTAAACTTAACTATACGTTTAGATCCGTGAATTTTAGAATCAAAATATGTGTGAGTAGTTGGGTAATTATACGGAAAAATATCACGCGATGTCGAATCAACTACATAAGGTCGTTCGGTTTGAAACGTAAAGTCTTTGAGTCCCAATTCAGAAAAAATCGTTTTCAATAAATTAATAGTAACTCTTATCTTATGACCACACCCATCCAACCAGAAAAATTTAAAACCCAAACCCTTCAAATAACTATCAAAATCAAAAGATGGACCCTCTATATACATAAAATCAGTAGCCGTTTTTGAAGCTGTTTCAATAACATGCTTAACCATTTTTTTATCATTCAAATGCTCTAAAAAATGACACATGAGTATAAATTTTACTTTTTCACTGCCAAAATCATGCTTAGCAATATCCGCTAGAAGGCACGGTATACCTTTAATGTGTAATTTGTCAACTCTATGCTTCAGTATTTCAACCCCAAGACCAGACTTACCGCTAAACTTTTTCCCGAAGTTAAAGCTGCCACCAGATGCAGTACCGAAATCATAATAATCGTATATGTTCATATCAACGTACCTACAATACTCTCAAATTTCTTAGTTACAACATCCCAATCATACTTTACATTTCTTGCAGTTTTTAAACATTCGTTCCGTAATTCTCGTTGTAATTGTTTATTATCCAATAATTTGTTTACTGCATTAGCTATATCTTGTGAATTCCTGCGTACCACAAGTGCGTTCTTTCCATCTCTAACAAAATCCCTGTTACCACCATCATCAGTACAAATTACTGGACAACCACATGCAAAAGCCTCTAAAATATTGAAATTAAATCCCTCGGCTTGCCCTGCTGAAATATACACAGTTGAACTATTATATAATTTATACAATTGATCTTGGGGTGTATTCAATCCCTCCATCTTTAGAAAGTTACTATATTTAGTGCTATGTAATCCTGTCTCTATAATGCTTGTCCCCTTCCATGGGCGCTTTGAACCATAGTACATGGCATGGTATTGTGTAGGAATTGTCGAATCATATTTAAAATGTTCTGGATTAATACCTCCAGGAACTATTGGAATGTCATAATCTAATTTGTTAGTGACATGCTTTGTTATATATTGTTTTGTGAATGTTGAATTGGCAATTAAATAGAATCCTTGGTTAAGTGCTCGAATTGGTATTTCCGGATTTTTATATAATGCCTCCGGTGCCAACACCCAAAATATCTTTTTTGCAGCTTTTGCTATCTTTGCATGCTTATACTGTTCAGCTAAATTAAAAATTATTACATCAAATTGTTTATTTGCTATTTTGTCAAGTTTAATAACTTCAGCCTTAGTGGGCAACCACACGCACGGACTTCCCGTTGGTGTGAGAAGCGTAACATTGTGACCTAATCCAACCAGACGATTGGATACTTCCATTATTCGCCTAATACCGCCACAGACGTGTAATCCGGGTTCTATGAATCCTATATTCATTTTGTATCTTCAAGTACCCTCAAAAAAGACTTTATGAACTTGTCCCACGTAAACTTCCCTGCTAACTCAATCCCATTTTTTATAAGTTTTGTTTGTAGTTCTTTATCTCTTAGAAGAAGTCCAGTACGTAGTGCCATATTGCTTCGTTCCATTGAATTGTTGAATAATAGACAATTATGATTATCAATTAAGTATTCATCCAATCCAAACGAAGGTTTAATTACTGCAGGTGTGCCACATGCCATTGCTTCCAAGGGGCATAGCCCAAAACCTTCATTCTTGCTGGGGGCAACCCATATATTGGAAAGATAATATAGATAAGGAATTCTATCTTGAGGAGGATTTACATAAACATAATAGGGACATTTGGCATTTTTGAATACGTCTTTATGTACTTCCTTGGCAGATAAAAGCAGTACCCGGATCTCTTGGTCCTTGTGAACGGCATTCATGGCATTGAAAAACTCTTCCATATTTTTTGAACCGGCATGATGATAGAGGCAGCCAATCGTAAGCATAGAATCTGTATCTACTTTTTCTGGTTCTTTAATATCCCAACTCCAATAAGGGTCAATTTTTAAATCTGCAAGGGATCGCAGTCTTTCCCTAGGAATGAAAATAGGATCAATCCCTGGAGGAATTATCCTTACATTTTTATGTTTGAATTGCTTCTCAGCGATATTTGCCAACCATTTAGACGTGGTAATAACTGCATTATACGGATACATCAAATTTATACATTCTCGTTCATACTGACTAGTTCCAAATCCCTGCAGATAAAGTACTATAGGAATATCCGGCATTGGCCCAAATGATTGACCATCACCGTAGGTAATCAGATGTGTACAACTTGGTGGAACCGTATACTTTGAAATATTATCAACCTGTTTAATTTCAAATTGTGGAGGTTTTCCCAGCCACTCTATACTGGAAAGAGACTGTGTAAGGACAGTAACTGTAATATCGAATGATCGTAATAATTGGGCCAGCCGCAAAAGTACCTTTGTTCCTCCTGCGACTCGGGTATGCGGCGTAGCAATACATACATGCATGGTCATTTTCTGGTGCTCCAATAGAGCTTCTTAGCTTCTGTACGGGCAGCCTCTCCGTCCATTCCTGATGCTTTTACACTGGCTTCTTCTAATACATATTGCACTTTATTAATATTTTCCTGATAGATTGCAATATTTTGTAAAATGACTGGGGGATTATCTCCTAATTTTCCTATACCCCTATTACATCTACCGCATAATAACCCACGTATTACTGGACGAATAAATTTAGAGTGTGCAGAGCAACCAAAACATTTATCAGGACGACTGTGTGTCTGCATAGAAACACCACATATTCTACAAATCCAATTATTATGTACATGATCTATGGAGAGTTGATCACTTAGTTTACCCGCGTTTTTAATATTTTCTTTTTGACCACAGCACCCACATACATTATGTTGTTGCGCAAGCATAAATATATATTCCTCTAAATTAATTTTGAATGACGCATACAATGGATAATCTTTCCTACGTTTAGCTTTATCCACATATGACTTTCTTTCCATAATCCTAAATTTAAAGGAATTATTTATATATGCTGTCAAATTCTTTTGAATAACTATTAAGTCATCCCCTAATAAACCTAACCCTGCATTACAATTATGGCATAAAAGCCCACGAATAGCTGATGTATTATGGTCATGATCAACGCACAAATTTTGTACTTTTCCGCATTGTTGTTTCGTTTCTACCTTTCCACAAATCCCACATTTATTGTTTTGTAAATTAAGTAATGCTAAATATTGTATAAGCGTAATTGAATGCTTTTCAGCTAAACCACGGCAAACTGAACAATAACCACGATATATTGCAGGATTGTTACAAAGAGGCATTGCACATAATTGTTTTACTTTTGTATACCGAAGACATAATTTGTGTGCTTTATATTTTATTACATTTTTACTTATTTGCAGAATGGATGCGACTAAATTTTTTCCACCTATAGGAAATTGCGTTCTTAGTATAGCCAATTCAGCCTCTGTCCATTTGTGCAAACAAACCCTACGTGTGCACCCATTTGCCCTTGTTTTTTTAATATTTTGTTGTTGATAATGCCTGGTGCATAAATCCAAAGCACATACAGGGCTAGTACATCCTGCAGCTACACATATTTTTTTAGCTTTAGGCTTACTATACGTTAAGGATAACAAGGATGCCTTATTATGAATAGCATGTATGCTTCTACCTAATTGTTCATGGATAAAAAGGGCACCATTAGTTGCATAGTGTTTCTTTAAAAATATAATATCTTCGTTACTCCATAGTTTTTTATTATTTATCACGGGATTCCCAATACAATTTTTTTGCTTTTTCTCTTTCTTTTATCGTATCAATTGCATAGGCTTTTGAGCTACTTTCGCCTAAATGGTGTATAAATACGTCTTTTCTCCAAGCATACTTATACCCAACTTTTGTAGCACGATCACAAAAATCGCTTTCGCTTCCATAAAGATTATACTGTTCATTAAATCCGTTTATTTCATCCCATATTTTTTTTCTGAACAATAAACAAAAACCGCTGGGTGGATCTTTTAACATAACTACTTTTCCAATGTGCTTTTGCGCGTGTTCCTCAGATACAACTGAAGATTGTACCGAGTGGCAATTACCAGATGGACCAACAAATCCAATACGCTCATCGGTGGTTAATGTATCAACAAGTTTTCCTAGCCAATTTTCTGTTACTCGCGTGTCATTATTCAATAAACAAATAAATTTTGTATCACTGAACTTAACTAATTTATTCCAAACTGCGGTTAAAGACATTCCAGAAGCATAGTTGTCAAAATATGTAATAATATAAGGGTGGCTAGTATTAAAAAGTATACTATTTAAGCACGCTTTATCCAAATGTTTTACCTTTGGTCCATACCCTACGACTATTATATTTACAAGATTAGCTAACATGAGAATATTTTCTTATACCTACTTTACGTTAATTTACAGTGTGCATTTAGGGTTCATTCCTTTGAGTGTAGCAATCTCATCCTTGGAAAGTTATTCTGTCTTTAATCTTTTTGAATGATCTTAATTCATAATTTAAATAATTAATATTTCCTAACATCCATTGCGTATAACTTTCCCCAAATTTAGCCAAACAAAAAGCATCTAACGCATTGTCATTTCCGTGTAAAAGATGTTCTGAACCAATTTTATATTTTCGATAGACTTGTTCAAACATAATACTTTTTGGGGCATTCCCTGAATTGCATATAAACAGTTTTAATGTTTTGGGTGGCACAATAAAGTAGCTATGTTTATTTTCTAATAACATAACAGAGATAACACCTCCAAGTTCCCCGATATTAAACACGGCGCGACCTCTGCTTCCATATGAGTATCCTTCCACAAAAATATTTAATATTGTATCTTCATATTTATTAAGAATATTTTTGATAGCTTCTTTTATGAAAATTAATCTATCACCCCCTCTTAATTTTTTTGTAGCTATTACATCTAAATGTATAATTCTATTATTAGTTCCTAATACACAGATACCCGTATTAGTTAGACTTAAATCTAATCCTACATAAGTACTTTTAAAATGTTTCATAGTATTCTCCTTATTATTTATCTTCTTAATATGTTTTGTAATATTTATGGCATTTGTAGTAGAAATTATGTGTTTATTCTGTAATGTTAAAATTATTTTTTTATTATTTTTTATTATTTTAGTTATATGAAGTAAAAACTCTCCTACATTCATATTACTTTTAGCAAAATTGCAGATCTTACAACAAGGACTGCAATTATCTAAAGTATAACCCTTAGAACTATCTATACGATCAATTCCACTGTAAATATATTCATGTCTTTTTCGATTGTTTCCTCCGATATACTGAACTTGAAATGGTTTAGAAGCGCAATAAACACAAGGTTGTTTTGTTAATGTTCTAAATTCCTTTCTAGTTAATGTAAATATTAATCCATTTTTTTCTGCTCTTTTTTTATATGACTGATACAATACATTAAAGGCAGCATCTTCACCAAACTTTTTATTTAAACAGCCACAATGTTTCGGTTTTTTACTTTTTCTTACTAGATAAGTAGCAGGAACGGTAATATACTCTCCACAACTACAAGAACATTCCCATTCTGTAGAAGTTGTCCTCCGTTGTGGGGTTTCCCGGAGAACAGTAAGTTCCCCAAATTTTTTTCCTATTAAATTAAGTTTATTTCCTTTTAAACATCCACAACTGTTCGTACCTTTTTGTCCCCTACTAAGTAAATGGCCACTTTTTACAAGTACTTCGTTTCCACAGTCACAGATACACCGCCAAACAATACTTTTACCTTTTACTATACTTGTTGGTTCGAGGGCGACTAATTTCCCAAAACGCTTACCTGTTAATTCTTTTCTTTTACTTCCCACTAAGCACCCACAACTCCGTGTTCCACTTTTGTATAGTAATCGATACGTGGGAAGCATAATTGTATTACCACACTCACATAAACACTCCCAGACAATATCTCCTCTTTTTATTTTTTTACTAGCCCTTATAACAACTAATTTTCCAAAATGTTTTCCTAAAAGAATTTTTTGTGTCTTTTTTTTCATTATTCTATTTTTACCACTACAGGTCAATGCCTGCTATTATCAACGGTATCGATGACATCTCGGACTCCGAATACTGGCCTAAAATGTGGATCGGAAGGGATAGGAGGTGAACTCAAATGATCTTCTGTCAAATCCGCAAAAATTTCAGGATCTTCTATTGTAATAAATGTTGAAGTAAGCAGATAATTAAGAATAGTAAATAATTTTTTATTGTTAAGTTTTCCTGTGTTGTTCGTATTATCTGAGAACGAGTAGGAAGCAGGTTCACTGCTGCCTAAATTTAGATCTGCAATAGATACATCAATAACGATCCCATCTAACGGGTAATATAGTCGTTTACCCTCATCGATCCTGAGTGGTTCGTTCAATCCGCAAAGTCTATAGCACACTTGCTGAATAGTAGTCTCTATGGCTATTATAGATAACCGCAGTGCTTTGGAGCTTTTACTGTTTACAAACAGTGCACCGCGTTGTTCCTTATGAACTCCATCTTCTACAGTAGTCTTAAATATTGGCAGTTCATTAAATTGGTCGTTACCATCCCAAAGAACTGAATTAGAAAATAACAAAGCATTGAGAAAATCAATGATATATTTCTTAGTTATCTTCCCAATGTAGTAATCTGCAGTATTTACTTTATGATTCATTTTGAATCCTCAGAATTAAATAGATGAGATTCTACAGGATCTTGCAGTTGCCTGTCGAATTGTAAATTTAATTTATCACCCATCTTTTTAATTGTTTTTTCGAGTTTGCTGATAAGTTCTATCAAAGTCTTTATGTCACCATCTAAATGTTTGGCCATGCTAGGACGACGCAGTACATGGCGTGCATATCCACGAATTGCGTCACCAATCTCTGAATAATAATATTTACTAGTCCAGCTAATTGTCCCATCAGTCGCTTTAGTTTTCTCTTTAATTACAAACGCATGCTGTGTAGCATCTAACCTGGTCTTTTTATCCAGGTTTCCTAGTATAAAACTTTCTTTTTTTGCTTTCATGTTATCTTCCGGGGAACTTTGTCACATTCTTCATCTTTGATAAATTTGCAATATCAGAGGGGGTAGGTGTGTGAATGTTTGACAATGCTGCACGCCACTTATCCAAGGCTTCTGTATAGCGAGTGTAGAGGGTAGGACTTCCTGTGCATATTTTAACTCCCTTTTCAGTACGAATTTCTCCGATGATTTCTACTGAATGTGGGAACAATGCGATCTCTAGCTGCTTTGTATCCCCAGGATATGGCGGGCCAATTGTTACAGCCATTCTATCGTTGGATCCTGGTACGGGCTGAAAAATGTAGCCGCGAACATCATGCAGCGTCAAGGCACATTTCTCAGTTTTCCATATGTTATATTCAGACTCCTCTACCCATCCTAGCCAGATACCGAACTGACAAGTTATAAAAACGAAATAGACTGTTGGTGACATATCACTCTCCTAAAATTTGTTTGATTGCCTGTTCCCAGTAAATGTAATTCTTGTTTATATCAAATTTTTCAGCTACCAATTTCTTTGCATTTGTCAATATAGAAGTATATAAATCTTCATTGTCCAATAGTTCCTTTACCTTATTATACCAATCATTGTTATTTGCAACCAAAATTCCTGTGACGCCATCTTCTATGGTATCTTTATATGGTCCAAAGTCAGATGCCACAGTGACTGCATTATACACTGTATACTCCAAAAACTTCAAGTTTGATTTACTTCTATTGAATTGTGTTGCTGCTAAGGGGGCTAAGCCAATATAAACCCCTAATTGACCGAACATCTGAAAAAAGCCTTCGAAAGGGGTAAGTTGAATTGTTTGTGCCCCCGGTATATCAAAATTTGGTTTTCTGGTTACCCGATCCAACCCACACCACATTTTAAATAATATATCTTTATCCTTTGCTAGTTTTATAAATTCTCTTTTGGCAACAGCAAGATCATGTTCATGCGTCATAGATCCCTGCCAACAGACTACTGGTTTAGATGTATTTTCTCTAGGATTATCTAGCGGAAATATAAAATCAAAGTCAATCGAATTTGGTAACACATAAATATGTTTGCAATAATTTTCGTAGACTGATTTTAATGCTTCGGTTGTTACAAACATTGCATCAACTTCAGATACGAAATATTTAATACCATCCTGTACTTTTTTCTTTCCTAGAACTTGATATGACGGATTCCATTTGGGCACATGAAATAAGTCGTCATCTATTTCATAGACCAATTTTGTTCCTTTTTTTTTCATCTGGAGAATATATTGAAACACATCCAGTTTATACTGCCGCTGGAGGATTGCTAAATCATACTTTCCTACTTGGTCTTCTCCTATAGATCCTGCTACTGTAATGTGAAATCCTTTTGGGTTATTTCGGGCAAGGTGCACCATGGGAGCGTGAAGGCGGTACAGCCAACAGGCACTACGGTCGCCTTTATAGCATATAAGTTTTGTGGGTTCAGTCATTTTTTTTACTCCCTTATATTTTTTCTTCCGTGCGATTTCACGCAAAATGTACCAATTGGCCTTTTCTAAATCTTCAATTAAATCGGAACTTGGTTTAAGCCCTGCTCGCCATAGATACTTCATAGCATTGGCTATATTACAACCAAAGTGCTCGATTACATCAATACATTCAATCCCAGCAGGGTGTTTATTATAGTGCTCAGGATGATCTACATTGTTTCCTTTTTTCATAATGCCCCCTAAGAAAACTTTGAATTCAGTTTTGAAAACATCGATGGAACATTTTTAGCAAAAATGGGAAGTGCGCTACGGAATGTCTGCCTGATTTGTGGGTGTGCTTTATTCGAACAACGCAAACTAAAGATATGCTGCCATTCACGCAGATTAGTCGTAATCCATATTTCCGTTTTGAGATCTATCGGGAGTACACCCCTTGCAATTTGTGCTGGTTCGCCTATCCCAATAAGATTAAAATAATGCTTCTCAGCGTCAACCATAGCCTGTCGCCATTCAATTTCAGCCCTGCCATCAGTAGTAGCGAATGGAGGCATAATAACACCGATAGTATGATCAAACTGATCTTTGGAATAATTACAAAACCGTGTGCTTTCCTGACCATACGACGCTATTCTATGCCTAACAAGTTCATGTGTAAGCCCACGATTACATACAATATGTGCAGAAGCTACACAGTGTTCCAACATCGCTGCGTGTCCGCGATCATTCAACATTCTAATGAAATCCCTAGCACTTGTTTCTGTAATCTTACCTTCAGACTTATAACACGTTCTACCTACCATTTCAAGAAAGACTTCAGGTTGTAGTATTTCTCCGTCATCAGTTATAGGATAATGAAAAAGGACTTTTATGGATGGTTGTTCTATTCTCATGATAATTCCTTTCAAAGATAACGGTTATTTTCTCTTTGCCTTTTTCTTCTTCTTCTTTACAGGTTTCACTTCTATTTCTTCTACTAAGTCTGCTTTAGGTATAGTTGCAATATTCGTATCTCCTGCAATTGTTTTTCCATATGAAGGAGATTCTGCCACGCTAAATTTTTGTTGTGGGGGAGTGCCTGCACGGGCTGCGTCTAATGCAGGATTTCCTCTTTTCTTTTTTTCTGCTAAAGAGTCCAATAGTGCCTTTTCCAAATTCTCTAGCGGAATTTGTGCGCAGACTTGATTAGGGCATTCCCATAAGAGTTGTTGCCGTGTTTTCGGATTTCTATAGCCTGGATGCAAATCTAGTAGTGCACCTACTGGGCGATTACATGGCCAATCTTTACATCCACCAGTCCATGAAACATTATAATTATTAGAGTAACCGAAGAACTTGGGATCAGTGTTCTGGAATACAACAATTCCCTTAGTTCCTAATGCATTTGTACAGTGTGCGAATAGACTTTCTATAAGGATGTAGCTATCAGCCAATGGCAAAAGTGCAATAGCCTCTCGCATTTGCATTCCTAATGCATCTATAGCACCGTCTACCTTTGGCTCCCCTTCCAAACCAATATGAATAAATAATATTTTTTCTTTATATTTTGCTACTAGCTGTTTCGCTAATTCAATGTTTAGATCTTTGAGACTATTTGTTTTGTTGAATGCTCCATCTGAAGGAATCGCTCCAGTACAGTGCAGTAGAACTATTGGGCGATTGAGGAACTTATATTGTCCTATGAATGTTTGTGCCGCTCGTAATTCATAATCTGTAAGCTTATAATCAAGGGGCTGCTCATCGTATTCAGCGTCGTACATCTTACATATAAACTCTGGAAGGCATTTACAGTCCATCGCTGGTTCATCCATAATTCCGTCGTACACAAAATGCTTTTTGAAAAATCTAATGTTTTTTCCTAATACATGTTCATTGTAAAAATCTTTTGGATCTTTGAGTGAAATTAGTTTGTCTATATTAGGATTGTGCTCTAAAAGCTGTGAATAGGTAGAAAGAACGATGATTTCATCATTAGGGTACTTATGTTTAAAATAGCGAATAGCAGGCGTATGGCTTAAAACATCACCTGCACCACCTTGAACGAATAATATTATCTTTGACTTTTCAGGTATGCTCATGTGTAGTTCCGGGCAAGGAGACTGTCACCTTCAGGCGGCAGAGGAATTGCCCATCCTCCATGCATTATAGGCTAGAAATTGACACTCTTCTGTTCTTGCATTTTGACATAGACGCTTTCCGTTCTGAATGGAATGCAAACTAATTCTATTTTTACTTGTTCCGCCAACATATACAACACCATATTTTTTGTGTTTTATCAGACTTCCCCGTTTGAACCTCAGACTCTTGGTGCTCCCGTAAGACTTTCTTACACCATTCTTGCCCGGTTGTAAAACATGTAATTGTCTCCGGTGCAATTGGATTGGTGCAATCAAAATCAAACTCCTGTTGTCTGGTACAGTATGACCACCTACCCAAGAATTAGCAAGAACCCAACTGTCTACACAGTGTGCTTCAAAGCTATTACCCAGCTTGCTTTTGGACTTCTTAAGCCCAAATTGGTTATGCATTCCGAACGTATCGAACCCCTGTTTAGTGTCTACCTGACCAAGTTTGCGTAGTTCAGAATAAAACCACTTCTTACCTACTTCTAGCGGGCTAAAAGACACGTCCCACCTGCGTTTACCAGTTGTCTTGGCTTTGATGTCTTCTACTACGAAACACTCAACCGGGAATAGTCTGGAAAGTACTTTCGCAATGTTTAGTTTCCACTGCCAACGAGCCTTAGTTGATGGTGGAATACCTCCACGCTTACGATTGATGCGGTTTTGTCGGCAAGGAGTTTTTCTAGCACGTCGTGTTCTTCGCATATTTCTTTTTGTTTCCACGGCATCCTTTACCCAAGTAACAGCGTTAGCTTGAATGTTTAAGTATGTATGTTCTGCTGACTTGACCGTAAAACCCTCCTTCTTGGAACCAGGATCAATTCCGACTGCTACTGGTTGAGTATCTCCATCTTTTCTTTGCAGCAACTCAATGTAGAAAATCCCCTTAATGAATCTACGAACTGCTTTTCCTTTCCGAACCAATTCTCTTGCCCTGGCAGGATGACTTGGCATTAACGGCTTTCCAACGGACGAAATAACTGGAACAAACAACAGAGAGTTACCTCTCCCACTCCGATCCTTACGGATCGAGCAATTACCCCCATCGAGACTGGCCAACGCAGGGGTCTGGGACTTGGGGAGCATCTCAGACATGCTATGCCCTGCCACGGGCAGTTGGCTCAGTTGGCTTCGAGCAGCCAAGTAATAAATCTTGACCTTACCCACTCTAGTCTCCTGTTTTCTCTTGCTTGTTTCGCATTGGCCTTGCTACTCCTTGCAAGCCGTCGTCTTTAGGCGACGGTAGTTGACGCTTAGTTCTCCTAGGCTATCCAGATCTATTATACAAAAAAGAATGATAATTAACAAAATATTTTTCATATAACTTCTCGGGGTTGTTTAGTTTATTAATTGGTAATAATTACTTTTCCAAGATAATCTTTAGTTAAGCGATACTGTTATTTACAACTTGTTAATTTATTCCATACTAAATAATAGGTAAGTTCCTTCACACGATACCACACACATAATTTTGTTACGGAAAATATCCAGTTCGATTACCGTTGCTGTTCAACCCCCTTAAGGGGGTTGACTTCTTTGTAAAAACTAATCTATAACTCTTGCCTCTTAAGGGGCCGAGTAAGGGGACGATTAAGGGGCCGCTTAAGCGCGTCCTTTAACTTAACTTAACTGTTATAGTTATAGTTTCTGTTTATAATTTACAGTTATAGTATATTCAGAAACTTCTTCACTACGTTCAGAAGCTTCAGGGGATCTCCGAGAACAAATGTGCCCGTTGAAATTTATATAAACAATAATCTGTTGTTCGGGACACCAGCAAAAACCGCTGCTGCCCGAACAGGTACACCGCTGTGAAGCGCGGCATACCCGTTATTATTTTTTACCACCTAGCTTTTCCCATACCCGTGGGATTGTGTCTCCTGGGGGCGAGCGTAGCGAGCAGGTGTAGGTTATCTCAAATTTGCAGGGAGAGAGGGAGTTTGACACATAGCAGGTAAAAAAGTGTTGACAAGTAGTTCCGACTGTGCCATTCTATTCCTAGAGTCTAGCGGCTCATAAAACAATATCCTGCTTCCTGGTTAGCGTTTCTCGCTAGACTCCGCTGGCTGGGAAGTAGTGTTTTGTGAGTTTGAGATGAAAAGATGCACGAAATGTGGAAGTATTTGGCCTTTTTATTGGCTAAGTACGTCTCCTGATGGTCTTCAGTCAATTTGCGTAGATTGCTACAATAAAATCAATGACAATATATGCTGCTACCACTGTGAAGGTACGAAAGCATATAAAAGAAGTTCGGAGAAAATATTATGCAGACCCCGAAAAACGAAAGTGTACAAATGAACGTCAGAGACTCAGAGGGAAAACAGAAGAATATAGAAAAAAAGCGAGGGAGAGATACAAAAACGGTGGAAGAGAAAGGGCACTAGTACGCAGTAAAGCATACCAGGCAATAAAATTGGGGAAGCTAGTTCGCCCTGACACATGCTTGATTGCCAATGGCTTTTGCAAAGGAAGGCTGGAAGGACATCACCAAAATTACAATAAGGTTTACGAGATTATCTGGTTATGCCATTACCATCATTTCGAACTACACAGAATCAGAGCAGGCAGAAATTGGCTCTCCAATGAATCAGCACACGTAAACGAGATACTACCTGATTGGTTCCTTGCCCTCACGTTATAGAAAAATTTTCTTCCAAATTAATTTTTTTCTGAGTATAATATTTGGGAAAGGAAAAATTGCTATGGCGAAAACTAATAAAGGCAACGCGACTAAGGCAGTTCCAACCCAGTTTGACCCTGCGGATGAAGTAGAGAAGATTGGCAAACAACTGATTCCTAAATATCATAGCCATTTGATTCAGTGCCGTATAGCATGGCTTTTCAAAAATAAGGCTATAACTTCCAAGGGTGTGGAAGTTGCAGCAACTGCTGAGAAAATTAGTAAAAAGCACCATGCGCTTTCTGGGTATCACTTTTTGATTACAACAGCTTACCCAACTTGGAAAGAGCTTTCGGATAAACAAAAGCTGGCTGTGGTAGATCATGAACTGGAACATTGTTTCGTGGAAGACGATGAAAAGACAGGGGAACCTAAGTATTCTATCCTCCCCCACGATGTTGAAGAATTTGGTTCAATTATCAAACGCCACGGGTTATACACTACAAATCTCGTCCGTATTGGGCATGTAGTTGAAGATGCATTGGAGAATCTGGAAAAGAAAACTATAGTAAAAAAGATTGGTAACCCCAAGGAAAGTGTTGAAGAGGAAGAGGAAGAAGAAGAGAAACCAAAGAAAAAGAGTACAAAGAAAGCTACAAAGAAAACTAAGAAGAAGGCTAAGCCTGTAGAGGAAGAGGAAGAGGAAGAGGAAGAGGAAGAGGAAGAGGAAGAGAGCGATGTTTTTGATGAAGACGAAGACGACGATGAGTTTATTGGGGATGAGGCGTGATGGCTAAGTTTAGAAAACTCCCGGTAGAAATTGACGCTGTGCAGTGGTTCAAAAATGGCGACCACCCTGACGATAACTGCGATACATTCACAGGATCAGACGGTAAGCCATTCTTGGGTGGGGGAAAAATTGTAAGATACTTTCGACACCCTGATATAGATGGGGAGAGTCTTTGTTCTGAATGTGGCGTGCGATTTCACGAGCATGGCTGGATTGATACACTGGAGAACGGCCATCGTGTTTGCCCAAGTGACTGGATTATAAAAGGAATTGCAGGAGAATTTTATCCGTGTAAAAATAATATATTTCGAAGAACTAACGAGCCTATCGATGAAGAAGCAAAAAAACTCTGGAACAAATAAGATTTATCTTGCAGACAATCTTAAGATTCTGCGAGGTATGAAAGCAGGATCTATTGATCTTATTTATATAGATCCGCCGTTCAATACAAAAAAACTAAGAAAACATACCAGATTAAAAACTACACAGAGTATGCTAGGGGATCGTATCGGCTTTGGTGGAAAACGTTATCAAACTGTAAAAAATGGAACTATGGCGTATGAGGACTCTTTTTCTGACTATCTTTCATTTCTAGAGCCCAGACTAACCAATGCTTATATTTTATTGAAGGAGACAGGATCTTTATTCGTACATTTGGATTATCGAGAAGTTCATTATGTAAAAATTTTACTTGACGGAATTTTCGGAAGAGAATGTTTCCAAAATGAAATCCTTTGGATATACGATTACGGTGGTAGGTCAAAGAAACGGTATTCTGCAAAACATGATAATATTTTGTGGTACACTAAGAACCCGAAAGAGTATACGTTCAATTTTGATGTAATTGAAAGAATCCCGTACATGGCTCCTGGACTAGTTGGAAAAGAGAAAGCTGCTCGTGGGAAGACGATTACAGATTCCTGGTGGCACACAATTGTCCCGACCAATGGAAAAGAGCGTACTGGATACCCAACCCAAAAGCCCTTGGGGGTTCTCAGACGTATCGTCAGCGTCCATTCAAAGCCCGGAGACACCGTGCTTGACTTCTTCGCTGGGGCATCTACCTCCGGGGAAGCTGCAGCGCTCCTGGGGCGTAAATTCATTATGATAGACAATAACAAGGATGCTGTAAGAATATCTGCAGAACGCCTAAAGCAATATAAGCCTAAGTGCATCGGTTTTAAACCCTAACATTACTTAAATATTAAAAATAAATCTGTCATACACTCCTTACATCTTTGGATAACCTAATTTTGGAGGGCTTTCATGACTAAAGTATTCAATATTTTTGGTGGTAGAAAATATTTTCTTGCTCTTTTCTTTTATGTATTTGCAACTGTTGGATTTTTTATTGCTTGGATTACTCCAGAAAGTTGGGTCCAGGCATTAGAATGGTGCTTAGCTATTTATCTTGGAACCAATACAATCAAAGCACTTCCTGATGTGTTTTACAGGACTGATACAGAATTAGAAGATAATAACGGAACAAATGCACTGTTTGAATTTTTTGGTGGCAGAAAAATGTTTTTGGCGTTACTGTTTATTGTAACTCTTACAGTTGCCTTTTTTATCCCAAAGGGAGAATCCGGTGGATTCCTACCTACAGCCGAGTGGCTGTCTGGTTTGAAATGGTGCCTAATTATTTATCTAGGTGCCAATACGGTTGATGCCCTTCCGGATGCAATAGCGCGTAAGAACGTAAAGTAACTCCAGCACATCAGGTTTTCCTCAGTTAAATCAAACTTATAAAGTAATTTCTAAAGAATTACTTGACAATCCTTTCCTCCGTGCCTACAGTATTAGTGAGGAGAAACTCATGGAAGGCATTAATCTTGGATTGAGTCTTGTGACCAAGCACAAAGAAAATGAAGCATTGAAAAAGGAAATCCGCGAACTGAAGCGCACCATTGCAGAATTGCAGGAACGTGTAGAGTGTCTGATGCTCCAGTTGGGGGAAGATGCTGCAACACCCATCGTGCGCCATTAATCTTGACGGAAGTTAAACATAGTCTTTAATTATATCATATCATGAGGCATCTTTATGGAAAGGTGTCTTCATGCAAAAAAGACATATTGCAGATGTTCCTCTGGAAGATCCTTATACATCTGAGAATACAACTCTTCCCATGTCTAATGAAGAATTTGAGGAACTTGAACAAGAAGTTGCACAGCAACCCACTCCTAAACCTGTAGGGACTCTGGAAGTTGCATGGGATGATTATATCAACCAATCTGGGACTCTTGCGGGAAATGAGCTTACAGTGGCCGATTTAGCAACCGGAGAGTTGTATTCTATCTATGTACAACCCGCCACGGATGTCTCGGACGCTAGAATTGTAATTTATCCAGTAGTGGTAAGGTATATTGATGATTACGGGCGTGCTGAAACATTCGAAGCGGCACCCGATGGATCACTAACTTGGAGCGATATAGAAAAGAAATATTTTCCAAATGGATTTGCCAAATTAGACAAAAAGAATAACCAAGAAATGGTAACTGGATCTAAAAGAATACCTGATGGGTTTTGGCATAAGGTGCTCTCAAATTTATTGAAGAATTTTTCTGCTAAAAGCTTTTATAGTAAACATCTAGATAATCCTTACATTGTAAAGAAAAACAAGTGACGGAGATCACATGAGTACTGTATGGGCATTTGTCCAGAAAGCGTTCAAATGGATTAGTAACCATCTAAAACTATTTCTGCTAATTGTTTGCGTGATAGTATTTTCTATTCTAATTTTTTGGTGGGGAAGAAAGAATGCTAAAATCCGCGCATTGGAGAATAGCCTTGCTATTCTAAACGCACGATTAAAACTACAGGGATTAGAAATAAAATATGATGCAGATATGAAAGATCTTGCAAAGCTAAAAGAAACAGACAAGAAAATAGATGAAGATATCGCAAAAGTAGAAAAATCATTGGAAGAAAAGTTAACTCCCAGCATGACTGCTGATGAAATTATTGCCAAATTCAAGGAAATTGGAATACGCTAATGTATAGGAAGTTGCCCATAATTTGTGTTTGCATGTGTATGTCCTGCATTGCCTTTGCCGATACTCCTCCTGCAGAACTAGATATTCATAAATTTCAATTGGGAGAAATTACCTACGTTGGATTTCTGGAAAAGGATGCGCAGACTCTCCTACAATACCGCATGGATAATCCTAAGCTACAATTAAAGATCGAACAACAGGATAACAAAATAAAAAATAATCAACTGCAGATTGCAACGCTAACTTCGGCAAATACAACGCTTTTAGATGAAAAGAAGTTTTTAGTTGTAGAAAATATTAGGTTACAAAAAGAATTGGATAATAGGAATGCTTGGTATCGCAACCCTTACTTTGCATTTTGTGTAGGGTTGGTGTTAGGAACAGCTACAGTAATTACAGTTGTTTATTGTGTAAAGTAACCGAAACGAAAGTAGTTGTGTACATTTATAACAAACGATCAAAGAACCGGCAAATCTTAGCACAAACCGGAAAAGTATGCCCGAGTTGTAAGTCTAACAAGATGGTGCTTACGGAGCCTGGGAAGGATAGAACTACATTTACCTGTCAAAAATGTGGGGTGATAAGTACATTTACTGAACTACCAAATACTAAAAGATCTGGGAAAGAACCTGTAAAAAAAATGTCAGCGATTACTCTCAGAGATCATACTACCGAGCACGGTACGCAGACCCCACCAAAGACCCTGCTAAATACCTCAAAAAAAGAGTCTGCCAGCACGACTTTGAACGTGGTGCGGAAGGCTATGTCTAGTACATCCGTTGTAAGTTTTGATTACGTAGCCTCGGATAATAAAAAATCTTCCAGAAATGTAGAACCGTACAAGATTACTCACAGAAATGGAGAAATAATTTTATTTGCATATGATTTAGAAAGTGGGGGTATTAGAACGTTTAAGATTAAAAACATGTCATATGTGGGAGAACAGCCATATATGTATAAGCCTCGTTACCCTATCGAGGACAAATTAAAAGATGACTAAAGATCTTGTTTCAATGCAGATTGGCCCAAAAAGCGAAGATAAGGAAAGTAATATCTTCGATGGCATTTCAGGGCTATTGGATGGTTGCATACAGGCAAGGCCAAGAAGTAAGGGGAGAGTACAGTTAGAGCTTGCTCCCAATCAATTGGAATTTATCGAGTCGCCTAAATTTTTAGATGGTCCACAGTTACATTACCCGCAGTTTGCTGTGGTCCGTGACTTCTTTGAACTGCTATGCCCTACGTGTAACAATCTTGAAGAAGTCTACTCTACGGTAGACCCTAAGATGATGGGGGCCTCAGATACTAAAGCAAAAAAATATAGAGATAAACAGATATTATTTAGGTATAATGTTTGTCCAAAATGTGGGTTTACTAAACTGCAGAACCCCCGTGTGTTCAATAATTTTAATGAGCTAATTGGTGTTGTTGGGATGCGCGGAGGTAAGTCCGTGCTAGTAGCCTGTATGTCTGCTGCAATCATACATGAGTTGCTGCAGGTAGATAAACTTCAGGAAAAACTGGGGTTAGTAAAGAGTCAGGAGATTGATGCTGCCTTTGTAGCAGCATCTGGTGAGCAGGCTAGTGAAACAATCTATGGGCACTTTAGAGGCCTTTACGATAACTCTCCCTGGTTTCAGAACTACAGGAAGGCACTACTAGATTTAGAGATTCTGGATAATACCCTGCGGAGAGGCACACTTTATTGGCAAACTGAGAAATCTATCCATTTTAAAGAAAAGCACATTAGAATTAAATCTCTGACTTCAAACTCAAGTTCCATCGCCGGAAAAACTAGAATTTTTGCAGTTATAGATGAAATCAGCCGAATGGATACAGGTGATAGCAAGCGCAGTGCTACAGAGGTTTACCGTGTGTTGAAGCGCTCGTTGATTACAATTAAAGCATCTGTGGAACGGTTACATAAACAAGGTATTTATGATATCCCGGATGCTCGAATGTTCTGTATCTCCTCCCCCATGTTTGAAGATGACAAGGCGATGCTTCTCCTGAAACAGGCAGGTAAATCCGAGAAGATGTTTGCGTTTCATAGATCAACATGGGAATTCAATCCAGATATTAGCAAAGAGGATCTTGCAGATGAATTTGCATCTGATCCACTCGGCGCTGAACGAGATTATGGGGCGAATCCTCCCGGTGCAGAAAATCCACTAATTCCGAATACTGCTATTATAGAGATCTGTGTGGATAAAAATAGATCTTCCAGTTTGACTACCCGTGAAGTATTTTTCGATGAGAGATTAGATCAGTACAAGTTCAGTTATATAAAGCCAGAGGTTGTGGAGGTTAAGTATAAACACTTAATAGAATACGTGATTCATTGTGACCCTGGTCAACGACAGGATAGTTTTTGTTTAGCAATTGGACATTTAAGCCCGGATGATGTAGCAATTATCGATGGAGCCATAGAGTGCCGCCCAATTCACAAAAATAATAAGCAGGGCTTGCCCCCACGCGAAGTTTACTTTCCTGCTATGACTGAAATTATCTTGAAATTGAATAGGATGTTATCAATCAGGTACATGTCCTATGACCGTTGGAACTCCACCGAACAGATACATATGTTGAGAACTGCTGGAATATTAGCTTTCCAGAAAGATATAAATAGAGATGACCATGTACGGTTTGTGAACTCTATGGGGGAAATGAAAGTAAGTTTTCCGGCTAGAGAGAATGATTTCATGGATCCATCTATCGCTAGGAATTTACCATGTTCAAAAGCCTTGTGGGAGTTACGCAAGCTAAATGACGATGGTGTGCGAGTGGATCACCCACCTGGTGGCTCAAACGATATGATTCAGTGCTATGTAGGGGTACATCGTTTATTGTTGCATTCCGAGGAGGTTATTTCTATACCTGAACTGCGAAAAGTGCAGATGAAGCAGCGAATTCGCGGTGGTAGAAATAGAAAAATTGGACGAGTAGTTCATTTGGAACCCAAGGGATCTAGACGGTAGTTTAATATTAGGATGCATATCGATGTAAGATTTTTCTCAGAAAGGAGATTTACCAATGTACAAAATTCAAAACTGCATGCCCGGAAATTTACCCGTAGATTTGGAAGTAGGGAGTATTATCCTGACCCCTGGAAAATCATTTGATTTAGATCCTCATTGCTCCAGGAAGTGGATAAAGACGAATCCCCTCCTGAAAAAGTTGTTTAGTGTCAATGCATTGATTCTGGTCCATGATTCTGAGGTAGCCATTCCCAAAGTTCCGATTAAGAAAGTAGTACCTATAGCCCAGCGTGTAGCTGTTAGCGCTGTTAAGAAACCGCTTCCTAAGATTGTAAAGTCAAAAGTTCTTGCGAAGCCAAGGGTTATAGATCTAAAAGATAAAGAAGATGTTACAGAAAAAATGTATAAGAAACCCAAGGCCACGATAAAAAAGGAAGATCCAGTTGAAAAACTGTTAGCTGAAACAGATCATAAGAAGGATAAAAAGAAGTCCAACAAGTGGCATAAAAAATCTTATAAGAGTAGCACAGAGAAAGAACCAGAAGAGCCAGCTAACGAAGAGCCAGTAGATAGTGCGGAAAAACTAGACGATTTTTAAGAAATGGTGGGTACCATGGCGCGGCTTATTACGCTTAAATCTCATTTTGCATCCTTGGAAAAATTTCAAGGCTACATTAGTGAGGATGATTATCATACAGCTTGTCATGGTATTACCGACAAAGCTATGCTGACTCGGTTAGCTGAATGGCTGATTGCACAGAACTATAGGTTGGTAAAAGGAATAGGACAACAATACCAACAAGAAGTGATGCGAAAAGTAAAGAATCCTAACGTAGAGGATGTGAAAGATACTAAGGATCGGACACATAAAAACAAAAATAAATTTCAGAAGTCAAAGAAAAAAGAAGTGGAATCTTCATTTCATCTGAACAAGACTATTGAAGAGATGCAGGAATTTGAAGATGAGTTTTTTCCTGCATGGAAAAAGTGGAAAGCGTCCTTGAATACTAATTTAGAATTCCTTGCAATTCTTGCATCAGTGGATCTTACCGCACAGGATTTTAGCAACTACGAACAGGCACAGCGCTCAGTTATGCAGCTTATAGAGTCATATGCAAATGAGATTCCAGAAGATGCATATGTGCCTAACACGGTACTACAAAGTGAATTTTTGAAAATTGACCCTGAAGCAAAGCTTCCCATAAATCAGCGTATAACTAATGCAATTTCTAGGATTTTCGATCCCAAAGTACTAGCTGAAATATTCAGCGAATTATACAGGGGTATCCAAAGCGGGTTTGATAAGAACCCGGCCATTCCTGAAAGCCAGACACCACAGACCCCTGCAGAAGCATTACCCTCGGGCACACGTATGCTAGAACCAGAACTAGGACCATCTGGATTGGAAACAGCATCTATCAGAGTAAAGCCAGTTAGGAAGGCAAAAATGACTAAAATAGCAACCACAGTTGCTAGAATTGGTTATTCGAACACTGACCGTATGCGAGTTAAGTTTGATAATGGAACTACTATTTCTGCCTATATAGCAGCAACACCAATGCAGAAAGCAGCCGGGTTAGAAGTGTTTGACTCGCTAGATCCTACTGAAGGTTTGCTCTTTCCGTTTGAAGAAGAAGGAAGTGCTACTTTCCACATGGGGTCTGTGCAGTTCCCAATCGATATTGTATTCTTGATGGATTCCCCACATGGGCTAGAGATTGGAAAGATAGTATCAAATATCCAACCGAAATCTCCCGATTGGTGGTCTTACCCTACAACCAGTGCTGTGTTAGAACTTGTTGGTGGGGCGTGTAAGAAACATGACCTAAAGATCGGAACAGTATGTGCCGTTTCAAAAAGGGTTGAAGCGGCAGAACTTTCCTCTGAATACCGACTAGATCTTCCTGAGTATGCAGGAGAATCTGATATTTTTGAATTATTTAAACTGCTGAGTGAATATCATGAGGGACAGGACGATCCGATTTATGCAGTGCAAAGTCGGGAAAGCCGACACAATATTTCATTAACTGAAATGCACGCCATAGAAGATTTGCTTGAAGATGTCAGTATGGGTAAATACATACCAGGATGGCCTTCCGGGCAGGTTGCCCCAGCAGATATGCCCATGGGTATATCTGAAGAAAACGAAATGGCTGATGAGCAAGAGCAGGATATGGGCATTGCTAGATCATGGCTGCCTGAAATCAGGGAAATAATTAGTGAAAATTCTCCTGTAGAAGAGGAATTCTGATGAAAGTTACAAATAAAATGGATGGGGATGCTTTTGTGCAGAACCTTGCGAGTAACGCCTACGCACGCAAAGATAATCACATAATTATCGCGCAGGCTACTGTAGATCTTAAAGACGAGGCAACCCAATCAGCTCAAGCATATTGGATGATGGGGTGGACTTGGGATGAGATTGAATCTGTGTTAGAAGATTCCGAATATCCAAAAAATGTAATTACTTATGCAGTAAAAGAAACTAAAGAGTACGCCAAAAAAATATTGAATGAAGGGCCATTTTCTGTATTGAAAACTGGCCAAAGTGTAAAATTAATCAATGGATCAGTTGGAACACTGGAAGAAAAATGTGCAGATAGTATTGCTGTAGCTATACGGGGCATTGGCACAGTACATGTCAATGCAAGTCAGTTAAACCTTGTAGACACTGAGAAACTTCGGGAAGCCTACTATCTAAGAATAAAGGCTGCACATATGCTTTATAAACTTTCTACTGATCAGCTTGAGCAGATCTCAGTGGAAAGTCAAACAGTAACACCCGCTGTACACTCAGTGGATACAGCATTGTCTACAATGGAGAGTATCAAGCAAAATACCGATGAAGTGAAACGTGAGGCAACCCAAATTCATACCAATTGGGAAGCTAGTATACAAAAATGGGAACCTAAGTCCGAGGAAGAAAAGACTTTTGCGCAGTATATGCATATAACATTAGCTGGGGAGAAACAACTAGACTCTGAGGTTAAGGAATTATTTCATAACCAACTGTACAATACGCTTGCAGCTTTGGATGACATGTTACGTAAGGGCGCGACTACAGATGCAGATGTTATTAATTTTTTAGATACTCAATTTCCCGATATTGCGGCAAAGATAGAAGGGCATCTTTATGGGATTAAACAGCGTAATGCCGCAGCGAGGGAATATGTGCAGCAATTTACAAAATTTGGAAAGTATGATGCAGATTGGAAAAAGACTGCCGTGCAGTGGGCAACAGCATCTTGGGCAACTACGAAGGAATTTATGAGTACATGGGAAACCTTACTAGCTCCAGAGATTAAAAACGGCATCCAGCTTATCTCATCGTTTTTTAGCACTATAAATAGTCAACAAACTAAAGAAGCGATTCAAGCTGCTTTACGGACTATTTAGTATAATAGAAACGAGGGTACAATGTATCTATACTATGATAGAGTCTCTAAGATGTTCACATTGGATGCAGGCGATGATAACATTGTATTTCTAGGGCCTATGACTCACGCCTTGGTACTGCTTCGATCATACGGACTTACGGAATCACAGGCCAGAGAGGCCGCTTTGCAAGCTATGTTTAATATGGGTGCTGCGGTTGATCTTGCCATTATTCAGAGAATTGCTGGGAATGAAAGCAGGTTCTTCCGCCGAAATGTGGCTTGATGTCCCTAAAGTGTCGGTTGATCCGGGTGGTGCTGCGGGGGTAGGATTCACACCCCCATGTGAGATTACAGACATAGTTAAATTTGTAAATGGAGTCTGCCCATTTTCGGGTCACAGTGATTGTAGAGATTGTATTTCAAATGAGTTTGATGCGGAATGTATATGGTTACTACTTAACTCAGATAAATTCGGATTGTCTTAATGGCTAGAAAAGTAAAAAAGAAAGCAGCTAGAAGTAAAAAGTATATAGCACCTATGCTTCATAGCCCGAATACCATTCAGACTAAGGCACATGGTCGTATTCGTCGTACAGCCCAAACTTATGGGGGAAGTTCTGGTGCAGGGTCTACTCTTCGTGGTAGCGGGCAATCTTTGGCACAGTCGCCCCTCTACTATGATTATAGATGGTCTACACCGGATAAGTTTTACTTCCCGAAAAACAGAGTAGTAGCAAATTCGATCTGGCGGGAAGTGTATAAACGAGATCCGGCTGTTGCTACTGCAACGGATATGTATGCAGAACTCCCATGGTCACAGTTCGATCTTATGGGAATTGACGATAAGTACGTTCGCCATGTGTACGAAGATATGTTCACTGCTTTAAACTTAGTTCCTAAGTTTGCTGCTTTTACTCGTGACTATATGGTAACTGGAGAGTTAGTTCTCCACAATATTTTTAATTCAACCAAAGGAATATGGGAACGCACCATTCCACATAACCCCGATTATGTCAAGGTAGACGGAATAGGATTAGCAATTGAACAGCCATTGCTATCACTCCTGCCCACTCCAGAAATTAAAAGGCTGATTAATTCGACCGATCCTAGAATTAGAAGGTTACAAAAAGTCATACCAAAAGAAATTATAAATGCGTTTAGGATGAATAGGGAAGTCCCGCTAGACGCACTAAATACTACGTATTTGCCACGATTGAACTCTTCTACAGATATACGTGGTACATCCTTGTACACCCGGCTGTTCCGGGTTATTATGTATGAAGATTTTATTGTAAACGCTAGTCTTGCAGTTGCCCAGAGAAATGCTGCTCCGTTACGCATATTCAAATTAGGTGATCCAAATAGCGGTTGGTTACCTGATGAGGATGATGAAGCAGCGTTTGCAGAAATGCTGTCCATGGCAGAAGCTGACCCACTGGCTGCTATTATTATGCACCATAATGTTACAGCAGAATTAGTGGGAGTTTCTGATCGTGTTCTGCTAATTTCCCGCGAATGGGATTTTATCGAACGAGTTAAATTACTTGGCTTGGGAGTATCTAAATCTTTCTTAACCGGGGAGTCAAGTTTTGCCAGTAGTATTGCAGGGTTGCAAACGTTGATGCAACGGTTACAATCACTGCGTGAGCGGTTTGAGAATGACTGGATTATAAAAAAGATAATCACTCCGATTGCCGAAATCCATGAATTTTACAAAAGGTCAAATGCTGAGATAGAACATAGAATCAGAATTAAGCGTCCAGTAGAAGAAAGAGAATTAATCATTCCTAAAATAAAATGGCATAAAAGTTTGGAAGCAACACAGGATGTGGCTATTCTAAATATATGGAGAGATTTGAAGGAACGAGGAATTCTTTCTGAGCGTACCTATGCAGCAGGTGCAGGACTGGATCAAGATACTGAAAGAAAGAATGTCTCAGAGGAACGAACATACAAGAAGGAACACCCTGAAATATATGGGGTTCCAGCGCCACAAGCTCCTGTTCCTGGTAAGCCTGGTGCCCCCGGTGCCCCTGGTGCGAAGCCAGGGGTTCCTCCCCCTCTTCCAATGCCTGCAGCCAGTGCACACCAAAATAAGTATGGTTCTAAGAATCCTTACATGAAGAATAGTCGAGAGGAACTAGAAACTAGATTAGCTGATATGTCCGATACGGAGAATAAAGTAGATGTTCGAGATGTGTTGGAAACAATTGATGACTTAGAGTTTGAAGAGGGGTCGAATCGCCGTGATGATCTTCTCCTGCACGACATGCCAATCATAGGAAACGATTTCCTTTCTGGGAAATAGTCTATGAAATTGAAAAATATTTTTGTACATTGCTCATCCTCCCCATGGGGGGATGTTCTGATATTTGATGAGTGGCATAAAAAACGTGGCTGGTGTTTTCCTTTGCACACGGAAGTATTAACAGATAAGGGATGGAAGGATTATCATCAATTTGATCTTATCCAGCATAAAGTAGCTGTTTACAAAAAAGGAATAATTACGTTTGAGTATGCGCATAGAATTGTATTTAATGAACAACAAGAAACTGCCAGAGCAGTATCATTAAATGCTGATTTTGAATTTAGTCTAGATCATAGCGTTTATACTAGTACTGGGGGGAAAAACTCGTTTAAGATTAGAAAATGGGGGGATGAAATTAAATCTCGAAAAGGCAATAACGTAGTTAAAGTTGCTGGTACATATCAAAGTAATAGCGATAATTGTTTATATCCTAAATATATTTATGCATTAGCCGCGTTTATTGCCGCTGATGGTTGGTATTATAAGAAAAATGGTGAGATTAATGGAATAGGTATAGATACTAAAAAAGAACGAAAAGCTAAATATATAAAAAATTTATTAGATAAATCCAAAGTTGCCTATACACAACCGAAAAAGAGGGGCTATTATCGGTTTAGAATATGCAAAAAAAGCGTACAACCTTTCATTAATATTTTAGGTAAATTCAAGCAGCTATCTTATAATCTCTTACACCTTCCTTTAAATTTTAGAGAATTTATTATTTCTGCGTACACAGAATCAGATGGATGGAATAATACACATACAGCGAAAGGCAGAGTAAAAGATCATTATAGTATGTTGTATTCTACTTCAAAACAAAATATAGATGTCTTACAAGCGCTGGTGGTGACATCAGGTAAACGTGCCACGCTAAAGAAAACTGAAAATACTGAACCTACACGCCATCCTAAGTATCATCTTAGTATTGTGGATAAAGATAATGTTACTCTTGATCTTAGAACACGGTCAATTAGTTACAGATGTCAACCTACGTGGGATGTGGATCTAGGCAACAAGTTACTTATGATTAGGCATAATGGTATGGTTTCTGTTACGCACAATTCTGGGGTAGGTTATCACTATATTGTATTAAATGGGCGACCCTATGCTGATGTAGTCTATTGGGACTTTCTGGACGGGCAGATCGAGCCTGGAAGACACCTCAATGATGACCCTATCTTTACTGCTGATGAAGTTGGAGCACATGTTGCTGGGCGTAATTCTGATAGTATTGGTATTTGTTTAGTAGGTAGAAATACCTTTACAAATAAGCAACTCGAAGCAGCGAAAGAGTTACTGAAGATCTTGACGGCACATTTTAATCTCACTTTAGCTGATGTTCTGGGACATTATGAAGATCCAAATACGGACAAAACTTGCCCGAACATTCCGCTTTCAGCCTTTCGGGATTTCTTGTATGATACTATCAGTGTAGATAGTTTGCAACGATGCATTGAAGACCAAAGAGCCGTGAACTATGTTAATTTGGAAAAGAAAAATGAAGCGGAGTGGTACAAAGCGTGGTGGTACAAAGCGTGGAAAGAACGTAATGATCATTAGCAAAGAAAAGGTAGATCATTTTTGGGAAAATGTAGTTTTAAAGAATTTTCCTAAAGCTAAACTATGTGTTAAAAATAAAAATTGGTTCATGCGGATTTTAGGAGTTGTTTTATTTTTTAATCCTTCCTTTATGCGTGATTACATTACTGTAATAGGAACTACTATTTATGTACCCACGGATACTTGGGTGGAAGACAATCCATCTGGTGCTCTAATTGTACTTGCGCATGAATTTGCGCATATGTGGGACAGGACACACGGATATAATCTGTTTTCTTTAAAGTATCTTTCTCCCCAGATATGGGGGCTGTTCAGTTTTTTTGCATTCTTAGGATTCGTAAATTTGTGGTTTTTACTTTTCCTAGTATCAATTGTGTTTTTAGTTCCCTGGCCCTCCCCATGGCGCACATATATCGAGGCTAATGGATATGCGATGACAATGTATATGCGACACCTTATTCTGTATCCTAAGTATAATAAAGAGGCAGAGGCCACAATGTTTACTAAGGACTGCTTTGTTAATAAAGCGTACTATTGGATGTCCTGGAACAAGTATAAAGTTAAACATATGCTTATAAATAGGTATGATTTGCTACCCCAGACACATGCTGGGTTCAATGTAGTCCACACTTGGGCGGTTACTCAACTACAATAATTTCTGAGAAGACGTGCGTAAATTAATTAAAGATCCTGCTACTTTGACTCTTTCACCTAGCAAAGTTGACACGTTTAACGGTTGCCGCCGTCTTTTTCTTTATAAGTACCTGGCACCCCCATTTATTTTTAAAGAGAATAAATATTTTCTTATTGGAAATATTGCCCATAAAGTATTAGAAAATCTACATAAGAAACAAATGGGTTGTTCAGAGTATAACTGGAAAAAGGAAATGGGGAAATGTTTTAAATCCGCAATTAGGACTTATAAAGCATATAAGAAAGTAGACGAAGGTTTAATTACCAAAGATGACTTGTATGCTATAAAAATAATGTTATCTAAATATCTGATGTATTTGAAAAATAGTGATACTCCTAATGTATTCGAAGTGGAAAAATTGGCTAAGATTACATTTGATGGTGTGGTAGTATGGTTAAAAGCTGATAGAATAGATGATTTAGGTGAGAATACGTACAAGGTTATTGATTATAAATCAGGCAGACCAGCTACTAAAAAAGCTGAATTAGCTTCTGTGCAGATTCCTTCCTATGGGATTTGGTTGAGACAAATGCTCCCTGATGCAGATGTGATCAAGGGACAATATCTTTATTTACGTTATATAGATTCTAAAAAGGGTATTCATAGTTACGACATTTCTGACGAAATGATGGATGAAGCAAAAGAAAAGTACATAAAAGTTAATCAGGAGTTGAAGAATAATTGCCAATTCGTGCAGAATTTTAAGTATAAATATTGTTACTCGTGCGATTTTAGACAATATTGTGTAAAGGATAATAACGATGGCATTTCATAAGACCGGCATAATTCCGATTGAAAAAGTCAAATGTAACTGTGGCCACGATATTAAGGGGCACATACATAAATGCCCACAGTGTGGGAAATCATTGGTACCTGAAAATCTGCAAACCACTCCAAAAGATACTGCCCCCCAAAAAACAGAAAAATCAGTAGTTAAATAGTTATTGCAATCGTAATCTATACTCTCTTGTAACGCTGGGTACAGCCCTATGTTATAGGAGAGTATTATGCCTTTTTATAAAACTGCACAAACCCCCATTGTTAGTGTCTACCAAGCTTCTGGAAGATTCAATAAACGAGCAGCACAAAATGCAGATATGACGGAGCAGGAAGATGAGGCTGTAAAAACTGCTTTGAACATCTTGTCTAAGGATGTACTCAAGGCTGTATCCAAAGTTTATAATATATCTGAAAACATTAATGATTATATCTTCCCAGTTCCTCGGGCGGTAACTGCAGATGAACCGAACAATAACGGGGATAATTTTAGGCATGATGAACTTATTAGGTTTTCCCCAAACCACCGTTGTTTAGTCTTTCAGACATTCCGGAATGATCCATTGCATGTAGAGCACGCTGCAGAGGATCCTAAAACTGCTCGTGGATATATTCCTGATGCACATTATGTTACATCCAGAGATAAAGATAAACATGTACTGACCATTGTGGCAATGGACACTACCAAGGATATGCCCTTAGCAGAAGGATTACTCAGTGGTGAGATCGATACATTTTCCATGGGCTGTATTTGTGATCAAGTGAGATGTAGCTACAGTAAATGTGCTCATCCCATTGCAAATTCTGATCGTGATTTGTGCGATCATTTGAAGTGGTATAAGATGTCTACGATTGATGGAGAACTTATCTATGAAGATTGTTTAGGTGTAGAATATCAAGAGCTATCGGTTGTAGGTAACCCAGCCGACCCAAAAGCTAAAACACAAGCGCTGCTTAAATATGCAACCAGAAAAGCCCAAATTGGGCAGTCTCGTGCTGCATTTAGTTTACTTTCTACATTGATTACTGAATCAGATCAAGTTGAAGTAGCTAGATTCTTTAGTAAAAATGCTGGGAAGCTTCCTGAATCTATGTTAAGATTAGCGGATAAATTACTATAAACTATCCCCCTAACAGAAGTTTAACAATTTTTCATTTGAAATATATCCTAATAGATAAGGAGTTGTTGAAATGCATGGACTTCGTGCTCGTATAGCAAAAAAAGCTACAAGGCTGGTGAAAGCACAAGCAGTTCCCCCTGGTGCCCCTCCTGCACCAGCCCCTGCAGCCCCTCCAGCACTTGGGGCACCTCCTCCTGCCCCTGGAGGGGCACCGATGGCTCCTCGGCCACCTGGAAGGCCCCCAATGGGTGCACCTCCCGGTGCCCCTGGTGTTCCAGGAGCACCTAAGCCCAAAGAAGAAATAGAACAAGACGTTGAGAAGGATATTCGCAAACAGAAGGAAAGTGAAACTAAGATTAATGACTTAGATGAAAAAGTAACCGCCATTGGCGATCAAATGGAAGGGCTAACTAAATCTATAAATAAGTTAGTCAATACTATGCAGAAGGGTACTGGGGAGCCAACAGATTTTGAAAAGAAACTTGATGAAGTTAAAGATGAAGAAGATGGGTTGTCATCTTCTGAATTTGGTTTAGGGAACACTGACGACAGTCTTATCGTAAGTAAGGAGGGACATACAATGTCCATTGATAAAGCAAAACTTAGAAAAGCTCGTAAAGATCGGCTGCAAGCAAAGGAACTAACCTTTGAACTGAAGGAAATGCCCAACAAAAAGTATAAGCAACAGGTGCCCGCCCCAACTATCACTAAGCTAAAAGATGAGCCGGAAGATTGGGGACAGTATAGGCTGAAGGCATCCAACATGGCGATGGATCTTAATGCATCTGGGGATGAGTGGACAGTTGTGGACAAGCACACTGATCAAGTTTTCTACACAATTAAACCAACTGCTGACACTAAGGAAATTTTTTCAACGAGAGAATTTGCGGAAGCGGTTATTAACGATGTCCGTGTATTAGGATTGGAAGCAGCCATGGATAAGTACGCGGCACTTCCTATGGAGTTTTTGAAGAAAAAGAAGGAAGAAGATGGCGGCGATGCTGCTGATGAGGGGTTAGGCATGGGCAAGGATAAGCTCAGGTTTAAGCCCAAGCCTAAAATGCAGATGAAGCCCAAAGAAGACAAAAAAATGCCTCCTTTCCTCAAGAAAAAGAAAGAGGAGCTTCCAGGAGATATGGACGAGGAGGCATGTGGGATGTCTGCGAAGCAGGCACAGGAACAAGAGGATTCTGGATCCACTGAAGGCGAAGCTGTTGAAACTGAAGCGGTCGAGACTGAGGCTACTGAAGCTGCCGAGGCTATCGAGACTGAGGCTGTCGAAGAGGAAGCTGCCGAAGAATCGCAGGAAGCTACTGCCTCGTTATCAGATATTCAACGTAGATTTGTTCGGGCTTTCAGACTGGCATTGTCTGCCCAGCAAAAGAATCTGACTGATAACCCACTCAAAGCAGCGTGGTATGCAACTCTCAAGAGTCTGGATGTTCCTAACCCAGAGAAGGTTATCGAAGCCACCTTTGCACGTGCTGCAGCCGAGCATTTTGAAGTTGCACTCATCAAGACTGCTGAGTTTCTTGATATGAGTGATGAAGCGTTTGTTGAAATGGAAGCACAGATTGGTGAGTTACGCACACAGCCACCCAAAACTGCTGCTGAAGTAGAAACAGAAACGTATCATGAGAAAGCTGCGGCACTTCGTTTACGCGCCCATAATGCATCATTGCCGCTTTCTACAGCTAGTTCGGCAGATCCTACGAACTTTGCTGATCAGATTCAAAGTGCATTGCCTAAACCAAGGCTGCATGGAGTAAATCGATTGATGTAAACTTTTGTTTTTATAACGAACCGGAAAGACGGAAAAAGTAACTAAAGGAGACAGTAAAATGTTAGACAAAAAAAGAGGCTATGCATATGATCGCCCGTTCTATGATGTAGACACTAACGTACAGATTTGGGCAGGTATGGTTGCCTTCCTGACAACCAATGCTGCAGGGCTAATTGTAGCGACCACTGCAGCTAGTGGAACCGTTCCTATCGGAACCTTCTGGAAAGATAGTGCCCTGACCTATATTCGCACTGCTATCGAGAGCGGGACGTTTAATGTCGGTGGCACAATCAATCTAAAGAAGGGTAATGTAGTGGGCACCGGATTTATCAAAGTGACAAATTCGGCTGGTACGACAGTATATACCCAGGGAGTTGATTACACCGTATCAACGACAAACGGAGTTGTTACGCGGTTGGGTGGCGGCGCGATTGCTGCGCTAGCTACCGTGCTTGTATGGTATTCATACAATCTACAGACCACACAAGTGTATTGGGACAATGTTTCAACAGGCTATACTGCTGCAGGCCAGAACTATGATAGGCAACCTGACGATACCCTTGGTTCTGGTAAAATTACAGTCGCTGAAGGTGATGCAAAGGTATACACCGATCAGTATGATGTAAATCAGACTTACACACTGAATGCAGCGTTATATTCAGATACAGCTAGTCTGTGGACCCCCATTGCTGGTGTAACTCCTATGTGCGGACGTGTGCGCAGCGTTCCATCTGCGAATGATCCGTACTTGGGGATACAGCAACTCACGGTGTAGTTGTATAAGGCAACGTAGCCGGAAGGCTTAATTTAACCATTTGTTTGAGGAGAATGACTATGAAGTTCAATCCGTACAACAGCAAGAAAGCTTCCGGTACAACGTTAGATCGTAAAACCGGACAAGAATTCAACCCAATGAACATGGGCAAAGTTGGTAAGTCTGGCAGTATGCAGCTTTCAGCCGCTGAGCACATGTTCGACAACCGAGGCCAAATTAACGCCTCTAACAACGGCGAAGTGCTTGAAAAGATCAAGCATCTCCTGGATGGTATGGCTGATGGTACCTACGATGTAGAACGTACTGCATCGTATGCTGGTGAGGGAATGAGTGGGATGGAGAATGACGCTATTCTCCGTGAAGCTTTTTCCGATCCATCCAGTGAGGGCTTCCGTCAGGTCGGTCAGGGCCTCTTGAACCCAATCAAAGAGGTTATCGACTATGAGGGCCTTGCTCGGAAAGTCTTTGCACCCCGCACAGTAAAAGCCGGGGAAGTTGTGAGATATGACAAGGATGTATATATCAAAGCGTGGGTGATTGCAGAGGATGGACAGACTCCGCAGTCTACCGTTGAAGGTCGCTATATATATCCGCCTGAGTTTGAAGTGACGGCATATCCTACAATTGAAATCAAAGACAAATACCGTGCGCAGTATGATATTCTAGCTCGTGTGCAGGACCGTGCTCGTATGAGCATCGAATATCAAGAGGACTTGGCGCTTATGAGTCTGCTCTCCGCAGGCGCTAATGCAGTCAATACGACTACCTTTTTCGCCACTTTGAACTTGGCGGCACTGGAAGGTATTCGTTATCAGATTGAGCAGCACCGTCTGATCTGTGATAAGTTTATCATTCACCGTCAAGAAGTATCTGACTTGGTGAATACACTGTCAACTCAGGTGGACCCTGTAACCCGGCGTGAATTGATCATGGCAGGATATATCGGTACAGTGCTGAATGCTATGATTATCACAACTGCAGGTACTCAGACATTTGAGATTCTGCAGCCTGGTAGCGTTACGGCAGTTACTGCCCCAGAATACCTGGGTGGTATGCCTATCCGTGTTGAGTTGTTCTCTGAGCCCGTGAACTCGTTCATGGAAGGTCGTCCGCGTCAGGGATGGTTCTGGTACGAACTGATTGCTCAGGTGCTTGCGAACCCTGCAGGTGTGGCAATCGGCCAGAAGCTGTAAGCAGGTAGCGGTTATTCGATAGCTTAGCATGTAGCCACCTGGAGTTTCCCAGGTGGTCTACTTGCGTAAACAACATCTGAAAAGGAGATTGAAATGAAGTTTGATAGAAATGCAGCCCGGAGTCAGTTAGATTTAGCTGCAAACGAATTGGAAGGCGCTGGGTTTGCCGATTTAGCAGAAAAGGTAGATTACTATGCTTATCGGTTGGTGCAAGCAAGCCCAAGCGAAATCCCCTTGGTAAAGCGGGCACTTTCCAGAATTCAGCAAGAAGCCAAGAAACGTCTAGCGACGCTTCAGGAAGATCAACCAAGCGCAAAAGCAGCTAAGGCAAAAGCTGCCACTTTACATTCACGGCGTTCAGCAGATGCTCGCAAAGAAACCTTGAAGAGACGCCTAAAAACAATCGTTGCCAAAAGAAAACAGGCAATGGAAAAGTTGGAAACTTTACGGTCTGCCAGGCAGGCACGTAGAAGCGGAAAAGATGAGAGAAGGAACTCTAGGCAGAAGCGAATTTCAAAGACTAAGTAAGTCTCCTGTCTATCTCAGGGTTGGGCAGTGTGACTTGGAAGGCCACGACATTAGTCGCGGCCTTTCTTCTTTATAAACACGTTGTCGTAACAGAAGTTAAGTTTTTTAGCTGGTATAGAATAAAATATAAGAGAAATTGGATGGTGATCTAATAGTGGGTCGCCACCACGAAACGAAAAGGAGAAAGTAAAATGGCTACCAAGGAAAAGAAAGTGACAGCACGCGCCCGTAGACTTACCCTGCAGAACCTCATCGCTGAAGGTGCGGAGATATGGGTAATCAACAGATCTGGAGAGATCACAGGGAGAGAATCCGGAAATATAGTGTTTCAGGTAGGGTCTGGGACTATTACAGACTGGGTTGTTATTCCTCCTGGAAAAGATCCTGTGTGCCTGACCGACCAAGTTACCCCTAAGCTTCTAGCTGATTGTATGGACCTATTCAAACTAGTTAAATCAGAAGCTCTGGAATTATTGGATCCTGTAAATGCGGAACAGTATTACAAGAAGAATAAGTCTCGTAAGGCTATTGTAGAGGACAAGATTAACAAGTTTACTAAAATGACACCCCCTGATGCCCGGGCAAGAAAAGCATCATCGGCAAGTGTACAGATCAATCCCAAGCTGGGAGATATTTGCTTGAAGTCCAAGCACGCTGCGATGTCGGAGCATGAAGCGTTAGAGCGCCTCATGGAGCAGGAGGCGGTGCTGACAATGGATGATTATAACTATCTGATGATGAATGGTATTTATAATGGAGTGAAACGCTGGGCGAAAGTTCAACAGACCAGACTTTTAAACACTGAGATGGCCGATATGGATAAGAATGATCCAGTGGAAGCAGCGCTGAATAAGTAAAGTTGATTGCATGGAGGGGGATTTTATCCCCCTCCTGTTTGAAAACGAGGAGAGCGTAAAATGCCATTGCTTACGGCAGAGAAGCACCAATGGACTAAACAACCCCCCTACAATTTTTATCATTTTCCTGATGAGCATAGGGCTGGTTGGCAGGTGTTCTGGAAAGAAATGGATGGTGACCTCGATAAGATATTAGAGTTTGCAAAAAAGGCAGACATCGAGTGCCCCGCTGAGTGGTATGAAAGTCTCCATAGATTTTTATTTCTAACTTTTGCTGGGAATGTAAAACTCCTGAAGTGTGGTGCAGATACATCTTTTGGTACCTTCCTGCAAAAGGTGCGAGACAATCACTTTAATAACCCTAAGAACAAGCAGTGGTATACCGTTAGAGGAATCACACAAACTAATTTTATTGCTATGTTGGAGCGTGCCACAGATATTAAAGATATTCGACAAGCAGTGGGATTTGTAAATGCTCGTGTGAAGGATCTAGGATTTTTCCTTTACAGTGAGTTTATCTTATCGAAGACTAAAGGTAAGAGTGAAATCAAAAGTGTTGCATCTGAGTTAAACAGGAAAGCTTATGATATAGAGAGTGCTGCTATTGGGTGTTCCCCGCTCAATATTTTGGCAGCAGGTGACACAGTGTATCATACCTTATTTCCTGACGACGAATTCAGGATTACAGAAATTGTCCGGGATGATACTGATAAGATTAATATGCTCGTAACCCAGGATCAGAATGGAAAGATAGCATTTATTACTGATTTCTGGAATGTAGCGCAGATACCTATGGGGCAACCGACTGCTCCGACTCCTCCTACGAACACAACTGCCCCAACAGACACAGCAACAGACCCAGATGTAAATGGCCTGCTAAATATAGAAGATTACAATGAATTTATTAATACATTGGAGCAGCAAACACAACAGAATCAAAACTTAGTTCCACAGCGTGAGACAATTATACAACAGTGGCAACAGCGACACCCAGGTACACAAACAGTAACATTTTAGAAATAAAATTAACATGGAAATTAATCAGTTTGTCACGAATGATTTGAGTCTTACGGCGTATATTGTTATGCGAGGTTGTAAATTGATTAATGCTAGACAACTAGGAAAGACATACAAGTTTACATTGGACTTAGGAGAACATACCGCTCCACGTATGCAAGCGGAGTATATAAACTCTGAATCACGTAGGTTTGATGCTGCAGTTCGTGATTTGAAAAAGATAATGTTTAGCGGGGTGTAAAATGACTAGAAGAGTAAAAGCATATGAACTTAACGAGGTTGTTAAGATGTTAGGTTCTCTACAGGAAACAACAGAAGATATAGCTCATCGGTTGGGGGTCGTGTATGATTTAGGACCCGAATTAGAGAATCGTGAGATTGGGGAACTTGGTGGAATTTTAGAGGCCGTGAATGATGTAATTGATGACTTCTACTATGAACTGATACAGTACATGGATGGCACGGGGATTGAAGAAGAAGTAGAAGAATTGCAAGTGGAAAATCCCATGGGACAATTCATGGAAGAGAACCTTGAATGGGAGGAAGAACCCGAAGAGGAACCATATATGCTCGATGAGGAAGAGGAAGAAGAACCAGAATTTCTGCAGCAGGAGTAGGCTTTGCCGAATAATTCATTCACAGATTTTGATGTATTGAGAACAGGAACTACTGAGTTACTTACAACGTTTGTGCGAGATCCAAAAACTGAGGAGCTTGTAGATGTTGTAGGTACCAGTACGTTTAACCTGACTGACATAGAAGGCGATGTAGTAAAATTCACGACTACATTTAATGCTGCTGGGGGAATAGGGATTACCCGTGCGTCTGCTGGAGTTTACCAGTATTCTTTTGATACTAGTGCATATCCCGGTGAATATATAGCCTCATGGAGATGTGTGCTTAATGGTGAGGTAGTTACAAACAATATATTTGTAAAAAGCGCTCCGTCTAAATTGTTCGCAAGAGCCGCAGCGTTGCGAGTTCAGGTCGATAAAGCAAGAAAATCCATATCTGATGATATTGAGAATATGGATAAGCCAGAGTTTGAACCTGCTGTAAAGTTTTTTTATGGATATACAGATGCCCATCTTATTTACTATCTTGAGCGCGGGGCACAATTTATAAATCTTATTCCTCCCTATACAGCGTTCAATCCAGTTACCTTTCCGTGGGCACAATATGGAATGATACTCACTGATTCCGCAGTAATAGCTGCGTTAGAGTCGCAGGGTATTTTCGCCATTGATACTGATTATAACTATTCACTGGGTGGAAACAGCTTAGTTATAGATCACTGGTCAAAGATTTCTGGTATGCTTGGTATTTTAATCGGCAGATTCGATAAGAGTGTAATGCAATTTAAACAGCAATTCAGATCAAAAGGTATGGTTATGTTTCAGTGGATGCCTGGAGGAGTTAGGGCCGCTCGCCAGTTGTCAGCCATGCCGTCCGGCTTCTGGAGTCGCATGCTTTCCTCTGCTTTTGTCTGATAAATCAACAACTTACAATTTTTCTCAAAAAAGTGACCGAAAACCCTTGACAACATGAATTTCTGTGTTATACTCTTCTTGTGTGCAACCAAGTATAATGGAAAGGAGAGGTATAGTTATGGTATTGTCAAAAGAAGAATTGATCAGGGTACGGGCTGAATTGCTTAAGATAAGAATGAGTGTGAGAAAAAAGGGAGAGAAATTAAAAGCAAAGAAGTTTTCTTCGATAATAAACCAGTGTATGGAATATTTAGGTGTAACGAACCTCATGTTACGAAAAAAATTCGATCTGAATTCTCACATATTATTACGCTGGAAAAATGGTGCGCATTCTCCCCGAATATATTTACAACTGGATATTTTAACCTATTTTATTAAGCGTACTTTGTTATTGAAAAGTAGATGTACTGAAGAAATTAATATTGATAAAGAATATCTTTGCAAGACTTGTTCGAAGCCTATTTCAAAAGAACAGGTATCTAAAGCAAAAAGACAGCAAAGGTACCCTAGTTATTGTTCAAAGTCCTGTTGGCAGCAACGTCCCAGAGAGCACAATTATGATACAGACTTTCTCAATGAACGAACTGACTTTGCCGGGTATTTTATTGGATTGTTCATTACCGATGGCCACAAATCCAAACAGGATGGAACAATAAGTATTGAATTAATAGATAAGCAGGTCATCTACGATATCGTAAAATACACTCATTATGAAAATGTGGTGTCATATACAGACAGAAAAGAAAAAATATTCATAGTAAATGGAAAGGAACATAGAAGTCTCGTAAAGCCAACTCATATTATCCGTTACTCAGGACCAATCAGACGCGCTATGGATGCTATGGGCTTTCCTGATGGTAAGAAGACTGGCAGTGAGTTCATTCCTGACTGGGTGACGGATGCTATCTTCTATGCCTGTCTCAGGGGCATTATTGATGGAGATGGTTCTTTTGATTTAGAAGGAAACCATGGTTATCTGCTTTGCTCGATTTGCGGTGCAAGTAGACATTTGATGGAGCAGATTAATGAAAGACTGAAAAGATTGGGAATTGTAGTAGGAGGAGCAATAGAAGAGACACATCCCGATTTTTATAAACTTCATTTTGGTCATGCGGACTCTGTGAGTATTGGAAATTTTGTTTATAAGAATATCTCAGTGACTCTACAGAGAAAGTATGAGAACTATATCATTGGAAAGAAACATAAACTATTACTAGAATCTCAGAAAGATAAAATCTGTGCAACTCCTGGATGTGGCTTTCCTGCAAGAACAAAAGGATTGTGCAAGGTTTGTTATAATCATGAATACAATACAAATATAATGACTGAGAGACAGAAGAAGAAACACAGAAAAACATCTGACAAATGGAGAAAAGAAAACATTGGACATGTGAACGAGGTCCGCAGAAAAAATTATGCAAAGAATCCCGAGAAAGGGCGGGAGTCTACAAAGCAATGGCGACAACAGAATCCTGAAAAAGTCAATGAATACAAGCGTGTCCACAATCAGGAACATCCTGAAATACGATCAGAACAGCACAAACGGCTCAGGCAACTTAATCATGAGAAGATTCGAGAGCAAGAAAAGGCTTCCTATGAGCGAAACAAGGATAAAAAGCTAGCATCTGCAAGGGCTTACAAGAAAGACCATAGAGCAGAAATAGCTGCTAAGAATGCTTTATATCGGGAAGGCGCGAAGGAGTCTGAGAAAGCCTATGATAAACAAAGATATGAAGCTAATAAAGAGGAGATAAAACGAAAACGGATGGAACGTTATTATCAAAAGAAGGAAGCACAAGCTACTGCCTAGCCTGTATAAGATCAGAAGTTAATCTTTCCTATCAAAATGGTCTACTATAGCAGTCAGAGGTATTTCTATGTCTGGTGGCACAGAAACATTGGAATTGAATTCGGAGATAGACCTAGCATTGGAAACAGATCCATCTACGATCTGTACTACTTTAGAACTGGTTTCTGAGATAACTATAGATCTTAATTTGGAATCAGAAATTTCAGGATGACAGTATGAATGATAAAAAATATTATGTTGGAAGCATCGGCGTGATAGTTAAAGTAGATACGAATGTTGATATATCTGAGGCTGTTACGTTAAACCTTCTAGTCAAGAAACCATCTGGAAAAGAAGTTGTATGGACTGGCGAATTAGGTAGCTTCAATAAAATCGGAGTTTATACTACCATAAATTATACTGTAAAATTGGGGGATTGGGATGAAGCAGGGTGGTGGAGTTTACAAGCGTTTGTTGAGACTACAGATTGGATACTTCCTGGAGCCACAGTAAAATTTAGATTGTATCCTGCATATCAATGAGTGAACGATGCCTTTCTGGACGCCCGCATATAAAGTTCGCAGATCTAACAAGATACTTAGCTTTGCGGTTAGACAAAACAACATGCTTCTGCAACTCGGTGGCGAGGCATGCTATCTACTAAAAAGAAAATCTAGACTAGATACTACATTTCAACGGAAGTCTAGAGAAGTCAGTACGCTTACAGAAACCGCCAGTTCTCATTCTTATAGTATAGATCCTGATACGGGGATGCTGCGATATTGTATGTGGTCAGCATCTACTGATTTAGTATCTACGTACCCTGATATTGGAACGCTGACTGCTACTGTGCAAGCATCAGGGGGAACTACTGTTTGGGAAGCTGCTGTGGACAAATACTCGTTTATCCCTGATAGAGACGAGTATGCGTTTGATGTCTTCCAGGATCAATTGGATAATGATGGCAATAGGCTAACCGATGCAGTCTATATGATATTCAATACTCCTCCATTTACTGCTGACAATACAGTCTACTACACTTTTGGTAATATAAATCCGCTTACTAATTTTAACGCAATGCAACCGATGCGTGATAACCAGGACGGGTATCAGCGCAGTTTATTTGGATTTGATCAATGGCTGAACCCATTTCCTAAGATTCGAAAAAAGGCAGCACCAAACGCATTTTTGTTAGCGTTTCCTGGGATTAAATCTGACTTTACAATTACTGAGGGTGGTTTGCTTAGGGAAACTCGTGGAGATTTCTGGACGAACCCACCCCCTTATAGCCCTGCAGTAGTTGAGCATGACGTTGTTATAAGAGAACTTACTAGCCAGCGATTTCAGGTTGTAGACTATACACCTATTTATATCGAGAATATACTGGTTTCCCAGACATTTGACATGGTTGAACTTGATCCACGGGCAAGTTGCTACCAAATACCTTATGATACAGGTAAATAACGATGGCACTACATATGTATTACAGAGGGGTTTGGTTTGCTAAAGATTATTTAGTTAGGTATCTGAATTATCTCTTTATGGCTAACCAAAAAGGTCAGATTATATTTACTGATGGTACGAGAGAGATAAAATTTTCTAGCACCCCACAGGCGATTAAACGGGCATCATGGACCCCTCGTGTGCTTCCAGCAATTCTAATAGGTAAGGCATCTGGGGGACTTTCATATGTTACTTTTTCTAAGGACAAATTGAAATCGGATCAGATACTAAATGACGATGGGGTTACTGTAGATACCTATGCAACGGTTGGCGGTAATTTTGATGTGAGTATACAGTTACATATAAGAGCTACTACGGTAGAAGAGAGAGATAATTTAGTAGATATTACAGCTATTTACTTAGCACATCCAGATACTAAAGATTATTTTCAGAATCAGTATTTGTTACTCCCAGAAGCTCCTAAATTAGGTTCTGAATCTGATGTTTCCGAAACAGGAATTGATCATCCCATATTTGAGACGACCATGAATATACGAATAATTTCCAGATGGCAGGAGTGGAGTAAGGACGAGAATGATAGATTACTGAATGTAATTACTGCTATTGAAACATATACATTGGAAGAGCTTGCTTTAGAGGATGATTTGAAACGATTTGATGTGAGTTGATAGAAAACAGGAGTTTAATCTTGATTAGCATTCAATGGTAATCTTTTTGTAGCGAATATAAGAAATGGAGATCCTCCATGGCGATTAGAGTTCCTGGAATTATCGTAAGAACTGTCAATGATAACGGCATTATCGCCCCGCCACTTTTTGAGCGTTATCCAGTACTTATCGGTGAGGGTGACCCATACCGTATCGTAACTACTAAACTTACACGGGGAACTGGCGGTTCTGATCCGCTTCCGACAGTTACAACCGCCAATGAGATTGTAAGCGTTGGGGATTTGCCAGGGATCGCTAGCTATATTGCGGGCACTGATTATAGTTTAATTGGAAATACGATAAGTTGGGTAGGTGCTGCAGCCGCACCTACCGCTGGTGACTCATAT